GGGTTAAGGGTTTATAAGGATATTTAAGATTCTCAGTCTATGTAGAAATTTCGAATAAAAAAGGGCAAAAGTGTTCGTGGATTTCAAAAATGGACAAAAAAAATGTCCAAAATTCAAAACCTAAAAGATTTTACGGAAAACAATTTGCAAATTTACACATGTGAGCATGATGGTCTTGTCACCAAAATTTTAATTTTCAAATTGTTATGACAAATTTTTTAAAACTTTTTAACGAAAACAACTTAGCTACTTTTCTATTGCTATATTAAGCAATGTCTGTCAATCAAAATGTAGGAAAAAGTAGCACTGACAAATTTATTTGCAACAAATGTCACTATATAACTAGTAAAAAATATAATTATGATAAACATATTTTAACTGCAAAACATAAAAAATCAATGGTTGTCAATGAAAATGTAGGAAAAAGTAGCACTGACAAATTTGTATGCAAAAACTGTAACAAAAATTATAAAGATAATTCAGGTTTATGGCGTCACAATAAAAAATGTGTACAAGTATTAAATGATAACAATATTGAAATCCAACAACCCACAAATGAGTTAGTAATGTCATTGTTAAATCAAAATATGGAATTACAGAAACAAATTATAGATTTGTGCAAAGATAAAAATACTGTTATTAATAACACTACAAACAATAACAACAGTTTTAATATTAATTTCTTTTTAAATGAACAATGCAAAGATGCGCTCAATATTGATGATTTTGTAAAACAAATAAAACTGCAGTTGTCAGATTTGGATATGATTGGAAGAGTTGGCTATGTAGAAGGTATCAGCAAAATATTTATCAGAAATCTACAAGAATTGGATGTTTTCAAAAGGCCAATTCACTGCAGTGATTTAAAGAGAGAAACATTGTATGTCAAGGACAACAATGCTTGGGAAAAGGAAAACGGAGAAAACAATAAAATTAAACGTGTCATTAAACAGATAGAATGTAAAAACATCAAACAGATACCTCAATGGGTACAACAAAATCCAGAGTCAGATGATTATGATTCCAAGAAACACTTGGAATATCAGAATATTGTTCTTCAAGCCATGGGAGGTTCCATGTTGGAGGATGACAATAAAAAACAAAAACAAATAATAAGAAATATTGCAAAGAAAGTTTTTATTGATAAAAAATAAAATACTTTGTATTATCAAATTTTGTAACGGGATAATTTATATTTATAAAAAATTGAAATTCCTTTTATAAATATAACACTGCTATAAAACTAATCATATGGAGAGTAATCCTGTTTCCGTTATTGAATCTGAAACTGAATCCAATCCTACCGGTGTTTTTGAAAAAAACAAAGGAACTGGTGCAGGTGGTGCAAATACAAATAAAAATGGTTTACCCTATGAAAATATCACAGACTTGTGTACATTGTATGAAGAAATTGGTGCACCTATTGACAAAAAATATAAATCTGTAAAATTTGTACAACACTCTGAAAAAATATTTATAAATGTAAATAAATCTAAACTGCATTCATATATGCTATATATACAAGAAAGAAATGAAACAATTATTCCAGCTTCTGGGTGCAAATCTCCTGATGAAGCTTATGTTGACAATGAAACAAAAAATGTATTTATAATAGAGAAAAAATACCAACGAGGAACTGGTTCCGTAGATGAAAAAATTCAAACAGGTCCATTCAAAAAAGAACATTATAGCGAACTATTTCCAAACTATAAAATTCATTATATATATTGTCTATGTAACTGGTTTAAGCGTGATGAATATGTAAGTATATTGAATTATTTAACAAAAAATAATATTCCCGTCTTTTGGGGAGAAGACCCAAATTATAAAGATGATATTGTATCATATATAGTTAGTAATTCTTTATAATTACTTCTTTTGCCTTTGCATCTGGATTTTTAGAATGTATAGCCCTTTTACAAAGAATAGATGTTATATTGTAATTAGTAAAATTATCACGAACAAGTTCAACATCAGCATTACTTAACATAAATTTTTTGTTTTCATTTTTAAAATTATGCAATAAGTCAAATAGTTGCATATGTTTTTCTAATCCAAATCCATCTGTTGTATATTTAACAAAGGAAGTTGCCTTTTCGGGAGCATAGGGTGGGTCAAGATACACATAATCATTTGGTTCAACATATGCAAGCGATGTAGTAAAATCACAGCATCCAAACAATACACCTTGAATTAGGTCGTGTATACTATCCAAATGTTCTTTATTGATGATTTCAGGATTGGCATAATGACCATAAGGCACATTAAAACCATTTGGACCAATTCTAAAAACTCCTCTAAAGCAAGTTTTATTCAAAAATATAAACAATGCAGACCCATAGGTAGTTTTTTTTCCATCCAATGGTAGCATATTATATTTATGTCTTGTCCAATAATAATAATTTTCTTTAGATAGTTTTGCATCTTCAATAGTTGAAGGGGTTCTATTGATTTCTCCATTTCCACAATCATTAAATTCTTTCATAATGTCTTGTAATTTATCATATAAATCATTATGATACGACTGTATATTTTTATACACATAAATTAAAGGTTCATTTGCATCATATGCATAAATATTGCCATGTATTTTAATATTACCTGTTTTAACATGTGATAATAATGCGAATAAAACACTACCACCTCCTAAAAATATTTCACGATAGTTGTTCATTTCAACCGGAAATTCTGCAATTAGTTTGTCTACAATTTGTGTTTTTCCTCCAACCCATTTTAAAATTGGTTTGTTGTTTTTATTCATAACAGAAGGTGCTTACATATATTTCATAATTTATGTTTAAATTCAATTTTTTAAATTAAAAAAATCCAAAACGAAACGAAACAACGAAACAAAACGTACACTCTTTTATATTTTTTAGCACTTCCATCGGTTACCACAATCAATACATGAGACAAAAGTAGTCATTGGCTCATCCGCAGAACGCGTTTGCATCTGATAATATGAGCATTTATTTGAATGACATTTCCGGCATTTGAAAGTATCTGTCATTGCCTCTTGTTGTGTGTCATACTTTGACTTGTCCTTTTTAATTTTGGCCTCAATTAAAGCCTCCCATTTTTTTGGTTGCATCTCTTGATGTGTCATAAATGCAAATGTTTTAACAGTAATCGTACCATCTTTAATTGAATTTAAAATGTCTGGCTTGATTAAATTGAGATAAATACTACGCATTCTATCCAAATAAATTTGTATAAAATAAGGGTTGTCCCACTTTTTAACGACCTTTAAATTATTCGCTTCCTTGATAGAGTAATTATAAATTCCCTTTTCCAAATTAATTGCATTCTTTTCATTTTCAAGAAGTTCTTGGAATTTTCCACGAATATTCTTTCTAAACGTGTCAGGGTTTTCAATTTTGCGCATGGTTTAAGATATATACAATCATTTTTTATGTTTATATCTTAATCAATTTTATTTTTTATTTTTTTATTTTTTTATTTTTTTATTTTTAAATTTTTCTATTACATTTACTCTTGTTGCTCATCATCACTACTAGATTCATATTCCTCTTCACTCAATTCTGAGCCAATATCTTCCAAATCCAATCCATCCTCAAGACATTCTGGGTCATCTGAGGTTTCATCCTCTTCTTCACTATCATCCGATTCATCTTCATCTTCCTCCTCCTTATCACTACTACTGTCGCTATCCACCACAAATCCATCCTTCAAATAGCCTTGCTTTGTTTTCTTTGAAGCTGGAATATTTTCCAATTCATCTTCCTCCTCTTCATCCTCTGCGCACGTTGCAGCCAAATCTTCAAAACCGCCAAACAACTTTTCATACATCTTTTCCCACATCTCCAAAGATAAGGATGTAAGCTCCCAGGTGTCGTCACTTTTTTTAACACTGCAAACAAGAACGCAACTTCCAAAAAACAATACAGTATCTACAGGTGGAGGAAAATCATACTTGTTCTCTGTATTTGCCTTTCCTTCCGTCTTTGCATACACAGCTACAATATACTTTGTTCCATCCATCTTGATTCCCCACTCTGTCTGCTTTTCAAACCCATCTGGCTTTTTAAAAGCGCACTTTTTATATAATTCTTCTTCTTTATAATCTTTAATAGTAAGAGATTTTAAAGAACCTGATTTTTCAACAATTACTACGGATATATTTTGAGCCATAATAAATGATTATGAATAGGTTTAAATAGTTTCAGTTATAAATATAATAATGACAACATCAACATCAACATCAACAGCAACACCAAAAACAACCAAAATATATATCAAAGACCTGAGCCCACAGATATTAAGGAAAAGGTTTTCTTTACTAGATGATTATTTTTTAAATCAAGAAACTAACAAAGAAATTATTTCACCGGATGGTCTTTTTATAATTGAAAAGGATAAACTGTATAAATTGAATCCAGTAGACCAAGATATCACGATGCATCCTTTGGAAGGGAACTATTTGTTATTTGACACTAGTTATTATGAAAGAGAGTTGGTATTCTCTCAAATACCATATGAACATGTTTCTGTGGACAAGGTGAAATTTTATTACGGTATAGGAGAACCTGCAATGAAAAAATCAAAATCATTTGTAACCTTTGTTGTAGAAGGTGTTTATGAAAAGACGAATAATTCCATTATGAATACAACAAGAACAACAATAACTACAAATACAATCCTATCTAAAGACAAATACACCAATTTTATTCCAACTGATTTTTATTTTTTAGCCAATGAAAGTTTTGATAATATTTTGGTTAAAAAAGAACTTAATGTGTTTTTATCAATGGTAAACTAATATAACAATAGTATATGTTATTTTGGACATTACAAATTACGGTTATTTCTATTATTCTTATATTTTTAGTTCATCATTTAATTTTATTTTTTAAAAGCACACTCACTGTTCCAAAAGTAAAAGATTTAGTAAACGCGCCTGTACAAAAATATGAATCTATATACAATACAATATCTTCTTCCTCAAACACCACAAATCCAATAACACAACCAACACATGATATTCAATCTATGAAAGACGAACTCAAAAACTTTTTAAAGACAAAAATTAAAGAAGATACCTCCGGAACATCATCTATCGCTTCTTTAGATGCATATGGCGGTTCCTCTAATTTTTCAAGTTACTAAAAACAAAATTTAAATAAAAATAAAAACCATATTAAAGATTATATACGATGTTATAAGTATACTATGCTAGTAAAAGACAATGAAAAATCTTTTTTATTAAAAGAATTTCCAAATATTGAACTTTCTTATGAAACCGTTGTGCATAAGAAGGTTTATAACTCAAATTATAATTTTGTACTAGCCATCCCAGATGGTAATAAATGTTTTATTTGGTTTACTACATTCAAAACACAAAATGTATGTGTTTTACTTGAAATTAGTGAAAATAAACGGATACACAAACTGAGTATTCTGTACGCGTGTTTTCATCAAGAACTAGCCTATGGAACTGTGCTCTATGGAACAATATTTAAATGTAAAAATGCAAGATATTTTTCGGCGGAAGATATCTATTACTATAAAGGGAACAACGTTTCAAACAAGACATATATTGATAAATTAAAATTGTTTCATACAGTTTTCTCGGCGGAAATCAAACAAGCTTCTTATTTTGAACATAATGTTGTTTTTGGATTGCCTATCATAAACACAAGCTATGAAGATATCATAAAAACAGTTGAATTATTACCATACAATGTAAAATATATTCAATACAGAGGTGCCAAAATATTTACTCAGTTGTATTCTAAAACTGCATTACAACAACAACAACAACATCAACAGCAAAGTTTTCATCAAAAACCCTCTTTCAGAAATGACTTCAAGAGAGAAATTATATGTAAAGTAAAACCGGACATACAGAATGACATTTATTATTTACATTATTATGATAATAATACCACGAATAATGTATTTGATGTTGCCTATATACCAGACTATAAAACGAGTGTTATGATGAATAAATTATTCAGAAATATTAAAGAAAATGCAAACTTGGATGCATTAGAAGAAAGTGATGACGAAGAAGAGTTTGAGAATGACAAGCCAGATAAATTTGTGTTTCTTGAAAGAGCTTATAATATGGTGTGTGTGTGGAATGCCAAATTTAGAAAATGGGCACCGGTAAGACTCGCCCCAAGAGGAGAAAAAATCATAACCAAACAAGAATTACCTAGCATATAAACTAATTAAATATCATTATAATTATATATGGAAGAAAAAGAAGAAAATGAAAATCCACGACGACGTGTGCGACGTTTTTCATATTTAGACGATAAAGAAGAAAATTACGACCCGCGAATACCACGTATAGAACCATTGCCACAGCCACAAGTAAAGGCAGAAGCAAAAGAAACATCATCTTTAGACGAAAAAGAAGAAAATTACAACCCGCGAAGACCACATATAGAACCATTGCCACAGCCACAAGTAAAAGCAGAAGCAAAAGAAACATCATCTTTAGTAGAAAATATACCCGAATTTTTTTTACGTAGAAGCGGAAGTATATTTGCATTTTTTATGAGTAAACATGAAAGACGAAAATTAAGTGAATACGGTACTACAGTACTAGAAAGAATGAATAAACTACGAAAAACTGCTTATGATTATTATATTAAACAAGGTATACCCGAAGATACTTTGCATGAATTTTTAGTTGCATTCATATACACATATATTAGTCTTACGCATTTAGATGAAACAAGTACAGGTCAGATGGTTGCTGAATTTTTTGGTAAATTCAAACCAGATGCAGATATTGGAGAATTTAAAAGGTCTCGTGTTACAGGAAAAGTTAAGCCAGACACCAGAAGAACTCCTGAGTTTACAAATTTTTTAAATACAGTTGAAGCTTATGCACTTCAAATGGCAGAAGCTGATGGGTTACAACAAGAATTTAGTGAAATACATGGCGGAAAAAATAAAAAAAATAAAATTAATAAAAAATCAAAAAAAAATAAAAGTAAAAGAAGGAAAAACAAGAAAACAAGGAAAACAAAATCAAGAAAAAATAAACCCAAAAGAAGCTAAGGTGTTTTTTTGTTTTTCCTTGTTTTCGTGTTGTCTTTCCTATGTGTCCTTGTCCTTGTTTTTGTATCGTCATTTTTAATACTGCTATGTTTTTTTAAAATTTCTTTCATTGGTTGATAAGAATCTTCATGTACAAATAATTTTTCTTCTCTGTAAAATTTGTTAGTTCTACTTAAAGAGCGAAATTTCTTCCTTCTCCAAATCACCTTGAAATCTTTTGGCGCCGATTCTTCTGAAATAAAAACACAATTATTTTTGCTCCATTTTCGCATGGTATCCCAAAATAATTCGTGATTAAATGCTCCGGTAGAATAACCTTCAGTTTCCTTATAAGGAGGATCACAATAAATCAACATGTTTTCTGGTTTAAATGTATCATAATCACGGTTGTAAAAATGGACATTTGATTTATTAATCACTGGTTTTACCTTTTCTATTGAATTTTTAAACTCTCTTAAATAATCTCGTCCCGAACTGTCTAGCCAGTTTTGAGCATATCCAGCAAAATATTTGCCTCCAAAGCTAATACCAAACCCAGCCACCGCTTTTAATGCATTTGGTGATTTTGCATGTTTTAATTTTTTATAATCTTCTTCTGATATTGAATTAGGTACTCTTAATGTTCCATTTTGAACCTTTTTCCACATTTCTATCAAATCGGGTTGTTTGTCTGAAGCAATATATTTCTTATATCCTTTGTCTGTAATATTTTTGAATACACCTAAAGAACCACAAAATGGTTCAAGATATCCATTCAATGCATGTGCTGGTGGACATATAGCAGTCATGACATCAACTATAAATTTACCAATTCCATGTTTTCCACCTAGATATTTCATTTATTTTTATAATACAATGATACTTTAATATTTTACACGAACGCATTTCTTTATGAAAATTCAAAAAAACCAAACTCATCTTTCAAATTAACTGAAAAAAAAATTGAAATCATTTTTTGAAATACTTAGTATGGCAACTATATTGAGGGGGTGACCGTGTGAGTGTCTGGTTTAAAACCGTTAATTCTGCAATAATGAGCGTGGATATTCTTAATTCTCGTCAAGAATTTCAAACAATGACAACGACTCAAACCAATGCAGCTATAAAATTGATGAACATTCAAGCAAAAGCACAAGTCAAGCTAGTAAAGGCTCAGGAAAAAGCACAAGCCAAGCTGTTAAAGGCTCAAGAAAAGGCAAATACCCAAGCTTTGAGAGCTCAGCTTCGGTATGAAGCTAAACTTGCTAAAGAACATGAGAGAGCCACAACCCGAGCGGCAAGAGCTGAAGCGAGAATTGAAGCTAGAATGTTAAAAGAGCGCGAGATTAAAGAAGCCAAAGCCGCAAGAGTTGAAGCTAGAGCCCACAACACTCGTGAGAGATTTTCACGTGCAATAAATACTGGATTCAAGGCAATGGAAAAGTATCCTGAAGGTTGTTCCATGAAGCAACTTGCCAATGTGTATATTGAGACATATGGGCTTGTCAACATTTGGGATGGTAAAGAGAGTGACTATGAAAGTGTGTATAATGGTATTCGTTCGCACATTTTGGAGATGTCGCCATCCTCTTGCCAACACTGGTACAAGTGGGGTAAACGTAGGCTTGCTGGTGAAGTTGCCCCCTGGCACTTTTACAACAAGGAACTTGCTTTAATGAATCAAGAATTTGGTTGGTCAAAGATAACGATTGGTAAAGGTCGTGCATGGAATCATGGACTTTGGTTCTTTGCACCTATTTTGCGGCGTGATACTTGGTCTGAAGCATTGTATGGTCCTTTACCGACAGAAGAAGAATTAGACAGAGCCCAAGCAGACAGACGAATTGGTGTTCGTAACCACAATGTAAATTAAAAGGTAAGAATAATTTTAGACGTCCCTAAATTTCATTTAATATTGTTTCTTGTAAAAGTATAATTAAACTAATCTTTTTTTATCTTTTTATGTAGTTGTTATTTATTTATTATCTTATTATATAGTATGTCATCAATGTCTGCTAATTCGTCATGGTCGCCATTTCATTTTAAGAATGTTCCACCACCCTTGGGTAATGTTGACCCAAAATTTGTGAATGTTACCAATTCAAACGACCCCAAAAATTTTGGTTCTAATGAAACTAACCGTCAATGGGGGTTAAGTGGAGCATCTAATAACGCTCAAGCCGCTGCAGCAAGTGCGTTAAAGGGTGGTGCAAAAATGAAAACTAAATCCAAAACTAAAACAAAAACCCTTCGTAAAAAAATAAAAAATATTGCTACAAAGTATAAGAAGATGAAAGGAAAACGAATGACTTTAGGATTCATGAAACGAAAATTCTCAAAATTGTTTCGCATGAAATCCAAATCCAAATCAAAGAAGAATTCTAGCCGCAAACATAGACGCGGCACTCGTAAACAACGCGGTGGATATTCTCAATATATGAGCAATGTTCCAACCAATGCTTCCTATTCTACGGGAGGACATCTTTCACCCAATTTGTCTGCTTTAGCAAACCCTCCCATAATCAAACCAATTACAAATAATTGCGTTGATAATTACAACCACTTCACAGGTAAGGGTTTTCCTTCACGTTAATTAGTTGGTGTACATCCTTTTTATCTACTGCTTTATTCATGTTTCATTTGAACTAGAAGATGTATTACATTTTCATCTTTGATATTATATTTTTCAATGGTATAATCGTCACATAATGGTGAACCTTGAAATATTAGCCTTTGTTGTTCTTTATATATACCAGTGTATTCTTGAATTTTTTCTTTAAGTAATAAAACTGTATTTTCAAGATGAACATCTAAATGAAATTTATCTCCATTTATCATTTTTATATAAATAATCATATATTACACCGTAAGAAAAGAAAAATGAAACAAATACACACAACAAGTAAATGTAATAAATATATGATTATTTAAACTTTTTTGGGAAATTTAATAAAGCACGTTTCTAATAAAGCTTCATCGGAATTTGCACACGGTTTCTCTTTTTCTTTCCCGTTTCCGTTCCCGTTTTTATTTGAAGACGACACGTGCTTCCAAAACCTAATATCAGGGTCATATTCTGAGCTGTTTGTTTGAATTATTTTATAGTTTTGTTTCTTATAAAATACTTTTCTTTTGTTCCATTGATTCTTAAACGGTTGATGTTCATCAATGATATCAACAACAATAGGATTCCCGTGTCTAACCCGCAAAATTCGTCCAACCGATTGTTCAATATCTGTTTTTGGAGTTGCCATGATGAGTGTGGTAAGGGTTTTTATGTCCAACCCTTCCGCGGCAAGAGCATACGACGCTACAACTATTTTCTTAGATTCACTCTCCTTGAGCGCCGCCTCCTTCATCCCTCCCACATAGTAGCCAACACTCGCAATATTTCTTGACTGAATTGCATCATGAAAATAGGTCAATAAATTGCGGTTGTGAGCAAGAATCATAATTTGCTGCGCTGGGTTTTCTTTCAGCATGTCGGTTAAAACGCGCAATATAAACTCGCTTCTGTGATTACACACACACAATTTAGAAATCATTGTGCTATATTGAACATTGCCTCTAAAATCAGTCACGACCTTTTTAAACTCTTCGTCCTTACTAACATACTCAATGGCTCTCACAACAACATCGTGTTCTTCATCACGTTTACCTTTAAATACAACTTCGCCTAAAAACATTTTAAATACTTTGGTCGTTCCGTCTTTGCGATTCATGGTAGCCGATAATCCAAGCGTGTATTTTGTAACTAATTTGAAAAGCGCACAAGAGAATACTTCACTAGAAATATGATGAACTTCATCAATAATTGTCAAACCAAAACTTTGAAATGTGGATTCATGATAGTCCTTCATAGAAATTGATTGTAACATACCAATGACAATATCTTTGTCTTGAATGTCAACAATCTGACCTTGTATCCTGCCAACGCGCGCAGTAGGAAGAAACTGTTGAATGCGTTCTATCCATTGATTCAAAAGGAATTCCTTGTGGACAATGATAAGTGTCTTTTTTTTAAGACGTGATATGATGTCAAGCGATAAGACTGTATTATGTGTAACGGTAAAATCACCCAAGACAAATCGTCTGTTTCCATCAATTTCAAATCCATAATAATCGTCTATATCTAGTTTTGTTAATTTGATGCGATAATTTAAAACATCCTTGATTTGTTTTCTAGATGGCGATTTTTTTCTTGGGACAATCGTAGGAATTTCTTCTATTCCTTTTCCATTTATCATGATTCGAAAAGCTGTTCCATATTTTTTTTCTCCTTTATAAGTCCACGAAGTTTTTTTAATTCTTTTGTCACACGAAAACCCCAAACTTTTAGCCAAGTAAATAACATCATCCATTAACTTTTCATTTTTCTGAGTAAATTCATATCCGCCATTTTTTATCAAATGTCCATCACTATCAATTAATCCTGCCAACAATTGCAGTCGGTTTTCTCTTGAATTGCATTTATAGAGTAACGGTATGTGCTTGTTTTTTATTAAATCCAACTCTCTCAGAACGTTTAACATTGTATTATTTCCAACTGTGTGATTTCCGCAAATGCTATAATCATATTGAGAATTATAAAGCAAAGATAAATTGTATTGTTTTAATTTGTGAGCAAAGTAATGCAAAACAGTAGAGTCTTGACAAGATATTTTACTTGTTCTGGATGCGCCATCTCCCAACCAATATCCTATCATGTATGGGTCAAATGGCAAAGATATTTCTGGAAACTCAATGGGAACTCTATAACCATATAATACGCCACCTCTGCCATGAAAACTAGAAGGCAGGTTTAAATAATCAAGCACAGAAATGTCAAGAACTGTACCTTTTTGTAAAGCTTTACTGTGATTTGTTGCACATTTTAAGGATAAAATATGACTTTCATTTACAATATATCCTTCGCCTTTTTTTGTTTCAACCTTATACATTTGTTCTCTTCCTCTGGCTAATGACAACACCTTTCTTGGAGTAGAATCATCGCCCATTAGCAAGTCACCGACTATAACATCTTGCACTTTTTTAATTGTACCGTTAAACATTAAAATTTCCGTGTCTATTCCTAAACATTTTCCGTAAGCACAGGGAAGCTCTAAAAGCCCGCCACCTGTATTGCCATTTTTTTGAAGTTGTTCCAAATAGGTTTTTACAACCGGTTTTTGATTATCGCGTAATTCACCTGCAAATTGTACGTCAATATCAAGACCCTCTGGAATGCGTGATTCCTTGGCTGGTCCAAAATGAGCCTCGCCAAAATATCGCGGAACATACAGCTTGTTACTGGATTCACGATATACTGGAAATGCGGTAGATTGATTCCCTACACCTCCTGGCGCACCTGGGGTATATGGTTTAGCAAGTAATTCTGTTTTAATAAAATTCTGTTGTTCTGACGATAATTCTTTTTTATAAATGGTATACCCTTTTTGTCCAAGATAAGTGTTTAGCATTGTTGAATTATTCATTTTAGAATAATATTTGTTTGTTTTATTATTAAACAATCAATTTTTATATAATTAATAATAATAATTTTAATTAATTAAATGTTTTAAAAATAACTAGAGAACAAGAAGAATAAAATCTATTATTATGATATATGGATAGTTTTTCAGATTTATTTAAAAGACAAAATCTTGGACAAGTTGTCTTGTGCATATTATTCATTATTTATTTAATCATGGGTTACAATATGCCTAGTTCTGTTGCTGGTGTGATTGATACTATTTATGGCAAAATCATTGTTGTTGTTGTAGCGCTTATCTTATTTTCTTATGTCAACCCTATTTTAGGTGTGCTTGGATTTTTGGTTGCCTTTGAACTCATTCGTCGTTCTTCTCTTGCAACAGGGACCTATGCTTTGAATAACTACATTCCTACGGAAGAGAAAAAGAGTTCAAATTTAAGTGCAATGAATCAATTTCCTTATACTTTAGAACAAGAAGTCGTTAAAAAAATGGCGCCTATTAGAGTCACATATGACACTCAAACCCCGGCAACATTCCGCCCTATCTTAGATGATAATTATGACGCAGCACCTATTAACTATACCGGTGTTATTTAGAAAAATTACTAAACTTACCAAACTCACTAAACTCACTAAACTTACCCAACTTAGATAATTATATATTATATAGCAGTTAACAACTTAGCATATAATTATCTCATAAACCCAAACCCGTTTCCAAAACTAGAAGTAGAACTAGAACCATCCCCGCTTCCACCTCCGCCAGTTAAAACAGTTAATCCCTTCTGAATAGCAATAATAAGAACAACAAAGATTAACGCCCCTAAGAGCAATAAAACATACGGATTATTAAAAAAACTACGCATAGAAGTACCCGCATCAAAATTGGTCGCTGCTTTTGTTCCAACAACTTCATTGGTTTCTTCTTCTGAAATATTGGTAGGCTGACAATCTATGTAAATGTCATCACTTGATACACCATTTCCTTTTGTCGGACCATCATAATTAATAAATAGTTCAGATGCACTTGGAAAAATAACTGTGGTAACAGGTGCTATAATTTGTTGTAAGGAAGTTAAATTGGCTTGTGATATGTATATTGCACCTTGTAGTCCAAAGGCAACAAAATCCTGCGAATTTGATGTATAATTGTAATATTCTTGCATCGGAATAAATTCATTTAGTGTAAAATCATTGATTCCTTGACTAATACTCTCTCCTTGAGATGGCGCACCAGTTGCCATGGTTGTTATAATTTGTCCCAAGGTCGTAGATGCGGTTCCACTAGTTCCATTGATTGAAACAGGAATGCATACTAAAAGATTCTGTCCTCCTCCTGTAGGAGAATGCATAATAATAATTTCAGCATTGGCTTGTACATTATTATATAAATGCAACGATGGACTATATATATAGCAACCAGTTAGCTGGTATTTAGTATTATTAAATGTTACAGGCGAAGTTGAATCTGGACAAGATAATGAAATATAATTACCACCATTTGTAGCAGTGCAAGTAGAAACAGGATAATTAAATGAGAATGCACACTTAAAATTGCATGTGCCTGCAATAACTTGTGAAGATATATTCATAGTGGTTGGTGGATTTGTTGAAGAACTCATTAATATAACTAAATAAATAAAAATATTATTTTATTTATATAGTAATGAAATTAACAAAAGGAAAAATATCAAAGATTCAAAACAAAAACAAACAAAGTTTAAAAAAATATAAAACAACTGGTAAAACACACAAATCAAAAACATTTAGAAAGAGAAGACCTGTCAATCTTCATATTAGTAGTTTAAAAAAATACAGAGGTGGACAAGATAAATCTAAATCTGCATCACCTGATGCAGCGGCAACAACAAATTCAGACCCAACCGTAGACCCGACAATAAACTTAGATGCAGCACCAACAACATCATCAACAACCACAACAAGTTCCGACCCAACGGTAGACCCGACAATAAACTTAGATGCAGCACCAGCAACATCATCAACAACCACAACAACTTCTTCCAGTCCAACGGTAGACCCAACAGTAAACCTAGATGCTGCACCTTCAACATCATCAACCCCAACAAGCTCTTACCCAACAGCAGCAACAGCACCTATTATAGGAACAGCAACATTATCAACCCAAGACCCAACGTCAACATCAACAGCACCTATGGGAACAGTCTTAAATACTCCAGATTCAACAGCAACATTATCAACCCAAGACCCAACAGTAACATCAACAGCACCTATGGGGACAGTCTTAAATACTCCAGATTCAACAGCAACACCAGCACCTATTATTGGAACAGCAACAACTCCTATTATAGGAACAGCAACATTATCAACCCAAGACCCAACTGCACCTATGGGTACAGTGTTAAATACTCCTTCTACATCATCAATACCTACAGGCACAGTTCTAGGCGTAACGTCATCCTCATCTGCGCCGGTGGGCACAGTCGTACCTTCATCAGCTCCTCCATTGCCAATGATGGGACAAGGTTCTATGGACCCATCTATGTACCAAACTCAACCAGGACAATACATGGGTCCTTCTTCATCATCAGCCCCAATAGCAACACCTATGGATACAATATCATCATCATCACCATTTGGCACACAATATCCTCCATCAGCCACTGCTTCATTTCCAAACAGTTTTCAATCTATGGGACAAGGTACACCCGATATTGTTGTAGAATCACTAGACAATTTGGCCGATTATATTGCAAATAAAATTGCACAAAAAATGCAATCATCGTCACCATTAAATACAGATTCATTCAATGCAGTTGCAAATGCAGCAACTACCATGGCTCAATCACAAAATTAAAAATTAAGTGGTTTAAATAAACGGTATATATTTGATGGTGTCATTGTCATAAATTGTTATCTTAAATGCCTGATTGTAACCTTCCACATAGACAGTGTCACCATTATACAATTCATCACAACCATATTCATTTGTGCAACTTCGCCCATTTCTAACAATCGGTAATTTAACGCTGTTGTTTTGGTCACTCATGGTATAATATTGCCATTTATTGCGATTTGTAAATAAAGGGCGCCCCATCAATGGAAGTATTTTTCCTGACCCATTCAATGGTGTCAATAAACCCATTTGACGGTAACTTGTATCAACCGCACCTACATTGGTTGATATATTGATAGGAACTGTTCCTGGAGGAACATAGGTAATATTGGGAACCAAATATCTCTCATCACGTAAAGGAGGAACATATGGATTTAATAAAACATCCCCTGGTAAATTGTTGTAGCCATAATTTGGACGCGTGAAAAATCCATACCCACCAGAAGGTGGCAATGAATTTTGTTCCTGTTTAATTATAATTTTTTCATTGGAACCATTTGGGTCTTGTCTTTGGCTTTGGTCATTCTTTAAACTTTTAAAAACAAAATAAAAAACAACGCCAATAATTAAAACTAAAAACACCATAGTCATATTTTCTAAACATATTACTCCTGGAGGACATTTCCTACTCATTAATATATATATTGTAATACAATAATACAATATATATAATTATTATCAAACTACAGTTTTATTTTTATTTTTTATTTTTAACAGTTTTATTTTTTTTACCGTGTTTATTTTTTAAATATTTTTGTTGGTTTTTATATGTTTTTGTTTTCATTTTTAAATTTTGACCGGCTTTATGGTCAGATGGGGGTGTATCAAATGCACCTAATACATATTTTAATAATTCAGCATCTTTTTCTTTTTGAGAATTATCTATTTCAGTAGGCGTAGTAAAATAATGAGATTTTTGTTTTGGTGGTGGTTGTTGTGGGGCTTGCCCTTGTAAAAATGTAGGTAGTGGTACTTGTGGAGATTGTCTTAATGGTCCTGGTCCTAGTGCTGGTCTTTGCGCAGCAGGTCCCTGTATTGGTCCTAGCTCTAATGCTGGTCTGAATACTTGTCTTTGCACTGGGCCTTGTTCTAACGCTGGTCTTTGCGCAGCAGGTCTTTGCACTGCCACAGGCGCTGGTCCAAATAATGTCCCAGGAGGCGCTGCCACAGGCATTGGTCCAAATAATGTCCCAGGAGGTGCTGCCACAGGTCCTAATCCTAGTCCAGGTGTTAATTGTGGTACTTCCAGACTTTTATTGAAGCTAGGTACTCGGAAATCTCTATGTATAAAATAAATATTACCATTACGTATATTACGTTTTATTGCTTCCATACTGAATAGATTTCTAGAGCCTATTCTTCCTTTTGTTAATTCTATAATTATTGGAATTATAGTTAAACATTTTGCCCTAACTTCTTCCGTAATATACCAAGAATCATGTTCGTCAGAATCAAGAAAATATGGCGAGTGTTGGTACCAATTTGTGCTTATATTTGGATATACATATTGTAAAAATCTTAACATTTGGGGACGTCTATATCTATACATTGGACGAGTACTTTTTGTCATTTTAATTGAATAATCTACACTAGATATAAACTTAAAAATATCACACAGTATGTCAACCGCGTCGGCATCTGTCTCTTTTTCATCACCTAACATATTATAAAAATCTGTTATTTCAATCATATTGTCAGGTTTGTCTGACACAATCATTTCTCTATCTTGTACATACACTTCATCAGTAAAATGTAAGTAATAACCAGCAAATTTTTTTTCTAAATCAGTTAATAAATTAGGTTGAAAATGTATTACACGCCCAAAATCTATTATAAATGCCTTTTGACCGTCTGCGCGTATTAATACATTAGAACTATGTAAATCATAATGAATTATTTTACATTTTACAAATAAGATGACTATTTCTGCTAATATACGTTTACAACCTTCATTGATTATTTCATTATCACTAATTCTATGTAATACGGTATATTCTCGTTTATCTGCCAATTCCATAGAAATTATTCCTAACTTTCTACCATTATTTAAATTTCTAATTAAATAGATTAAAATATGTTGAACGAATTGGTCGTTTCCAGGTATTTGTAAAAGTGTATCCAACAGTCTTCTAGAAGCAGTTTGGTCAAAATATGAAAAATCTACTACACCTAGACAAATAGGTTTACCAGCTGGATTTAATGTCTTCACATAAACAAGCTGTTGTATTTGTGCTTCACGTACAATATCCATCATTCTTTCAGTTTCTTTTGTTATATATTTATCATCAATTTGCAAAGATTCCAGTTTTTGGTCTCTATCATTATCTCGAATAAGTACAATTTTCAATACTAAACTATATATTGGAACATTAAAAGCTGTTCCTTGGTAATTTAAACCCAAAAATTCTGAATTGTCTGGGTTATCTGTTGGTACGTCTATCCTAAATATAAATCCTTTTAATGAATCATATGATAATAATGATAATTTTGCTTCTGGTGTAGTAATCATTTTGTATACTGCTTGCCAGCTTGTCAAATCTGGATTCTTTTTTTTTAAACCACCTTTGATTTTTTTTCTTGTTTGTTTTTTATAATGCTTATTCATATATATAAAATAATATTTTATATACACTTTTGAATATTTAAAATCTAATTAACCAGATGCACCAAATTGTTTTGCCATGGCCGTAATGTCGCCAAATTGTTTCATATCAAACCCAGCCATGAGTCCCTTGGCTTGTTCCAATAAGGGAGACATGCTTTTCATTGCTTCCGCTAATTGCATTTGTTGACCCATTAATTTTTGAGTATCCTCTGTTAGACGTTTAATACCATCACCTCCTAAAATTTTATTTAAATCACCATAGGCATCTTCTACGGTGGATGCATAGTCAATTCTGTTATTTTTTTTGTACATGGTTGTCATTCCTGCATGCTCTGTAGATTGTTCGTGTCCTTGAGGTTCTTCTGCTTCTGCTTTTGCATGTTGTTGTTGTTGTTCAGGCTCTATAATAGGGGCCGGTAATGTTGGCGTCGGCTTTGCACTTGCTGCTACTGTTGCTGTAGGTTTTTTTTGCACAGGTGCAGGTGCAACTGGTGTAGAAGTTGTTGGTGCTGTAGGGGCTGCAGGTGTTGCAGGGGCTGCTGTGGCTGTAGGGGCTGTAGCAGTCGCATTCTCCAACCCTTCTTTTATTGCGCCACTTGACATAAATATGCTTGTTAATATAAGTGGTACCGTCAACACAATTATCATATTTTTATTGAAGCAATACACTAAATATCCAACTAAAACAAACAAAATTACTGCATTCAAATTTCCCATGACCATATACCCAAAAACATTCGTTATTGCTAAAAAGAAAACAAAGTATAAAACATATTTGTTTTCTAATAATTTGGAAACTGAACTTGGCATTTTCATTTTCATTTTCATTTATATATATAATATGTAAAAAAAATTGATAAAGTATAAATTATAATATATGATATAATAATATATACCAGTAAACTATGGAATTTAATAACAATAACAATAATACCAATAATAACAATAACAATAACGACGATAATAACAATACCAACAATAAGAAAAAATATAATTTAGTTATTTGTGAACTATTTAATAAAAACATACACGGGTATAGCAAGGAAAGTTACGATATTGTCAAAGGACATTATTTATGTATGCATGTATCCAGAAATAAAAGTATATTTGATGCAAGACACAATGATGACGAAAATGATTATTCAAATATAGATAGCGATTATGACAGTGAGTATGAAAGTGACGAGGAGGATGAATGTCATATTCACGACATAACAGATTTATATTCTGCTTTCTATATAAATTATTCTAGACGCTCAACAAAAGAGCACGACTTTATTAGAAATTATAAACAAATAATTTCAAATAAAAATTATATTCAACCTAACATAGCTGAAGTCATTTATTTACCAAGCGGTGAATGTGTTGCTATTATTAAAACGACATGGATAAGAACTGTGCAGCGTGCATGGAAACGATTATTGCAACAACGAAAAAATATTATTATGAAACGAATGCGATTGAATTCATTGCATTACAAATCAATTCACGGAACGTGGCCCGATGATTGCAAACATTTGCCATCTGTCCGAGGAATGTTTTGGAGATAACCAAAAAAAATCATAGTATCATAGTATCAAATTTTCAAAATTTATTTTTATTTTTATTTACTAGAACTACTACTTCTAGTAGTTGTAGCCTTTGTTGACTTATTTGATGATGATTTACGGGTTTTCTTTTTTACTGGATTATTGTATTTTACACGAGTTGCTAAATTATTATAATTTGCATTAAATCCTCCTTTTTGTTGGGTCTTTTTTCCTTTTCTTGTCTTTTTTTCTTTTCTAGTGCCTTTTTTACCCTTTTTAATACGTTTTGTTTTTCGGCCACCTCTAGTAGGATTGTTTAATGCCCCAAAATAGTCTGCAGTATCAGCAGATGATTGTTGGTTTTTACGAGCAATAATTCTTTGTTCTTGTCGTGTTTGTGAACCTCTACTAAGTTCTGGAAAATCAACTCCACCTGTTGCAGAGGGTCTATCCATAGTACTAGGCAAAGCAAATTGTGCACCAGAGCCACTTTCATCATCACTAACATCGGGACTTGTAGAACTAGAAGTACTTAGAACACGACTAGCAGGACCCCCAACACTAGCACCAGAAGGACGACGGGTTTGCAATAGAGGGTTGGGGTTACTATTTTCTCTGAATGATTGTGTTGCACGAAATTGTCCCAAAGGCAAAGATGGGTTCACACCTGTAAATTCATAATTGCCACTACCTGCAAAATCTAAATCTTGTTGTATTGAATCTAATGAAGCTGCAAGTTCTGTATAAGTGTCATTTGCAGTTTTATGCAATTCATCTATTGACGCATTATTTTGTCCAATAGCTGCATCAATTTGGTCAATAGATGCCATTAATTCATTAATCTGTTGTTGACAACGAGCTGCATTTGTTTCACATTCTTGTAATTTTCGTTGAGCGTCTATTAATTGTTGTTGCGAGCCTTCATGTTGTCCCTTGGATTCATTTAGTTCTTGGGTTATTCTCTGAACATTTGCGATTGCTTGCTCTCTTTCACGATTTGAATATTCTAATTGTCTTTGTAACTTTTGTAATTGTTTTTTACATTCATCTCTTTCTTTTGTTAAACCTGCAATAGTTTGACTTGAGATTGTTATACGGTCATTTAATTCTTTCATTTTTGGAGCAATCTCCTGTATTTTTGCTTGCAAATTTTGGATTTTTTCTCTAATGGTATTTCTAAAAAGTTCATTTGCATCCTTTTCTCCGGTAATTCTAGTATTTAACTCTCCAATCCTTGTCACAAATTCTGCCATTTTTGCTCTTTTTTCTTGAGGAATACAATCTTCTTGAGGTGCAGCACCTGCCATACTTTATATTATATCTATAAATTAATTTATTGATTTATTAGTTCATCTAAACTATGTTTGATACTATCTATTTCACTCAAAATTTGTTTTTGTTCATGTCTAGTATTACGAATATCCTTTTCTGTTAATTTACCGCTTACCATAATATCGCCTACATATTGGTTTAAAAGCTCAAACGCACGTATTTGGTCTTCCTGCTGTTTGACAATGTAATTATGATATTTATGATAATCATCTCGTACACCTTCCAAAAAGTGGTTTTGTTTTACAGTTTCTTCTAAAATTCGCCGTTTTCCTAGCAATAAATTGCGCTTAGACTGAATTTGATTTTCAATTTGAGTTAAATAATTATCCCTATCAGCTAAAGTAATTTCATAAACTTGCATGCTCATACTTCTTTCTACTTAGTTTATGGGTTGATTTTAATTTTAACTATTTTTCTAAAATACTTAAAAACAAAAAAGACTTTATTATAAAAATATAAAATCTCCTCTATATATTATTTAGGATGTCCAAGAACAATGTTGAGCCGCTATTAGCCCCAGACGATAATAGGTTTGTAATGTTTCCAATTCAAGACCAAGACATATGGAAAATGTATAAAAAACAAGTGGATTGTTTTTGGCGAGCAGAAGAGATTGATTTATCCAAGGATGCGCCACATTGGGAAAGCTTAGAACCTGATGAAAAATATTTTATTTCTATGATTTTGGCATTTTTTGCGGCAAGTGACGGAATTGTTTTGGAGAATTTGGCTATGCGATTTATGAGCGATGTTCAATTGTCTGAGGCTAGAGCGTTTTACGGATTTCAGATTGCTATGGAGAACATTCATAGCGAATCGTATAGTCTATTAATTGATTCATATATCAAAAAGACGGAAGAAAAGCACAAATTATTTCACGCAATAGAACATTTTCCTTGTATTAAAAGGAAATCAGACTGGGCGCAAAAATGGATTCACGACAATCGCAGCAGCTTTGCCACTAGATTAGTCGCCTTTGCTTGCGTTGAAGGCATCTTTTTTTCGGGGGCTTTTTGCAGTATTTATTGGCTAAAGAAACGAGGACTTATGCCGGGACTCACATTTTCCAATGAGCTTATCTCCCGCGATGAAGCTCTTCACACGGAATTTGCAGTTCTTCTGTATAACAAGCTTCAAAAGAAAATGCCTAAGGCAAGGATTTATGAAATCATTAAAGAGGCCGTGGAAATAGAAACAGAATTCATTTGTGAAGCACTTCCTTGTCGTTTAATTGGTATGAACTCGGTTTTAATGACACAATATATTCAATTTGTTGCTGACAGATTGTGTTTGCAGCTTGGATATGATAAGATTTATAAAGTGGCAAATCCATTTGATTTCATGGAACTTATTTCCTTGGAATCCAAGACCAATTTCTTTGAGAAACGTGTTGACAGCTATGCATTGGCAGAAAAAACCAAAGCGGATGATGTTTTTGAATTGAACGCTGAGTTTTAGAAAACACTGACGTCAGCCAAAATAATTAATAAAATATATTTAGAGCGTAACTGCGAATGGTTAGTATAATGTATACAATCCTAAAAACTAGTAGACCCTTTATTCGCAATATGTCGTCCATTGCAACCCCTATATCTGCCATTGATGTTTTCAAGAAGAGCTGTTATCATAAGATTGATTTTAAGATTAGTGAGGACAGTTCTGTTCAAGAAGCCGTCAACCGTTTTACGGCTTTCAATATTGGTTGTCTTGCAGTCACGGATAAGAATAACAAGGTAGTTGGTGTTTGTTCAGAGCGCGATTTTATTACCAAGGTTGCTTCTTTGAGAAAGGATAGTGATACTGTCAAGGTGAAGGAAATTTGCACTTATGGTCCCAATACAATTATTGCAAAGAAGAGTGATTCTCTTACGACATGCATGAATAAGATGATGTTCAAGGACATTCGTCATTTGCTAGTCATTGACGATAAGAATGAGGAATTTATTGGTATGATTTCCATTAAAGACTTAATTAAGGAAATCAATCAAAAGAATCATGAAATTATCACACGACTAACCGATTTTGGAATGGGCAAGGGCGCTTACTTTAGTAGCGAATAAATCAGGCCATTCAAAGGATTTCTTTTTTGTCATTGGGATTCTCAAAAAATATAGACCAAGTGCAACTAAGAACATGCCCAAATATTGTAATGGATTATGAAACCGTTCTCCTAAAAATAGATATGCAGCTGCGCTTTCAAGGAGACCACTAATACCATCCCATGCACTGTTCACCATTAAAACAGTTGAATGTTGCAAGGATACAATCAACATTCCAACAACACCAATATATCCAATGGTTCCAATAGCAAATGGTACCCAACCTCCGTTATTTGCAAATTGTTTGAAACCAAAATCACCAATAATTTCTACACAAGTTAACCCGATAATTTGTGGAAGACTCATATATTCTACGTGTAAAATAATATAAAAATAAACCGATATTTTTATTTTATAAAAGACAAATGATATCTTGCGATTTAATGGGTGGATTGGGAAACCAATTATTTCAAATTTTTGCGACCATTTCATATGCAATGCAGTGTAAACAGCCTTTTAATTTTTTAGATAAAAAAACACTGGTAAATCGTCCAACGTATTGGAATAATTTTTTGATGTATTTTAAAAATTTCTTGATAAATAAATATCCCAAGACACCAAAAATGGAAATACTTAATGAACGCGGGTTTCACTACACGGAATTACCTTTGGCAAATTCATTTTCAAATACTTTATTAAGCGGATATTTTCAAAGTTACAAGTATTTTGAGAATAATAGAGACACTATATGTAAACTTATTCATTTGGATTTACAAAAAAATGCTGTTAAACATAAATATATTCATAATTATGACAATTTAGTAAGTATGCATTTCCGTTTAGGCGATTATAAACATTTGCAGAACTTTCATCCGGTTTTACAATTTGAATATTATAAAAACAGTCTGCAACATATTATGAATATGGATAAGACAGAGAATCTAAATCTAAAGGTTCTTTATTTTTGCGAAAAGGATGATTATGACACTGTGATACAAACCATAGATAAATTACAAAATATGTTTCCTACTTGTAGTTTTATTAAGGTGAATGATGATATTGCAGACTGGGAACAAATGTTAATGATGAGTTTATGTAGGCATAATATAATTGCAAATAGCTCCTTTAGTTGGTGGGGTGCTTATTTTAATACACACGAAGATAAAATCGTATGTTATCCAAGTGTATGGTTTGGTCCTGCACTTGCATCCCATGATACCCTTGATTTATTCCCACAAGATGGACAATGGCATAAAATTTTCTGCTCTGACTTAAAATAAAAAGAAACAAAAGAAAAATAAGTTTAAAAGTGTTTGTATTATATATTGTATAATACAAATGAGCAATAACAATAGCAATAGCAATGGTCAAGAAAAGATAGAACAAGAATTTATTCTTCTTGTTATGAACTGTATAAAGTACAGAGAGAAGGCATTGAAACAAAAAGAAGGATGGCTATCTACATTGAATATACCATATTATCATGTGATTGGAAACCCCGATATGCAAGAACCATTTTATTTTGATGAAGTTGGGAGAATATTGTGGGTGAAAACAGAAGACGACTATGTTTCTCTGCCAAAAAAAGTGGTTGCTGCTTTTCATGCTGTTCGCAGTACCTTTAAATTTAAATATGTATTTAAAACAGATGATGACCAAGTTTTACAAGATGCTGGGTTTTTTGATATGATAACAAACACTATACGAGAGAAAGCCAAGAAACTAAAACCCCATTATGGAGGACAAATTGTGGATGTCCAAATTCCTTATTTATCACAATATTTCACAATCCATCCAGAATTGCCTCAGGATATGATTATTCATAAAACAGAATATTGTAGTGGTCGGTTTTATTTTCTCTCTTCAGAAGCGATAACCAATTTGGTTTCAAAGAGAGAAAATATAGAGAAAGAATATTTGGAGGACTATGCTGTAGGATTGAATTTGAATCCAATTTTCAAGAAGGTCATGATTCAGATTCAAAGTGATGAGATATTTAAGGACATGAAATAATCAGAGTCAGTTTTTCTATTATCAATAATTACAATAATGAATAATATAATCTGTTATTGTAATCATATCATTCCAGAAAACTCAGGTACTTTTATTCTACATGGGAGGTGGAGAATACGCAGCAGCAGGTGGACCTCATCCTCCTCGCATTTTCCGCGCTTTACGTGTCTTCTTTTGTCTTCTTCTTTTACCACCACTACTATAACCCATTCGGTTTCTTGCAGTATTATATAAACCTTTTCCGTAGGTTGCATAATTAGAAGCCGCACTGCTAAACGCTTGTGTAGCACCATAATTACCTAAATCAGGTGTATTCATTACTTCTTGTAAAGCTTGTTGTATTTTTGCTTGTTTTTGTTGTGCTGTACTAGAACGGTCAGCAACATTCCATCGGGCAATTACATTTAGAAACCCTTGTTTATATGTTGTATATGGTGTTCCAAATACAGATGTTTGACCCATACCCATACCTGGCTGTTGTACCATCATACCTGGTTGTTGTGCCATCATACCTGGCTGTTGTCCCATACCCATGCCCGGTTGTTGTTGGGGGTATTGACCTTGGTTTCCGCTAAATGCATTTGATAAACCTGAAAAAATACTCATTTTTATATAGTATATCAAGAAAATAAAGATTTTTCTAAATAAAATAAAATAAAAATGAATTCAATAAAAAGTTAAAAATAAAATAATATATTCCTTTTTGTTTATATAAAAAATGAACAAAGACAAAATAAACAAAAAACAAAATAAACGAGACAAACAAAATAAAAAAGACAATCAAAAACAAAAACAAGACAATTCAACACAAACGCAAGATAAAAACGTGATACGCAATTTGTCTGATTTATTGAAACCATCATTTGATAAATTGATAGGTTCCTATTATGGACTGATTCATATAGCGTTCATGTTCTTGGGAGGAATAATTCTTTTATTTAGTAATAACATTATGTATTTATCTATTATGCTATTTATTGTTTCTTTAGATGCTTTTGCCAATGTGGTCAATCATAACTGTCCTTTGACACTTATGGAAGAAAAATATCTTGGTATTAGTGGAAAAGAAATTTCAAATATTTTTTATAAGCAGGCGGGTATCATGTATACATGTAATCATATTTACGAAACACAATTAGAATTGTTGATTAATGTATGGATTTTGTTGGCTTGTAAAATTCTTGCTATTATTTTTATGAGAATTGTAAAAATTAATATAATTTCAACTTGAACTATATATATGGAAAATACGGAAAATATAGAATCAGATAAAAAAGTTGATAAGGAAGAAAAAGAAATAAATGAAATAAATGAAATAAATGAAATAAATGAAATAAAAGAAAAAAAGATAGGCATACAAGATAGAGTCAAATCAATTGCAAAATCATTGTCCATGAACTATAAATCATGGTTACTTATTATACTTGCCGTTTCCATTTTATCATATCCAAATGTTATTTTAGGATACACCACATTTTTAATTCTAATAATTTCGGCCTATTTTTTCCATTATTCATGTCATTTTAAAGCAGCATATCCATTGAATATTGTTCATTTGTATCATCATAACCACAACAATAATTTTTCACACTTTATTCAGATTATGCTTGAACTCGTTCTTCTTATTTTTTTCTTATATTTAAAAGAACGTTTTCATTTTTCCATTTTGAACGTATGGATTATTCTATTTTTTTACATTTTTTACACGACTATTCATAATATAAATTATTCTATTTATCACGTCAACACTGTACATGAGATGCATCACAAATTAAAAGTACAAAATATGGGACCTGATATATGCGATATTATATTCAACACAAAATACAATGTGGACCATGATGTTGAAAACACGGATCATTACAATTATAATATACTAGGTTCTTTTACAGTAGCCATGGCACTTAAACTGCTTTGGACAAAGTTAAATGACAATCAAAGAACAACCTATATAAGCATTGTGAAAAATACTTTTTATATCGTCATGTTAATTTTATTTATTACTTCCGTGTATTTATTTTTTGAAGGCAGCACCAAAAATGATGTTGAACAATGTATAAAATGAAATAATATATAATATTTAAAGATAACTTCAACATATTATATATGCGATTTCTTAGTACTATTCTAAAAGTAATGTGTGGACTCTTTGGTCTATGTAACTTGTTTGAATTAAATAATGCATTTGTATCTATTCCTATTCAAAACAGTGTTAAACTACACACTCGTTTACATTATATACACCCTCCAAAGCAAACAAATGACCATGACCAAGACAACAACCAAGACCAAGACAAAAACCAAGACAAAAACCATGACCAAGATAAAAACAACAACAACAATAACAATAATAATAATAATTCTAAACTAGCAGGGATTGTTTCCCTACTGCGTCCGAAAAGTATTTTACCAACCTTGCTATTAAATTTTTCGGGCGGCTGGATTATGAATCCATCACTACATAATTTATTACAATGTCCATCCTTTATCATTGCAACAATAAACACAATTCTTATTCTTGCAAGTAGTATGATAATAAATGACATATATGATGTTCAAATTGATAGAATTAATAACCCTACACGACCCTTAGTTACAGGACAAGTCAGTATAGATGAAGCATTTGGATTATTTATCTTGTTAATCAGCATGGCAGAAATTCTTACTATCGGATTTCTACCTAACAATTTTAAATATATAATTGATTTTGCTATGATAAATATTACTATCTACACCCCTTTTCTAAAACGAATTCCATTGATTAAAAATATTTCATGTGCTGCTCTTGTTGCATTTACTATTTATTTTTCTGGATTGTCATCTGTAAATGGATTAATAACAACGCATGAAAATTATAAATTCCTCATCATTGCAATGAATCTTATTTTTGGCGGGTCTTTGAGCAATGAGATTTTACTTGATATACGCGACTATCATGGTGATAAAGATAATAATATAAAAACTATCCCAGTGTTATTTGGCAAAGATGCTGCGTTTGTTATAGTCAACATTATTTCTACTCTAAGTGTATTATTAAATTCTCTCTCGTTGAGCCATGTAATGGATTATAAATATGGAGTTATTTTATCCATTGTATGCAGCCCATTAACATTCAATCTATACAAGGTTAAAGTGAATGAGTATTCTAGGGAAAGTATCAATGAGGTTGTGAATAACACAAATCTTCCCCTCTTTTTAACACTGGTTTATTTTTCTTTGTTATCAACAATAACCGTTATACGGCCTTTGTGGGCCTAAAATAACTTAGCTTGTCCAAATCAATCATTGATTTTTTATAATTTGTCCTGCGTTTTTCAATGTCGCTATAATCTTCTCTCTGAATCACAGTTGGAGGAGTAATTAAATACCAAGAATCTTGTCTTTGAAGATGAAACCAATACTTGTCAATTGCATACAAACGATGATTATGTGGTTCCCGAATAAGTTGTTGAATACCATACTTAATATTATTTATTAATCTGTCATAATAATGTTGTTTTACCAAATAACCGGTGGTTGTCTGGCATTGATAAATTTGTATAGAATATTCATCTTCAACTTTATATGGCGGCATATTATTACCTGCAATTAAAACAACATCCCATGGTTTATCCGCATGAGTTTGTAAAAATCCGTTCATTTGACGTATAAAAAGTTCTGGATTTAAAAATTCTATGTCATCTTCACAAAGCAATACATGGGGCCAATTATTTTCTTTTGCGATTTTTAAACAACGTAAATGACTCATGCTACAACCGAGTGCGCCATTAGGTAGCTTGATTGCATTGAACCTTGTGGGGTTGACTAGCCCAACTGAATATAATTGTTTTTCAACGTGTAGTTTTCTATCAGTGCGATGTTCCAAATTAATGTATACTACATGATGAATATCAGAGATGCAAGTTATATTTTTTATATTAGTATTATTATTATTTATCATTTCCGTTTCCATTTCTAAATAATAATAAATAAAAAGAAAAGTGTTTAATTAACTTTTTTCCCAATTATAATATCAAAAATATTCTTGGGTTGTTTTGTTACCTACGAACCCCACCTAAACCAATATTTGCACTTGTTGTGGCGCGTGGTTTGATGCCTGCTAAACGGGCATACTCTGGTGAAAAAATGCCAGTATTTGTAGGTAATCGTTGCATTTGTTGTAGAATTAATTGTTGTTGTATTTGTTGTTGCTGGTTTCTCTCTTGCACAGTTGGATAATAAGGGATATTCTTCCATTCATTCGTTGGTATCGCCGTTTTAGATGTTGATTCACGGTCTGGAAATACTACTTTGCGAACAGGTTCTCTCAAATCATATTCATGGAATGTATCAAAATCAAAGCGAACCATGGTCATAAAAGATGTAACATTCACAACAAACAGTCTTTCATTGTCAACAACGTATTTATTATCAGCGGGATTCAACGATTCCTTGTCCATAGTAAACAACAATTTATGAATCGTTTTTAATCCATCTTGCCCATTGTCTGTTTTCATGCGCTGTGGGTCCCGCCGCGATACAATGCGCGCTACACCGTCAAATAACTGAAGAATTTCAGGACTGCCAATCGGGTAAAAATTTGAGCGGTCAATATGAAGTCCATAGGCTAAACAGCGTTTTTGTAAACAAGCATCTTCCATTCCCCATCCCCAATAATTGGGATACCCATTGATGGTTTCAAAATCGGCGCCTTTGATAACAACAATTCCTCCTAAAGCGGTTTCAAAGCCATAATAATGTTTGACGATTCCTTGTGTAGTGTCATAATCAAACAATTTATGAAAAGGCAACGTGTCAACATCATTGAAAATAAATGAAATATCTTTGTAATTCTCCGGATACTTTTCCTTGATTGCTAAAAACCCAATATTCTTCATGGCACCTCGGTTAAAATTTCTCGTATCACATTGATGCACAAACAAAATTTCATAATCAGTATGACCTTCTAGGATAAAGTCCATTTGCTTAGAAAAAAAAAACTTTTGTTGAATACGTTCTCTGTAAGGAACAATAAAAACACGTTTCGGATAGGATGAGGATGATGAGGAAGAGGTGGAGGTTGTGTCCATGTAAATATTAAAAGTATGTTATTTTAAATTTTAATATTTAATGCAAAAGAATATTAAATAATAAATAATAAATAATAAATATTAGTAAATGAATTGTATTTCAACTATTAAGGAATGTCGTATTTGTAAGTCGCAAAATTTAAAAATTGTAATATCATTAGGAGAACAATATATAACATCACGATTTCCAGTGTATGGAGATTTTACAACCCCAAAAACTCCCATTGATTTATGCGTTTGTCAAGAATGTAGATTGTTACAATTACTACAAACAACATTTTCATCCGAATTGTATGAATATGAATATGGTTATCGTTCTGGTATTAGTAACACTATGAGAGAACATTTGAAAAATTATCAATCAGAAATTTTGTCTATTGTAAATTTGCAAGCAGGAGATACAATTGTAGACATTGGTAGCAATGATTCAACCATGTTACAATACTATTCAAGCGATATTAAAAGAATCGGAGTTGACCCAACCGGAAGTCAATTCAAGGAATATTATGGAGATGTAGAATTAATTCCAACATATTTTACATTTGAAAATTTTACAAATGTTTATGGTGGTACTAAATGTAAGATGGTTTCCTCCATTTCCATGTTTTATGACCTACCAGACCCTGTTCAATTTGCTAAAGATATATCTGCAATTTTAGTTGATGATGGTGTTTGGACATGCGAGCAAAGTTATATGCCAACTATGTTGAAAACAAATAGTATTGATACAATTTGCCATGAACATTTGGAATATTATTCATTGCATCAAATTAAAGAAATTGCCGACAGAGCTGATTTAAAAATTATTGATATTAAATTTAATAATTGTAATGGTGGAAGTTTTAGAATTTATTTTGCAAAGAAAACTTCTACGTTATATAATGAGAATATTGAATTGGTTACAAAAATTTTACATGAAGAGATTGAAATGGGATTATTAGAAGATACTGTATTTGAGAAATTTATGATAGATTGTGACATGGAAGTGAACCGACTAAAAGATTTTGTGGATGTTGTTAATAAAAATGGTAAAAAGATGTATGTTTATGGTGCTTCAACAAAGGGAAATTGTTTACTTCAATATGCAAACCTTGGAGAATCAGAAATGAAATATGCTGTAGAAAGAAATCCCAAAAAAATTGGTAAAATGACAAACACTGGAATTGAAATTATTGGTGAAGAAACTATGAGAGAAAACCCACCAGATTATTTATTGGTTTTGCCGTGGCATTTTAGAGAAGAAATTCTTGTTCGTGAAAAGGCATTTTTAGATGCAGGTGGTCAATTTGTGTTTCCATTTCCTCATTTTGAAATAGTTGGTTCAAAACCCAAGTTAGTAATCACTGGATGCGATGGCATGATAGCACATTATGTGAAAGAACAATTTGTTGATTACAATTTATTTGGTTTCTCTCGTTCTGAATCACCTAGCTATGAAAAAAATGTAACAAATTTTTATTTTGACATGAATGAATCCAATGTTCTTGAACATACATTGTCCATTATTAAACCGGATGTAATTGTACATTTGGCATCTATTTCTAGTTCTCAATATGCGCTTGCAAATCCTATAGAAACAATCCATAGCAATGGATTATTAGTTGCAACGTTGTGCGATATTGTACACAAAAAGGGTTGGAACACAAAATTGTTTAATGCATCTAGTAGTGAAATTTACAAGGGTCATGTTGATTATGAAGTGAAAGAAAATGACCATGCCATGTTTCATCTTCATCCATATTCTATAGCAAAAATAATGGGTCATTCTATGGTTGATTTTTATAGAGAGACGTATGGATTACCATTTTCAAATGGAGTAATATTCACGACGGAATCGCCATTAAAGAAGCCAGTATTTTTATTGAATAAAGTTGCAGCTCATATTAAAGAGTGGAAGGCTGGAAATAAAACAGCATTGCAAGTAGGAAATTTGGATTCTCATAGAAACATTTTGCACGCGTCGGATGTTGCAAATGCGATTCATGTTATAGTCTCTCAAGAAAAGGGTGACACTTATTTGATTTGTAATAAGGAAAGTCATAAAGTGTATGATTTGGTAGTAAAACTATATTCAATTTCTGGAATTGAATTAGAAAAAAGAGATGGCGATGCAGATGGCGATACAGTGTTGATTGAAAAAACAAGTGGACTAGAAGTCGTTATAATTCAAGATAATCAATTGGGGAATGAATCAACTCCAATAAACATTAGAGGTGAATCTACAAAATTGGGGGAACTTGGATGGAAACCTTTGCTTTCCATTGAACGTATTTTATGTGAATTGTGAAAATAATAACAAATATTTCTGTTATTATTTTATTTTATATTATTTTATACTCAATATAGAAAAATACTAATGGGGGGGGGTGTGAAGTAAAACAGTTGATATTACAAACTATTGAAAAATTCATTTAAATATATACCAGTATCTATGTGAACTCTATTATCACTAATTTTTTTATCTAGAAAACCATTTTCATCTATACATTTATCATAAATATCAATAAAAATAAAATTATGAATCTTGCACATTTCTTTTAATTTTTTATTAAAATATAAAACATATGATTTTCTCTCTTCATCATTGCCTACAAATGGATAAAAAGGGTCTTCTTCTGTATTATGTCTTTGAATTGGTGGAAGAACATTGTATATATATACAATTAAATTATTAAATAAAGATTTATTTGCATTTACTGTTTGGAAATATTTTTCTACAATATTATCTATGATAGTTTCATATGTAGTATTTTCATTTACATGTTTGTGTACATGACATCTGCAATCAATTTCTCCAAAACAAAAAACAACAGAATCTCCATCTTTAATACCATGGTGTGATATATTTAAAATATCGGTGCCTCTCATACCAACAGTGTAACACAAAGTAGGTCCCAAATGATGCGATGTAACATCTCTATAATAAGATAAAGGTTTATTGTCTTGGTTAAATGTAAATGTGTATCCATTAACACAATGACTGTCTCCAAAAGTATGAATTGACATTTTATATATTTTATATTGTTTTATTTTTTATATTGTTTATATTTTTTTAATATTGTTTTATATTTTTTTAATATTGTTTATATTTTTTACTTGATTCTTTATGTATATCCGTAAACCCCGTTTCCTCTGTATAATGCCGTATATGATGGATATACTATTCCATAAAAAGATTCATGGAAATCCAAATTATTTTTTATTTTTAAAATATCAAATATATTATCCATAAATTGTTTTTCTGGACAAAATCGTAAATAATCATCATTGTTAAAGCTATTGTCTCTTGTTAAAAACTGATAAATGTCTATTTTTTCAAATATAGATGCGTTATATTTTCCATAAGTTTCCATTAAACTAAAAATTTCAGAAAATTCATATTTAGTAATAACAAAATGGTCATGTTCACATATAATTTTTTTATTAGTTGTTTCAAGACTATCAAATAATTGGTTGGTATTGTTTTTAAATACGGAATCTGGACGAATTTTTACAACATATTCATAGTTTGTTCCCGTTTCCTCTTGATAATTTTTCATAAGATTATATACTGTATATAATCTATATACCATAAACAATGCATGTGAATGATTTGGTAAATCAAAAAAGTCGTTTTTTGAAAACTCATCTTCGTAATATTTAAATGGTTTAATATCATTTTTAATAGGTCTTAAATACCAGTTTTTCTCATACAAAAATACATTTTTAATATTATCTTCTCCAAAAAAATCTTTCGCCTTTTGAATGTCTACATTGTCAGTTGAAATAAACACATCATAATTGTATTTCTCTTTAAATGTTTCATTCAAAAAAAAATTATTTATAGAGTCTAATACAATATTGTCATTTGTATAATCTGGATTTAAACCATTAACCCTCATTTGACCAGAAAACAAAATAGCTACTCTTTTTTTATCCATAATTTATATAAATTTATTATATAAAATTATTTATATAAAAATAATTAATAATATATATATTATAATTATTATGAAAATTATATCTTTGGGTCCAAATTGTGCTTCAAAAGCTATAATTGGTAATAGAACTTGTGAAAGCTATCCATTTGATTATGTATGTTCTAGTTTAGAAATGATAAGAGATTGTATTACTACAAATTTCGCTGATTTTTACGACAAAAATAAGTTAGTTGAAAACATAGAACATTTCCATGCAACCGGAATGAATAGTTATGGACATGAAAAATATTCTATTATGATTCAAACCCCTGAATTAATAAGACATCATACGGCATGTAATATTATTCCATACTCTTCAATAATTCTACATCATAATATTAATGATGAAGACATATACAATTCTATTAAAAGAAAGTGCAATAGATTTATGAATTTATTTAATAATAATGATAAGGTTTTATTTATATACACCATAGAATATATAATAGATAACTATAATTTTCAACAATTTGTAGATTTTTTAAATTTTATAAGGACTATTAAAACAAATACATATATATTAATTGTAATGAAACATTCATGTGAAAATAATTTTTGCTCTATAAGTGAAGGGTTATATATTTATTATTATACTGACAAAAAGGAAAATGTGGATTTTGATAATATAATAAATATAATAAATAAAATAGATTCAGTAAATTTAACTAATTTATTATGAAAAATCTTATATATTATTTTATTTATTATATAAAATAGAATGAAATTAATCGCACATCGTGGAAATTTGAATGGACCTAGTGAAAAAGAAAATTCACCTGAATATATAATAGAATCTCTTACATTAGGATATGATTGTGAAATTGATGTAAGATATATTGACGGATTATTTTTTTTAGGACACGACAATCCAGAGTATGAGATTGAATTAAAATTTTTATTAGACAATAGTGAAAAACTTTGGATTCATTGCAAAAATGTAGAAGCATTAGAATATTTATTAGACTTTCCATGCCTAAATATATTTTGGCATCAGGAAGATAACTATACAATCACTAGTAAAGGGTTTATATGGTGTTATCCTAAAATGAAAACAACTAAAAAGAGTATAATTTTAATGCCTGAATGGAATAATTTTGAAATCCCTACTGTTGGTTATGGAATATGTAGTGATTATGTAAATAAATTAATTAATTATAGTAGTGAAGTATCCAAATAGATTTGTTTTAATTATAAAAATGAATTTTATAAATTTTTATTAATTTTATTATTTTATTAATTTTATTATATTATTTAAATAATAAATTTATCACCAGGAACACTAGGAATTTTAATGCATATTAATTTACAATCCTCTAGAAATATTGGACATGCTATTATGTTTTTATTAAAAGTAAATACATCGCCTGTGTTTAATTCTATATTATTTATAATCATTTTGCCTTTCAATAAAATATTTATCTCAATTGACTCTCTATGATAATGAAAACCCCATTTTTCGTCTTTTTGATGGGTTAATACCCCAATTTCATATTCAGTTTCTTTTTGAATAGAAGGTTCAAAATTTCCAATTAACCAACCTCTCGTATATTTACTTAAATCTATTTCAGTAAATTTATTATCAATATTAAATACTCGTAAAAAATAAGCATCTTCTTTAAAAGTTAACAATTTTTGTTCTCCAGTTAAAAAAACATTCGGAGTATCAGTATCAGTACCTTTGTCTGTTATTTTTATTATTAACTCGTTATTTGTTATTACATGTTCCCCCTTTACTTTTTTTTCAATCTTAAATATTTTGCTGTATTTTTCCATGTTATTTATAGATTCAAAATCGGATAATTTGTTAATTAAAAAACAAGAATTTTTATTATAATAATTAAAATAGTCTTCTGGTTCTCCAACAGGATAAAAATGTTCCTCTTCACTTAATTGCGATGTTCCTATTGAATAACCACCTAAATCCAAAAGAGCTTGATAAGTATATGATAAATAAAATTCACCATTTGGAGCTCTAATATTATTGTGAAACAAGTATTCATAAGCGTCTATAAAATATTTACCTTTTTTATAATAATGCACCCCCACAAGAGCTTCTTTACTAATAACTTTTTTCTCAACAAATTCTACTGGTACATTGTTTTCAAAACGAACAAAACTATGTTTATCTTGTGAACCAATTACTAAATCGTATGTAGGTGTATATGTTAAAACACATCCATCATATTTTTCACATTCTATATAAAATTTATCAAAATTCCAATCTAGTATTTGATCAGAGTTTGATACAATTAATGGAATATCATTATTTATAAAATCTTTTGCAGTATAAACTGTGCTAGCAGGGCCTTCGGTCAGTTCCTTTACGCTTAATATTTTACAAGTATAATTATTTGTCAAACATATATTTTGCAAATAGTCTCTAAGTTTATAATCTAGTTCGTTTTCTTCTCTCAATATAAAAATAAAACAGACAGCTTTTATTGGCACATTTAATGTTACTATAGCTTTTTCAATCATTTTAACTAAATTTTTATCAATTGGTAATAAATATTTATTTTCTTGAAAACCATATTTTACAAAACGAGAACCTAAACCTGCCATTGGAATAACAATGTTAATTTCTGAAATATTATTTGTTATACTCATAATATCAATATATAGTAATAATTATTATTAAGTTTTTACGTAAAAATAATTTAAATATAAAATTTTATTAGTACTATAGAATGATATTTAAGAATGCGGTTTCTAGTGAAGAATACTTTATAGCGACTTACGATTTAGAGGGTTCTATTTCTTTGAGAGATGCAGCTTGGGAACTAGCCATTGGTCAAAGTGTAGGTAATCCAAATGTTAGAAATAAATGGGAGACAGATGAGTTATTTGAAAAATACTCTGCAAAGGTTATTGGAAATGAGGTAAATTTATCACAAGTAAAAAGAGGAATTGTTGATATTGCTTTTCCAATTGTAAATACAAACTGGAAAGAAGATGGTATTACACAATTGTTAGTTCAAGTTATGGGTGGTCAATTAGACATTGACAATATTAAATATTGTAGATTGTTGAAATTACAATTTCCAGAAGAAGTTAAATCTTATTTCTTGGGACCTAAATATGGAATTTCTGGAATTAGAAATTTTTTAAATCTTCATGATAAACCTTTATTAGGTGGTATAATAAAACCAAAAACAGGAATTTCTCCTGAATTATTGCTTAACATGGTAAAAGAGCTGGTTGAAGGTGGTGTTAATTTTATTAAAGAAGATGAAATTTTATCAAATCCTGATTTTTGTCCAATTTCTGAGCGTGTTCCTATGATTATGGACTATATTAAAAGCACTGGAAAAAAAGTGATATACGCAGTATGTATTAATGCGGACTTTCCTTATGTTATTGATAGAGTTAAACAAGTGTATGAATTAGGAGGAAATGGTGTACATATTAATTTTTGGAATGGGTTAGGTGTTTATAAGGCCGTAAGAGAGCTAGATTTACCAATTTTTGTTCATTTCCAGAAATCAGGTGATAAGATTTTAACAGATAAAACACATCGTTTTTCAATTGAGTTTAATGTAATTTGTCAATTAGCAGGAATGATGGGAGTTGACTTTATACATGCCGGAATGTGGGGCGGGTACAGTTCAACTGAAAAAGATGAGCTTAGTGAAATTTTAAATACATTACACGAACATAATGTAATGCCAGCATTAAGCTGTGGAATGCATCCAGGAATAGTAAATGCTATAAAAAATAATTTTGGTAATGAATTTATGGCAAATACAGGAGGTGCTATTCATGGGCATCCTGGTGGTTCTTTAAATGGAACAAAAGCAATGAGAAGTGCCATTGACCAAAATTTTGATTGTCCTGAATATAAACTTGCTATAGAAAAATGGGGTTTACATCCATCCTTAGAAAAATAAAAACAATAAAAAACAAACCTATTTAAATTTAAAACAGTATATATTTTATATTAAATGAATGTTCAGGTTTCTGTAGGAGAAGCAATTGATAAATTAAGTATTCTAGAATTAAAACTAAAAAAAATAAACAATGAAAATAAAAAAAAAGAAGTTCAAAAAGAAATAAATGCATTACAAGAATGTGAAAAATATAAAAAAAATGAATATTATTTATACTATAATTTGTTAATGTATGTGAATGAACAAATTTGGGACCTGACAGATATAATAAAAAGCATCACAATAGAAGATGCAAGGTTTGCTGAAATATCATATGAAATATTTGAATTTAATCAAAAACGTTTTAGAATTAAAAACTGGTATAATTTATCCGCATTATCAGATATAAAAGAACAAAAGAGTTATGCAGAATCTGTATGTAAAATATTTATAAAAGATGCAGATACTTTCTATAACAAACTTTCTGAAATAATATTTTTAGCTCTAGAATATGATACTATTATGATAATATCAAATATAAATGATGAAATAAGACAAATTTTAAAGATACCAACTGTTATTTATTCGGAAAGTGTAGGTGGTGATATTGATATTCATATAGATGCATATCAAATGAAAGAACCAGAAAATTATAGAAATATATGCATACCAAATTTGATAATAAAGACAAATAAAAAATAATAAAAATAACAAAAATAAAAATAACAAAAATAAAAATAAAAATAACAAAAATAAAATTTATATTTGTTATTTTTCCATGTTCAGTTAAATATGTCATATAACAAGAAAACCTAAACAGCTAAACAGCTAAAAATTTATAAACTCATTAATATCATGGATAGATTCCGAATCACTCTTAGATTTATCAGTTAAACACATAATAATTGTATTTTTTGTTAAAGCTTCGTATTCAATCCAATTCATAGTAGGAACATAAAAAGTTTCATTTTTATTTATTATAAATTCATGTTCTAGTAATTTTTTATTCATAATTTTTATTTTAATACCGCCTTCAATAACAATTATAAATTCATTAAAATTAACATTTGCATGAAACCCTCTTTTAAAAGTTGCTTCATTATTAATAATAATATTTTCATTGAAATTAACATAAAAAAACCTTTTTGTATCAAAATTAAAGTTATTAATGCAATGAAGCAACCCGGTTTTGTCAGTTCTTACAAAACACTGTAATTTCATTAGATTATTTTCAATAAAAAAACTTTTTATTGCATTGCAAATATAATCTATTTCATGAATTTCTAATTCTGGATACATTGGAAGAGAAAGAATTTCTTTTGCATTATCAACACAATTTTTAACATCATTTAAATCATATTGAAATTGTTTCATAGCATCTGTTTCTGCAACTGATATTGGATAATGAATTAAACATTGTATTTTTTTTTCATCTAAAAATTTTTTAAGTGCATCTCTGTATTTTGTTCTTATAACATATAAATGGTAAACAGGTGTGCAACCATTTTCAACCAATGGAAACTCTAAATCACCAACTTCGGCTAATTTATTGGCATAAATATTTGCATTTGTTCTCCTCATACTGTTCCACAAATCTAAATTCTCTAATTTAACATTTAAAAATGAAGCCTGGATTGTGTCTAATCTACTATTTCTACCTAGTATTTCATGATTATATTTAATTTTACTTCCAATATTTATCATTTTTCTTATTTTTTCATTATATAAATCATTATTTGTTCCAATTCCTCCTCCATCTCCATAAGCTCCCAAATTTTTTCCAGGATAAAAACTAAAACACGACAAGTCTCCAAATGTACCAGCTTTTTTACCATTCCATAAAGCTCCGTGGGCTTGAGCACAATCTTCAATAAGATACAAATTGTTATCTCTGCAAATATCCATTAATTTGTCCATATTTGGCATTAATCCATATAAATGAACTACTATTATAGCCTTTGTTTTTGATGTAATTTTTTGTTTTAAAAGTTCAATATCAATCATATGCGTTTCTTTAACAACGTCACACAATACCAATTTTACATTATTGTTTAATACACCTAAACATGTTGCTATATATGTATTCCCTTGCACAATAACTTCATCATCAGGAGTCAAATCTAAACATTTTACTGCAATTTCTAAAGCATCTGTTCCGTTTGCACAACCAATAAAGTGTTTAACACGTAAATACTCTGCAAAATTATTTTCAAATATAGTTACTTTTTTGCCATTTATAAAATCACAATTATCAAACAAAGAATTAAATTCTTCGGAAATTTTATCCTTGATACCTTCATAGTTTTTTTTTAAATCTACAAAGTTAATATTCATTAATAATATTTTATATTATTTATTATTTAAATATTATTATTAACTTAATTATAAATAATGGAATATATTAACAAAATAATAAACAATCCTTTATTAAATTTTGGGTTTGATGAAAATAATTATATATATTATCAAGAGTTATCATCAAAAAATGGAAAGAGATATGATTATATAATAAACAATAATGATGACATTAATGCATATTCCTCTCATTCCCCATCATGTTCAACATTATATGAAGTTATTTCTAAACTGGATATCACTGAAAATGATTCTATAATAGACATTGGTTCAGGGAAAGGATTTGCATTAGTTTTATTTTCTTTATTTAATTTTTCAAATATAACTGGAATTGAAATAAATGCCGCAGATTATGATGTGTGTGTGAACAATCTACAAGTATTAAAATTAGAAAAAAAAATAAATGTAGTAAAAAATGATTGTCTAAATTTTAATGAATTCAATAAATACAATTACTTTTATTTTTATAATCCATTTAATGCTGATTTATTTGATAAATTAATTAGCAATATTGTTGATGTTTGCAATCATAGAATTAGAATTATATATAAAAATATACATCATGAGGAAGAAACAATATTAAGAAAAAACAACTTTGTCTTGATAAAAGAAATCTTGGGAAAAGACAGAGCTTATAAAATTTATGAAAGATTATGAAAGATTATAAAATAATGCTATCATCACATTCTTTAAATTTTTTTGCAGGCACGCCAATGTATATATTATATTCTTCTGTATCTTTATTTACACAAGAACACATTCCAATAACGGTATTTTTTGCCACGACAAGACCGTCTTTTAAACAACTATTAACTCCAATATAAGAAGACGCGCCAATATTACACATTCCTGATATAACAACATGAGACGTTATAAATACATTATCTTCAATAGTACTATGATGGCCTATATGATTTCCACTCCACAAAATACAATTATTACCAATTTTGACTCTATACTGTATGACATTGTTTTCTAATATTAAACAATTTTCTCCAATTTCTTTTGTATAACATAATGCTTTTGAACTTATATATGAGATAAATTTGTAACCTTTTTGTTTTCCTTGATTAAATATTTTTTCTCTTAATTTATTTAAATTGCGTGCAGAAATTGGTGCAAATAAATAATATTCATTTGGATTGTATGTATTTTCAATATTTTCAAATGCAACAATAGGCAAATCTAAAAAATTATTGTTTGTGATATACTCTTTGTTTATTGTAAACGCAACAACTTCGTGTTCTGAATCGTCTCTTAAATAATAATATGCCAACTCAGAAATATTACCACAACCAAAAATAATCACTTTCATTCTAATTTTTATTTTTATTATTTTTATATTTAAGTTTTAATAAGGTATAATATAAAAATAAATTTCATTATTTACAATATAATGAAGTTCATTGCAAAAAAAACAATAGATGTTGTTTTAAGATGTCCAAGATTGTTTTTGTTTAAAGGGGAAACTTTTTTAATTGGTTCAGAAAAAATTAATAGTTCTGATGATAATACAATTTTGCAATATTGGAGTTGTATTTATAAATTAGATAATAACTTTGATATTTTGCCAGATTTTAAATATAAGATAAATATACCTTTACCTTTTGTAAATATTGAAGATACAAGCATTAGTTGTTGGACAAGAGACGTTAATGTTAAAAATGATAAAGTGTTTTTTAATGTTGAATTAAAAAAAAACATTGGCAATCAGTCATTTAAACATGATAATTATCTTTTTTGTACAGATAATTTTATTGATTACGTTAACGCAAAATCGTATACTGATTTTGACAATTATTTTTTATTTAAAGATATAACAATAAACGAAAAAGAATTGTTATTTTTATCATATATGTCAGCCGACGAAGAATTTCCCAACTTTTGTTGGGGTAAATACTTATTTGAAATTAGAATAAATAATGAAATTATAAGACCACAATTTGACAACTGTGTTAATTATAGTCTAGATAAAGGACACGTTCTACATGGACTACTAAATTTGGATAACAATGAATATTTATTTTTTTTTACAATTAGACACCTAATTAATAATGCTCCTGAATTTATATATAAAATGTATTCAGCCAAAACTAAAGATTTTACGAATTTTTATGAAACAAAAGAAGTTAGCTGCATTAATGACGTAAATGATGCCCAATGGTATTCATATCCAAGTTTATTTTTACAAGACAATAACTTTTATGCGGTAACAAACCAAGATGAATTTGGGAAAAATAAAAAAATAATGCTATTTGCGGTTGAATTATAAAATAAACTTTAACAAGTAAACATATGGAAGCTTATAATATAGTTACTTATACTGAGACATTTTTTGAAGAATGGGATAAATTTGTTGAAACTTCTGTAAATGGAACCATTTATCAAACTAGAAGATTTTTATGCTATCATGATAAAAAAAAATTTGAAGACACTTCAATACTTATATATAAAAAAAAAGAATTAGTTTGTGTTCTACCTTGTTGTAAAAATGGAGACAAATATTTTTCTCATAAGGGGGCAACTTATGGTGGTCCTGCTTTTTCTGAAAAAGTATATAATGTATTGGATTTGAACGATATAATAACTTTGATATTTCAACATTACAATAACAATATTGAATTTAGGATAGCAAATGCAATATACAATTCAAACAATAATGATATATTATTATATTTTCTTGGAAGAAACTTGTGTATTTATCCTGAATTGGCTTGGTATATTGATGTAAACTATGATATTGTTGAAAATATTAAAAATAATAGAAACAAACAAATATTACGTAAAATGTTGACAGATGAAAAAATTGAATGTAGAAAATTTGAAGATGATGCAGATTATATAGATTTTTACAATATGTTAAGCAAAAATTTATATGATAAGCACAAAACTTGCCCAACACATACAATGTATGAATTCATAAATTTCAAAAATATTTTATTAAAAGAACAAGCACTTTATTTATTAAAAAAAAATGGGACATTATATGGAGGAGTTTATGTCATTAAAACTAATAAGAAATGTTGGTATACTTTTTATATTGCAAAAAACTATGATATAAAAAACAATATGTCAATTGTTTATTTAATGAAACAAATACAAAGTGATGCAAAAAATGAAAAAGTGTATTATGTTGATTATGGCATAACCACAGAGAATTGTGGAGAAACATTAAATATTGGGTTGTCGGAATTTAAAGAATTTACTTTAGGCGGAAAATCAAGTTGTAGATATACAATTCTAAAAAAAAAATAAAAAAGAAAAAAATAAAAAGAAAAAAAATAAAAAGAAAAAAAATAGAAAGGTAAAAAAATAGAAGATGCGGTTTTAAATCTTCAAGAGTGTAAAAAATTTAATTAATGTAACTATATACTATATTAATGAAATTTGCTTATTTAGTAATGTTTGAGCCAAGAGCACTACATAGCACAATTCAAGGATTATATGATAATGTTATTAATCGTTATGACGCAGATATTTTTATATGTATGCAAAAAACTTTTTCGGATGATGAAGAACGATTAAAATTGTTTAATAAAAATGTTGTTTATACTGAATTGTATGATAAACCTAACCCATTTGAATATTTTGGTACTAATAATAACTTAGATGTAACAACAAATGAACAAAACTGGAAGACATATTCTAATTTACAAATTTATATTAACTATCATAAAATGGCAAAGGCTATTTTTAATAGTATTGATAACTATGATTATTTTATAATTTTAAGAACTGATACAACAATTTTATTTCCATTTCCGGATAAAGAACTTTTTGAAAAAATACCAGAAGCCATGTATTTTATTGATGCTGAATATGGCAAAAATTGGGGTGACCGTGGAATACCAACATTTATTCATAGAAATTATATATTAAGCCTGTTAAATAGTTATCATAATGTTATTTCTAATATAGAAAATAGACAAAACTTAATTGATATTATAAACCAATTTAGAATATTAGAAAAAGGTGGCGGGTTAAATCAAGAAAGATTTCAAAATATATGCATATATTTTTGCAATTTAAAAGAAAATATAAAATTAATAAAAGCTCTTAATTACTTTTTTACTGCATGTAAACATGATCATCAACATACAACATGGAGCATTCCTAAGATTCATGAAAAATATAATGTTATTTGTAAATATGAATTGCAATGCAATGAAGCATATGAAAATTACAATTTATGGTTAACAAATCCTAAATGGTGTTTTTACAATAATTCTATATGCATAAATTGTCACAATCAAAAAATATCTTTTGAATAAAAATATAAGTAATTAATTATTTATAAGGTTTACCCAATATTGAAGCGTAAGTTTTTCGTATCTAAATTCTTTTGTTGTAAACTCTTCTATAGTTCTGTCCAATAAATCTCTCGTTATATCTGTCCATTCGTGAACAACCAATACAGGCAAATCTTCAAACAATTTTTGAAAATTTGGCGCTTTAACTATTGGTATTGCCCCTAAACAAAGTGCTTCCCATGTGCGATGACAATCCATACCAACACCAAATGGCGAAAGAACAAAAGAATATTGTAGTATATTTTTCCAATTTTGGGTTCGTTTTGTAAAATCTTGATTTATAACAAGAAGTTCTCTAGGTATTTGTTCAAAAGCAGTTTTTCGTTGTCCAAATCTATCGTTGCTGCCTGTAAAATTAACATAAATGTTGGATAGTCTTTCATGAAATGGTTTCATTTGTTCTCGCATAGAAAGTAATATTCCTTCCTGGTCTTTGGGGAAATGTCGTTCTCCTTGTGTAACCCAACTATGTCCAGGATTATTTGAAATTGTATGGTAATCTAGTCCAATTGGTAACTGAACTATTTTATCGTGATATTGTAGTTGCGTATTTTGAGCAAACCATTTCAACAAATATGGATTGTTAACTAAAGTAGCTGTTTCGGATACAGCAAGTGCTTCTTTTGGAACACATAAATCAGAATCACCTGTTACTAATACAAAACGATGTCGTATGTTTGGAAGAACTTGTAAAACAAAAAACCTTAGTAAATCACTGCAAACATAAATAGACATACCATGAAACATTTTTCCAGACGTCAACATTTTACCTAAATATATAACATCATTATTACAACTTGATTGTGGTGTTAAAGAACGAAATGTGCAAGACTTTAATAAACCACGTGAACAAACAAAATAACATAGATTTTCCATATTCGTTACTTATATATTTTACTATAAAATATCTACAAAAACATTTTCAATATTTAGTAAGGGTTATACTAAATATTATTGTCTTTTATTTATAATATAATGAAATGTTGTATTTGTGGAGCCGTTAGAAATGTAGAAGGATATTTAGATAAAATTTTTTCTAATATAGAAAAAATTGGTACATTGTTTGAAGATTATGTGATTATTTTATATTATGACTCATCTAGTGATAATACTTTACAAAAACTTAAAGATTACCAGGCTCAAAACCCCAAACTTAAATTTTTTGTCAATAAAAAAATTGTTAGTATATGCAGAACCCATCGTATTGCAAATGCTAGAAATGGATGTTTACAAATGATTCGTTCAAATTACAATAACTATGAAATGTTTATTATGATGGATTGTGATAATGTTTGTAGCAATGATGTAAATATAAATGTACTAAAAAAATATTTATATAGAAATGATTGGGACTCCTTATCATTTAATAAAGCAAATTATTATTATGATATATGGGCTTTATCTATTAGACCATATATGTTTAGTTATCGCCATTATAAAGATAAAGGTAAAGTATTAGGTGACATGCAAAATTATATCACAGATTTATTATCAAAAGTTCCACCCAATGGACTATTAAAATGTGCATCCGCCTTTAATGGGTTTGCAATTTACCGAACTAACAAATTTTTGAATTGTAATTATGATGGAAGACTTAGAGTTGATTTAATTCCAAAAAATTATTTGATTAATAATGGAATAGTAACTAATCAAACTATAACAATAGACCCCAATTTTGGTTCGGAAGAATCTATATACGAAGACTGTGAACATCGTGCTTTTCATTTAGAGGCTATAAACAAAAATGGAGCACGCATTCGCATTTCACCCGAAATTTTATTTTAATCAGCTAATTAACTAATTCACTAATTAACTAGTTGCAGAGTACTTTTTCAAAATAACCGCAGGAACCAAGTCATCCTTCAGCTTTTCAATTTTCTTAAAACATTTGTTGATTGTCACTTCGCTAATTTCACTCACATTCTTGACATCTCGTTTACTAACATTGAGTTTGCATATTTGAGCAATAAAGTAGACAACACCTGCTGCAATGGAATGTGGAGTATTTTCAGGCATCAATCCTAACTTCTCAATCTTCATAGAAATAAATTGGCTCACCTTGGTAAGTTCTGAGTTGATATTCAGTTTTGAACAATACCTTTCAATAAATGCTTCTGGCTTTGTTCTACAGAAAGACGTCTTTTCATTATTCTCCATATCCTTTTCTAAATTGTTGATAATCAATTGGGCATTTTTACATCCCTTTGTTGCGCTTGTAACATCTAAATGAAAGATGGTTGCAATCTCCTTGGCTGTTCTTGGATAATTATTAATGCGGCATGAAATATAAATGGACGCTGCCAAAATACCGTCGCGATTATCACCTCTAAATGTGAGGTCATATTCGGAAATCTTTTTATGGTATCTAACTGCATCATCTATAATCATCTTTGGCATACCCGCATTCTGTGACATGATTGTAATTCGTTGAAACTCGTCATACTGTGATTTTTCTTTATAAGGCATTGATTGCCACTCGGTATATCGTCTTATTTTTCGCATTTCATAAGATGTTGAACCATTACATAAAACTTTACAACCAAAGGAGGATTCTTGCAAAAGTGGGTTGATTGGCATGCCACATCGGGTTGGGTCATTTCCATGATTATCATCTGCACCATAATACCTCCATTCAGCAGTTTGGTCCACAATATCCTTATATATGATTCCACATTTGGTGTTTGTACATGTCAAAAATCCTTCCTCTGAAAATGCTAAATTAAAATCACACCGTTCACATTTTTCACGGTCTCCGCAAACTCTATATATACACTCTAAAGGTACAACTACCCCTGGCTTAGAATTATTGGGAATCTGAGAATCAAAAACATTCCATAATTCTGCTTTATTTTGTTTTTGTTGTTGGTTATCTTTTCTTTTTTTACTTTGTTCTTTACTCATTGAATATTTATCTTTTTTAATTAGTAATATATTTTTAATTCAATTTTATTTTATATTTTTTATTCATAGTATAGTATAGTATAGTATAGTATGGGAAATAGTATATCATTATATTCAAATATTCAAAGAGGTGGTCAAGATAGAGATAGAGATGGAGATGGAGATGGAAATGACCAAAGTTCTGAAGAACATATTGTTACACTATTTGACACATTAGACTTTATTGCAACCTATTATATCTTAACAACGGATTTTACAAGTTTAAGTCAATTACATGAAAAAAAATATTGTGAAGATTTGGTTGTTTTAACATCGGATATCATTGATAAATATTTTACTGATTTAGAAGTTGAAGGATTAGCTCAACGTGTAGAGTCGGGTGCTGATGAAAGTAAAAAACTTGTTTTTTATAAAAAATCGGATATAGATAAACTAAACATTCCTGATGCTGAAACAAAAAAAAAGTATTGTAATGATATTGCAAAATTTTATATTAAAATCGCACATATTTTTGCTGCTATTGTTACAACAATTAATCCAGTATACACATACAAGAATATGTTTGGTGTTACTGTAAAACGTACTTTAATGCAAAAGTCATCTATACCTAGTGGAGTAGATGTAACTGTTAGTAAAATTAATTTATGTAGTGAGAAAATTGATGCACTGCAGGGAAAAAATCCAATCAACTTGGATGATATTGATATTGAGGAAGACATGGATGCGACAGCAGCAGAAGAAGATGAACCCGAGGCAGAAAACCCTGTCGTTGAAGAAGAGGAACCCCTAATTGCTGAATCAGAGCAGTCAAAGAGAGAAGACCCTACAGTTGAAGAGATTCATAGTCAAGATGGTGGTCAAAAGAAAATTAGTATTCATCCCGAAATATGCTCTGTAAATTTAGACAAAAATGATGAAACTAATTATTTAGATGAAGAACCGGGTATACATGAATTGATTGATTTATATTTTGATGGTGAATATGACTATAAAACAGGTAAATTTCTTGGCATGACACCAGAAACTGAAAAACAGTTCCAACAAGATTTACAAAGTTTTTATTTAACTTTTACAGATGAAAAAGAAATGCCTGCGGATATAAAAAAATTTAGTGACATTAAAATGCGTGATTACAGTGCAAAAAAAATTTGTAAAACGCCTCAAAAAACATATACTGGAACTTATAAAGATAAGTTATTTTACGAATATGCACTTAATTTAAAAAATATGATTCAATCTGTGAATCAAAAACAAAATAAATTATTGGAAATTATAAATAAATTATTTACATACGCTGTAGACCCAGTTACAAAGAAAGATGTTATACGTATTAACCCAAAATTAACTGAACATGAACTTCAAGATATTGTTGTTGAAACTAGAAATTTAATTATTGAATTATACCTAAAATGCGAAACTGATTTTGTAGAAGGTGTCAAAATATATGAAGCAATTGTTGAAAGTCAGATTTTTGAAACAACACAAAAACATATAGAACAACTTGAAAAAGAAAAGGAAAAATTAATAGCACCTAGTAAACCAGAACCACCAAAAGAAACAGATGATGAGACTAAAGAAACAGATGCTGAGACTAAAGAAACAGATGCTGAGACTAAAGAAACAGATGCTGAGGCCAAACACGCAGAAACAAAAGAAACAGATGCTGAGGCCAAAGACGCAGAAACAAAAGAAACAGATGCTGAGACCCAAGACGCAGAAACAAAAGAAACAGATGCTGAGACCAAAGATGAGACTAAAGATGCAGAAACAAAAGAGGAAAAAATAAAAGAACAGTAATATTGTTTATTTATGTAATAAATAATATTATGCTAAATCAAATCAATTTAAGCGCGGGATGCAGCGGCAGAGGCGGCACGAGCAGCGGCGGCGGCACGGGCAGCGGCGGCGGCAGCAGAACGGGCAGCAGCGGCAGAGCGGGCAGCCGATGCACCTCGGGCAGCGGAGGCAGCACGGGAAGCAGCAGCAGATGCAGAGCGAGCAGCGGATGCAGAACGGGCAGCAGCGCGAGAAACTGCAGCAGAACGAGTCTTGGATTGACCACCTTTTCGGTGCTTACGATGATGACGACGAGTAGCCATTTATATATATATCTAACAAAAAAAAATAAATATTTGGAAAAATATAAAATAAAATGTATAAAAAAATATAAAAAAATATTCCTAAATAGTTTTACACATTAAAAACTTTGAATTCCATAAAATAAATAATATACGATAATTAAAATAATTATAAAACTAAATAAGGAAGAAAACATGTTAGATATTCCTAAAGCACTATTTTGCGAAGTTATCAAGGATTGTAAATTTACATAAGAAATAAGGTTTGTTGCTGTTACAAATTTAATAAACAAAGGTTGAACTATACTACTTATAATTGAAGTGACTAAATCTTTAAAAGCATTTGCAATAGCCATAGATGCAGCAAATGTAATAATTGTTCCTGTTTTTGTATTTAAAAAAGCTTTTATATTTTCAATAAATGTTTGTTTTTTTGTTGAAGGTTGTTGTGGTTGTGGTTGTTGAATTTGTGCTAAACTTTGTGGTGGTGGTGGTTGTGACATTCCAGCATTATTATCTGTTATTGGAAAAGTGTACATTTGAGGATTATTGTTAATATCCATTCTAAATTATTCTGATATTTTATAATTTTATAATTTTATTTTTGAATTTTTTCAGTTAAAGTGCTAAGTCTTGACTTCACTCTTTCAGCTAAACTTACTTTCTAATGTATGTAACAATTCATCATTATATACTAAATTACCTTGAGGTTTATACGATGATATTGGATTAAACTTTTTCTGGTTTTGTGTTTTGGTGGATGATGATGAATTTGTACTTTTGGGTTTAAACATAAAATTGTCTTCTTGTTCTTGTTGACTGTCGGTAATCATTTTATCACCTATTTGATTACCATTTTCGTCTATAATAACACCAGTTTTTTTCTTTATTTCATTTCTAACATACGATGGTACAAAATGTTTCCATGAAATCATTAATGTATTTGGATGAATATATCTAACATTAAAGTTATTTTCCTTTAATTTGTCTACTAAATAGGCAATACATGCTGCTTGGTCATATTTTGGAATTCCAATCATAATTTCTGGAACAACAAACCAACAAAATTGTTCGTCCATCTTTTGTCTAGCCGTTGTTTTTATTCTTACATGAATTCGGTTTAATAATTTATTATATAATGCCAATTGATTCAAATCATGTTGTCTTTTTCTCTCGTATAGTTCATCAATGTTGAGTTTTTCTGAAAAATCAGCAACATTCTCTAGAGTAAAAATATTTGCCATATGTTTGTTTTACCTATGTACTAGAAAATATTTTTTGTGAAAAAATGCAATGAATTAATACACATACTATAATTATTTAAATACTATTTCTAGTTTATAATATAAATTATAAATGACCATTAAACATCTAGTTATTCCAGGAGGCGGTCCAACTGGTATACAGGCATTAGGTGCATTGCAACATCTTGAACAAAACGGATTTTGGAATATTAATGATATTGAAACTATTTATGCAACATCAGCTGGTGCAATTTTAACCGTGTTGATTTGTCTAAAATTTGATTGGCAAACTATTAATGATTACATTATTAAACGCCCGTGGCATGATGTGTATCAAATTAAAGTAAACCAGATTTTTGAAGCTTTTTCTAAAAAGGGTCTTTTTGATAAAAATATTGCTGAAATTTTTTACAAACCTTTTTTTCAAGCAAAAGATATCTCAATGGGAATTACGCTAAAAGAGTTTTTTGAATATACAAAGATTGAAATCCATTTATTTACTCTTGAAATTAATCATTTTGAAATTGTTGATTTGTCATATAAAACTCATCCTGATTTGCCTGTGCTGACTGCAATACAAATGTCATCAGCAATACCAGTGTTAATATCGCCTGTTTGTATAGATGATAAATGCTATGTAGATGGCGGAGTTGCATGTAATTATCCAATCAATCAATGTATTTTACGTGCAGACAATATAAATGAAATATTTGGTTTGCGTAATAAATATATTACTAATCGTGATGATACCGTGAATGGTGAATCTACTATTTTGGAATATATAATGAATTTTATTAGTAAACTAATAAATAATATTACTTTACGAACGGAAGAACAAAAAATTCCTAATGAATTAATACACGAAACTGAAATTATGAATTTATCAAATATTCAATCTACAATATCTTCAAAAGAAACAAGACAACAATTGATTGAAAGTGGAATAGAAACTGCAAAGATATTCCTTTTGGCTCAACCTTTTCCAAAGGTTGATTTGGCTCAACCTTTTCTAAAGGTTGATAAGGTTGAATTAGACGACAGTGTTCAGGAATTGGGATAATGTATCTTTGCTTGGTTTTGCATCATAATCAATGATTTGATTGTCTTTGATTAATTTAATTGTAGGGTAACCTTCTATTTTGTATGTGTTCATCATTCTCTCAACATCGGGTGACTCATTAGTGCAATTTACCTCTGTAAATAGAATGGTATATCCATTAATTTGTGTCCCGTCATATTCTGCTTTCACTTGTTCCCATTCAGGTTTGGCGGTTTTGCAATGAGGACACCAATCTGTATAAAATAACATTATTTCTGCTTCTTTCCCATTGGAATTAGCAGCTGCACTTCCAACAGGTACTTGTTCACGATTTGCTTTGTACGTTGGGTTCAACTTAGGGTTGATAAAATTTGAATAAATAAAATATGCAATTACTGCTAAAATAATAACCAAGATAATGACACCAATTGTAGTCCAGCTAAATGCACTACGAATACCACCGCCGGTATTTGCCATTAAGGAAGGAATTCCTGCTCCAAATCTACCACCATTTCTATTCATCATTCTTATTATATATATTGTATCAAGAATAAATTAGTGTTGTGCAAACGAAATAAAGAAAATACAATACATATTAAATAATAAAAGAATGCTTTTTAGGAAACATGATGGTTCTATTATTGAAATTAAAAGGACTACGTATAAAAACGATTCTATGTATTATATATCCTTAATCAAAACACTTGGTCATGAATCCAAGAAAGAAGAAATAGAAGACTCTAAATATAAAAATAAAAATAAAAATAGCTATTCAAGTCAAGCCATTACAAAATTACTGGATAATTTTTGTTAGTGAAAATTTTTATATTCGTTTAATGTAATAATGACTTTAACGCATAAAACTATTAAAAATCTGGGAAAAAAAACAGAAACTAAAATTAATAAAACAAAAACTAATAAAACAAAAACAAATAAAAGAATGGCTAAGCATGTTTACAATAAAGAAGAATACAACAGTGGAGACGGTATGTTAACTACTGTATGGGGACCAAGTGTTTGGCATTTTTTGCACACGATGAGTTTTAATTATCCAACAAATCCAACCCATGAACAAAAGGAACAGTATAGAAATTTTGTTTTGAGTTTGCAACATGTATTGCCATGCAAATATTGTAGAATAAATTTAGTAACAAATTTTAAACAAATGCCGCTTACCATGGGGCATATGAAGAACCGAGAAACGTTTTCAAGATATATTTATGATTTGCATGAGTTGGTAAATAAAATGTTACATAAAAAATCTAATTTGGCATTTTGTGACGTGAGAGAAAGATATGAACATTTTAGAGCTAGATGCACTGACGAAAAACCCAAATTGTTCAAATATAAAAAATTAAATAAAACACAAAAAAATAAAAAAGAAAAAGGGTGCACCGAACCCTTGTATGGAAAGAAATCAAAATGTATTATTAAAATTGTTCCTCAAGACGAAAAAGGAGCAACTTTTCAAATGGACAAACAATGCGTTAAAACAAAGGGGTAATATTTATGTTTTATTTTTCTTGGTTTTACGCTGTTGTTTAGTTTTACGCTGTTGTTTGGTTTTACGCTGTTGTTTAGTTTTACGTTTTTTGCCACCATTTTGAGAATTTGCATAGACATCTGGGTTTCTTCTACTTCTACTAGTAGTTTCGTGTCCATTTTGAAGTATACCATGGTCCCATCTACCAACAAACTCTCTTCCATCAGGACTTGTGTACACACCACGACCGTGCTTGACACCCTTATTCCATTCACCGTCATATATGGTACCATTACTATGGGTCATTTTTCCACGACCATCTTTACTATCATTACTCCAATTACCCTCATATATAGAGTTATTTCTAGTATGTATTCCAAAACCATGTCTTTTACCTTTAAGAAATGAACCTTCATATACTCCTAAATTACCATAATCCATCCTACCTTCACCATCTGGAAATTTACCATCATTTGTTAATTCACCTTCGTACTGATAGCCAGTAGGAAGATTTAATGTTCCAAAACGTCGTTGGTCCATTTGTACATAATATTTAGATTATAAAAAAAATATTATTTACTTTGCCACATTTTACATACCAAAGGACGAGAAATCACTTAACACTGGTGTAGGCAAATAGTTGTCATTGATGGCATTATAGTTGGGGACTTTCTTGCATTCAAAGCTGGGTTCAGGGCACCTAGCACATGCTGGGCATGGTGGGCATTTTTCTTTACGAGGACAAGCTGTTGACGTTGGGCAAGCAGGACAAACAGGTGGAACAACTTCTGATTTTAAAATATACAAATCCTCTTGTCCTGGAGGAATCATTTGATAAGGAATACCAGGAGGAAGAGAATTATTGTAATATTGGTTGTTATATTGGTTACTAGTTCCTGCAAAGGTGGGTCCCGCTGCAGAAAAATCACTGTAAGGATACGCGCTATATCCATACCCGGTTGTGCCGGTACCTGGGTTGCTAGTTCCTGAGCTGGATTGTTGGTTATTATTGTAATTATATGTATAGGTATTTGCTGCCGTGTAAATTGTTGTATTTCCATTTGGTTGTGTTTCTTCAATTGCGTATTGACCATTGCTTGCTGTGAAAAGTCTAGCACTTCCTCCATTAGGACCATAAAATGTTTGATTCGCAACTTGACTCATAATACTGCTTATGCTGCTTGCAAAAGTTGGGTTTGTTGTTGCTGATGTAGATGTAGTGCTGGTTGGCGATGTGCTTGATGATGTTGTGTTAGATGAAGACGTGTTTGATGATGTTGTGGACGGAACATTGGTTGTGTATGTTGTTGTTTGTCCAGTGCCACTGAGCACTGTAATTGTATAGGTTCCATCACTATTTTGTGTAAACTTTGCAGAGCCTCCATTAGGTCCATAGTAAATGAGGGGACCAGATGTTCCACTGTAGTGGTCATAGTTATCATACATTCCACCGCTTGGAATAACATTGGTTGACATTGAGTTTGATGAAGCATCTACTGACACACCAGAATTTAATTGCACAATATTATCTGATAATGTAAACCCCTCTTTATTACAGTTTCCTCCTAAAAAAGAACAAAGTATGAGTCCTGCTATTAAAATTATTAAAAGTAATAATGCACCATTTTTAATTAGATTCATTGTATAATCTATATAGTGAAAAAATTTAAAATAATAAATAATTGATTTTGATTTTTGATATTTGTTTTAATATTACTCATAATTATAATGACGGACACCGAGATAGAGACAAAACCGGAGACAGACTCTGTAATAAAAACAAAAATTCCAAGAACAAAACCAGAACCATTATTAAAATATTATTTGGAAACTCCTTCAATTTGTGAAATTGGAGTTGATGAAGTTGGGCGCGGTCCTCTTTTTGGAAGAGTTTATACGGCTGCTGTAATTTTACCTAAAGATGATACTTTTGATCATTTTAAAATGAAAGATAGTAAAAAATTTCATTCTAAACAAAAAATTAATGATGTTGCGCAATATATCAAAGATAATGCGATTGCATGGGCTGTCTCTTATGAAGATGAACAAACTATTGATGAAATAAATATTTTACAAGCAACTCAACGTTCCATGCATAAATGTATTACAGAGGTGTTACAACAAACTAAAACTACAATACAACCAGAAGTAATTCAATTATTAATTGATGGTAATTATTTTAATTCGTATGTAACATATAATCATACAAGGAAAAAGTTGGTAACATTAAATCATATATGTGTTGAAGGAGGTGATAATAAATATTCTTGTATAGCAGCTGCGTCTATTTTAGCCAAGGTAGCGAGGGATACCTACATTGAAGAACTCTGTTTAGAACATCCTAAGTTAATTGAACACTATAATATTGACAAAAATAAAGGGTATGGTGCCAAAAAACACCTGGATGGAATCAAAGAACATGGTATCACTCCTTGGCACAGAAAAACATTCGGTATATGTAAAAATTATTAGAAGATTTTGGTATTATAGTCAAATACAGTAAAATAAAAAATTGAAAACTCTACTATCGCATACAACATACAATCAACATATATCAACAAATATCATAAAACAATGCTAGTTCTTATCTTTGATACTGAAACCAATGGTCTGCCAAAAAATTCTAGAGTGGAACCAAATTCATTTAATTTTCATGATTGGCCACATATTGTTCAGCTTAGTTATTTATTATATGACACTGAATCCCGTGAAATTATTATGAAGCACAATTATATTATTCGTGTTCCAAAAGATGTTATTATAACGGAAGAGTCTATCAGATTTCACGGAATCACCAATGAGATATCCGAAAAAGAGGGTGCTCCTATAGATGGTGTCTTGACAAGTTTTTACAATAATTTTAAAGTGGCTGACCTTGTAGTCGCACATAATGTGGAATTTGACAGAAAGGCTATTCTTGCAGAAATTTACCGGGTTGCAAGTATAAAAACGAATACAACTCAATTGAGAAATATGGCAACAGATATTGGCTGTGCGAAAAAGTATTATTGCACGATGCAAGAAGGTATTGAATTGTGCAATATAACGGCATTCACCAAAATTGAAAAAAAAGAGTTTAAAAAGTATCCTACCTTATCGGAACTTTGCAAACATTTATTTGGTTATGTACCGAATAATATGCATAATGCAATGAATGATGTTATCGTGTGTTTTCAATGCTTTTATAAAATGAGATTTGGTAAGGACATTTGTAGAGAAAATACAGATATGGGTTATTTTGTACAACAGCTCATGTAATTAATATAAAATACCTAAATTGCATTATCTTGTATTGTGTTGGTATAAACAAATCAATAAAAAATTGATTTTTTATTTTATAAATTTTTATAATATAAAAGTATTTTACTATGGAGCAGTTTAATTCTAGCGAAATTGTTTACCATAATCGCAACGGTAAGTGTGCTTTTTATTCCTATGATGGTCATTTATATGCTGGAACATTCCCTCAAGCATGGGCAAGACAATACGCACCAAATTCTGGTCCCAAAGATTGTAGATTATGTGCCGATATTGGTTCTTGGAATGGTGTCTTTCTTGGTTATTGTGTGAATTGTGCTTTTTATAAATATAAGGGGAATCGTGGAAGGGGTTTACATTATTATGGAAAAGAAACAACGGATAAATATATGATAAAATTTCCCAGTATTTTTGATACGTATTTGAAAGATGTTTGCATGGATGATATCGGTGATATTACTATTGTGGACACTGCTTCTATTATTGAATTCATCAATCCATTGAAATCATTCTTTATACCAGAAAATACATCAACTGTAGAAGAATATCATAACAACCTTCCTAGTGACGACGTTGATGTTGACGATAATGATTATGAAAAAGTGAATGCATTTTATGATGAGCTTGCATCATCTCAAAATGAAAATGAACATGTAGAAGATGACGTTTATGTTGGGTTTCGTGGGGGTACAACATTTTGCACAGGTTACGACGGTGGTTATGAATCATATTAAATCTGGGATTGGATAGGGTTGGGTTTGTTGGGGTCGGATTTTATTTACGCAGAGCACATTTCACAAATATCATGTTCATTGTTCTCTATTGTTGATATTGTTTCATTTGTATCATTTTTTTCTGGTTCCACTGTAAACTGTTGTGCTTGATGCTTTGCCTTCCTTCGTAAATAATAAATACCTGTTTTAAGACCTTGTTTCCACGAATAAAAATGCATAGAGGTTAATGTATTATAATTTGGCTCTTCTAACCATAAATTTAAACTTTGACTTTGACATATGAAAGCACCTCTATCCGCAGACATATCAATTAAATGTTTCATTGGCATTTCCCAAACAATTTTATATTTGTTTCGGATATGTTCTGGTATCATTGTTAACTGTTGAATACTTCCCTTATTCGCAATAATATTGTTTTTGATTTTATCATTCCAAATACCCAACTCTATTAAGTCTCGCATCAAATAATTATTGGCAACTACAAATTCACCAGCCAATGTGCGTCGGCTATAAATATTACTTGTAAGTGGTTCAAAGCATTCATTGTAACCCAGAATTTGTGATGTACTTGCAGTTGGCATGGGTGCAAGAAGAAGTGAATTTCTTATTCCGTGAGTGATAATAGATTCCTTCAATGTGTCCCAGTTATAGCGGTCGGATGGTGTGACATTCCACATGTCAAATTGTAAAATTCCTTTACTTGCAGGCGAACCCTCAAATGAAAAGTAAGCACCGCTATGTTGAATGGATAGGCTGTATTTATTTGAAAGTCCACTTGTTATTCTAGTTTGGTCGGTTATAAGGTTACTCATGTCAACATCTTTACTATATATTTCTTTATGTCGGATTGCTAATTCATTACTGCGTTCTAGAGCTGCATGATAAATCGTTTCAAAAATGTTCTTATTTATTGTTTTTGCTTCTTCGCTATGATATGCAATATCCATAAGAATAAACGTGTCTGCTAATCCTTGCACTCCAATGCCGATTGGTCTATGAAGCAAATTGCTGCGTCTTGTTTTTTCCGTTGGATAAAAATTAATGTCTATGACACGATTTAAGTTGGTCGTGACTACCTTTGTTACTTGATGAAGCTTATCATAATTAAACTCTTTTGTTACCGGGTCTACAAAGGCAGGAAGTGCAATAGATGCCAAGTTACAAACAGCGGTTTCATTCTCGTCTGAATATTCTATAATTTCAGTGCATTGTGATGTAATTATTCCATTAAATATTCCTGCATGTTTTTTAGGCTCATTAAAACAATACGTATCATCTATTCTACCTGTTCTTACAACCTTACTAATTTTAACAGACTCCTTTTTTGTTCCATCAACATTTGTCCATTCTATAATTGCATCACCCGTTGATAAATCAGATGCATTGACAATTTCAACAGTTTCTTTTTGAATATAAAATTTATGATATGGTGTACATTCTAATACACAACCATCGCTGGTTTCTACTGTTAATAATTCTTGATTTTCTCCGGTTTTAAAAACTGTTACTTCGCTAAATTCTTCTCCATTCCATACATTTATTTTTTGTCCGTTCAATGATTGAATCTCGCAGTATCCTTTATCAGTTAATATCTGAGTTTCTGGTGCTACACATAAATTGCTGCTCTTTATGGTGCCAATATTTTTTTGATTAGATTTTTTATTCGCCGCGTCTTTATACAAAATATATGGTGTACCTGTTTCCATTTGAGCGTCCAAAATTTTAAACCATAACTCACGTGCATTTATCTTTTTTCTACAATTGCCTTCGGTTTCATATTTTTCATATAGTGTCTTAAAATCGTCACCATATACGTCCGACAAACCTGGGCATTCATGTGGGCAAAACAATGTCCACTTACCATTTTCCTTGACACGCTCCATAAATAAATCTGGAACCCAGAGAGCATAGAATAGGTCACGTGCTTTCATTTCTTCATCGCCGTGGTTCTTCTTCATTTCCAAGAAATCCTCCACATCAGGGTGCCACGGTTCCAAGTAGATTGCAAACGAGCCATTACGTTTCCCGCCCTGGTTAATAAATCGTGCAGTATCATTAAAGACCTTTAACATGGGAACAATGCCAGTTGACTTTCCATTTGTACCACGAATCAAAGAATTGCTTCCGCGAATGTTATGAATATGCAGTCCAATACCACCAGCCCATTTGGAAATATTTGCACAATCCTTCAGTGTGTTATAAATTCCCTCCAAACTATCTTCTTCCATCGCAATTAAAAAACAAGAACTCAACTGTTGTCTAGGTGTTCCAGCATTAAACAGAGTTGGTGTCGCATGTGTAAAATATTTTTGCGACATTAAATCGTACGTTTCTTTAACAGCATGCATATTATTACCATGAATTCCAATTGCAACACGCATCCACATATGTTGCGGTCGTTCAAGAATTTTATCTGCGACCTTAAATAAATATGCGCGTTCCAGTGTTTTAAATCCGAAATAGTCTATTAGATAATCTCTTGAGAAATCAAACATTGGTTCAATATAATTTGCCATCTCTATAGATATCGTATACAAGTCCTTATTTACTAGCGGACTGTGATTACCATGCACATCCTTAAATTCATACAATTCTTTAATTATTTCATAAAAACATGCTCTCGTATTTTTCTGATGATTGGAAACCACAATGCGTCCTGCCAAAACGCCATAATCCGGGTGTTGCGTTGACATCACCGCACATTGTTCTGCAGTTAACTCATCTATTTTTGTAGTGGGAATTGTATCATACAACTGGTCAATAACTTTCATCACCAAAGAAGAATAGTTGATTTGGATATTTGCCTCTTGGCCGAGTTTTTTAACTCTAGCTAAAATCTTATCAAACGAAATATCCTCTAATTGCCCATTACGTTTTGTCACCCGCATATCTATTTGAGTCTCCGTCATTGTGTTACTATAGTATAGAAAATAAATTCTAAATCAATATAGTTAAAAATAATTATAGACAAAAGTATTTTATCAAAAATCAAAAAAAAGAAAACAAAAATCAAAAAAAGAAAAATATAAAATATCCTAGATATATAAATGACTGCAATAAATATAATAAATAAAATAAAAAATAACAAGGGTATTAGTTTTTTATTCATCTTCTTGATTGTAATTATCCTATCCTCTTTTGTATTTCATGGTGCAATGTTTGAAGGATATAGTAATTATAATTTAGCGAATCCTGGAAAATATCCAACTTCCGAAGATTTGCCACTTTTAACGAAAAGTTATCCTTTTACAGGAAGAAAAGACGTAAGCAAAAACAATTACAATGATATCTGGTGGAACTATCCAATATTTAAAGTGGGTTCGTATGCTCAGGTTACAAATAATTTAAGATACCGTAAAAACCCAGATGACGGCACTTGCATACGAGCAGATTTTTGTGGTGCGTTGTATAAAGACAAACAATTGCAATCCAATGTTTCCAAACCATTGCCCCCTGCACCATTGGTTACTGCTAACTCAGTTCGTGTTAATTATTATACAACGGATTCAAATTTATTACCGGGACAGCCTCTTGGCCCCGAATTGCAAGCATATTAAACATAATAAACATAATAAAAAGTAATATATTTATATTGAATTATAATCACAATATATTACTTTTCAATCGTTTTATTTATTAAAACTTCTTTGGCTATATTTCTAATTATTTTGTCACGTTTTTTATTGTCATCTTGTAAAGTTGAACCTCCCATGGATTCAATCAAGATATTATGATATTCAAGATGTTTCTTGGAATCGGTGTTATCAGCATCTGGGTTTTCCTCATTCCATTTCGGTATTTGTTTTATATTTTTACATTCTACTTGTTTAATAGCACGTTTAATTTTATTGTTTTCTCCATTCTCCTTTTCCCATGAATTCTGGTCTTTTACATATAATGTTTCTCTCTTCAAATCACTACAATGAATAGGTCTTTTGAAGACATCTAATTCCCTCAGGTTTCTAATGAATATCTTGCTCATACCTTCCACATAACCCACTTTACCAATCATGTCCAAATCACTCAATTGCAACTTAATTTGTTCCACAAAATCACTAATATTTAGTGCATCTTTACATTGTTCATTCAAAAAGAAATTAATATTGAAGCTATTGTTATTTGTTGTTGTATTTGTTGTCGTGTTTCCAATTTTTGGAATTGTTTCCTGTAAAAGTTTTCGCATTTCTTGGTTTTCCAATAAAATCGCCTGATTTTGCTCAACAACCTTTATAAACATTTCTTTCAATGTGGGCTCCTCTAATTCTAATTCTGATGGAATAATTTCAGAACCCACCAAATTATCATCAAAAGTACATGTTTTCTTATGTTTCCATAATCCTTGCCTATGTTTATATTTCTTACTGCATTTACATGTGAATACTAATTCGGCATCTTCTGGCATTTTTTCTGTAATCCACGCGTCATTCTTGAGATGCTTTGATGTCAATAAATGTTTTTTGTAATTGCTTTGTTTAGAGCATATAAAGTCACAGTTTTTGCACATAAATTTTTGGGCATTTTTTGGCATTAAATTGTCATCCATTTGTCCTCTACTAAGAGGACAGAAAAACGCCTAAATTCTTTTCCTTAAAAACTTTTAAAAAGTATGCTCACAAAATTTAACAATTTAAAAATGCATTTCAGACCATCATGCTCACATGTGCAAATTTTTAACATATTTTTCATAAAATCTTTGGCTATTTAAAAAATGGACATTTATTTTTGTCCATTTTTGAAATCGAAATCACTTTTCCAGTTTTTGGGTTCGAATTTCTACATCCCAAGGATTCTTTAAGTTGCTTTTATTATATATTAATTAGACCTCAATAACGGCTTAAAGAATCCGATTCCTTGTTTCATCAAATGACTCGGTCCGAATCTTGAAAAATGGAGCGGGCCCAGACGCAGGCGCATCCGTTAATGAATTTGACCTGCTTGTTTTGCCACCTGACGCAACCGAAACTTTTCCAGTGGCCTTATCAAAATTTAACAAGCACACTTCGTCTACTGCGCCATTGTCTTGACCATACGTGTCTTTTTTGGTTCGCTTCATGGGAGCCCTGTGAGCAAACCCTGTATCCCGTTCTTTTACAATGGTATTCCAAACATTTTCCAATTGTCCAATATTATCTTGAAACCATTTCCGGTTTCTTAGTACAAGCACACAACTGACTTCTTCTAATCGCCAATAAATATTTTTAATCCACGTCATTCCCTGTTCCTCGGCATCTTTAATCTGTTCTGGCTCCCAAACGGCTTCATAATAGTCTTCAACCATATGCAATGGTTTATAAACATAATTAGGTTTTCCATCTACTGTTGAAAAATACATGATAACCCCCTTTTTCTCTCCTTTACTAGATGTAAGATAATCGCCATCCGCTTTAAAATCCGCATAGGATTCATATTCAATAAATCTTGTTTCTAAAAAATCGCATTCATTTAAATCACATGTTTCCATCTGCAATTGCATTTGAATCCAATACTCCTTCTTAGGAATACCATCTATGTCGCGATTCACAATATTTTTAATCTCAAGCATTCTTCCAAACCTAGGCAACAATGGGTCACTTACAATACCATCCGGAGAAGCTCCCAAAAATTTATAATTATTATGTTGAATACAACCATATTCTGCAACTTTGGTTGAAAACGTAGTTTCATAATACATCACAGAAACAGGCTCATATTTTTGCCCCCAATGCATTGCAGTCGTTGTATTCACGGGTTGTTCCGGTTTCGCGACAACTTCATCAATCGCTAGTGGTTGACATTTTTCATAAATCAGCTGATTTCTACTGCTGTCATTTTCAAAGGCCTTGTATGCATTGCTTGCAGTAATTAGACGATGTCTAGTTTCATACCATTCCTTGGTTCTTTGTGTTGATTGTGGCACATTTGCAAGCTCTACCAATCGTACTTGAATACGCTCTTTTTCTTGTTCCGATATTTTTTTTTCAAATGTATCCAAATAAGAGCGTCTTGGAATTATATGCATATAAAATAGTTCAACGGCATTATCAATCATATCATCTACTTCATCTTCTATATCTGAATTCGTTTGAAAAAAATTATCAAAATGCATGAACAAAAGTTCTTTCACATTTTCTATCATAGTTTCATGAAAATCGGGTTCAGTAACAGCACAAGGGTTCTCATCAATATAGTCTGTCATTAATTGCAATGCTGTATTAATAATATCAATCTCTTCATCTATTGACAATAGAGGTTCTTCTTCATTTTCATTTTCATCTGGTATAATTTCATCTAGTATATCTTCCAAATCTTCAAGGTCTCCAAACAACATAATATGCTTATTCTATTATATTGTTTTCTATTTATATTTATTCTTTAGTATCATTATCTGAGTCTAGACCAGAGTTATCAATACTAATGGGCGTAACGGTGTTTTTAATTGTTCCCTTGATTCCCTTTTTGGGTGGTAAACTCTTCAATGTTGACACACGTTTATCAATATTTTTCAGTGTAAAATGATTTGTTGATTTATTAAAAAACAAGGCAGGAATGTCTTTGATTTTTCCAGTACTCTTGTCATAGTCAACATCTTTTACTCGTTGAAATCGTTTTCTATCCAAACTATCTCTCAAAAAAGCATGCAAACTCGTTTCTTCCTCTGTATTCAAATTATATTTTTTGACATATTCTTCTGCATATTGGAGTAATTTTTTTGTTTTTACTGTCTTGTCTAACTTACTCCAAGGCTCATTTAAATTGTTGGTTTTATTATCCTCCAAAAACTTGTCAAGATTATTTAAATCACTAGATGATTTTGTTTCTTGTATAACACTGCCATTTAATAACATTGTTTTATATTTAATATTTTTTAGTTCAATACATTCATCTTTGTTTGATTTATTTTCATCCGTCGTTGCCATATACTATACTATATTGTTTTAAGTTTAATTCACTTTTTATTAAATAGATTTAATATATTCAATATATTCAATAGTTTTACACACAATTTATATTTTTATGTTTAGTTTTCTCTGAATGATCAATAGGAATATATGTATTACTAGATAATATATTTGCTTTTTCATCGTCTACTTCATACCCATTATCAATTATCTTTTTGAACATTTCTGTTGTAATATAAATATCCTGTTTTTTATAATCTATAAATATTTTTTTTTTAATTTTTTGTAATTTTATATTTAACCAATATGATTCTGCAGATGATTTGGCTTCATCCAAATTATAAAAACTATATCTGCTTTTTTTATTATCACCACCTACAATTATTCTACAAATAGTCTGACCATAATTATTACGTTGAATTTCCTTATCAATAATATTTTTTTTATTTATAGAGTATTTAAAAATTATACCCAAATAGAGTCCATGATATTTAAAATTTGGTTTATTTTTTTTTGTTTTATTATATACTCCGCATACAAATTTACGTGTTTTTATAACATTTGCAGAGGATGAACATGTAATTGCTGTATAATCCAATCTAGAATTATCAACATCATCTGGGAAATAATAGGAAAAATCTTTTGTTTTTTTTGTAATAGGTAACATGGTAATAGGATCTCCATTCGTAATATATCTTCTAAAAAATATTTTTTTATCATCTATTAATTTATTGTATTTTTGAATTACATAATAATTCATTACTCTTGGGCTTCCAAATGTAATACATGTTACTTTCAGCATTGGGTTATATTTTACTAACAAATATGATAATATAATGGCACCACCACCACCTAAAGAATGACCTGTTAAAATAATCTTGTAGCTTTTATTTTGCAAAAAATGAAGAGCTAAATATTGGATTGATTCATAAATTGTATAAAATATTTCTTGAATAATTTTATATATTCCTATTAGATAACCATCCTTTGTTTTATCACAAACAATGACAGGGGCTATGGATGAAAATTTTAAATATGATGTTGCTGATTTTAAAGAGGATGTTCCTCGTAAACAAATAAAAATGGTATTCATTGTTTTATTTGCAACAACATAAATGGTGGAATAATTAGATGTGCTTATGGATATATATTTTACGTTTTCTGAAGTTTTATTTGTGACTGTATGTTTTTTTAAGATTATTTTATTTATTTTTTTATTTAATTCAATCGTATTGTTATATTGAATATTAAATATATCTTTTGTTGTAGTGTTTTTTAAGACGGACAATTGTTTATGTAGTTCAGGAATAGAAAAAATTTCTATATATTTATCTAAAAATTCATCATTATTGAAATAACTTAATCTTGACATAATGGATGCAAGACTACTAATCAATGGAACATCCACTTCCATATAATAACAAGTGTAATTTTTTTATAAATATAACAATAGTACAACAATAAAAAAATAAAATAACAGGTATAAATATTATATACTATACATTGTATATGACGGATGAAAAGACTATTCAAATTTCAGGAACATCCAATAGATATCAAATAAATAAACTTAAAAAAGAGCCAAAATGTATAAAACTTAGAAAAGCAACTGAAAAAATGGGATTACCCGAAGAATATTTTTTACTTGAAAATCAATCAGCTATTATAAAGGATTTGTATCATAATACAACTGATATGATAGAGCCACAATATAATAAAATGATAGTAAACCAACTGGAATCAAAATTACAAAATTATAAACAACAGGATGTAATTAAAAAACGTTATGATGAAAACATTTTTATTCATTTACAAGAAGTAATTTCACATTTATACAATTGTCAGTTACAGTGTTATTATTGCAAAGAGAGTTTACTTATTCTGTATGATATTGTACGGGCTACAAAACAATGGACTTTAGACAGAATTGATAATGAATTAGGACACAATAGCGATAATGTTGTTATTTCATGTTTAGACTGCAATTTAAAGCGCAGAAAACGAGGAAAGGACGCATTTTTATTTACAAAACAATTAAATATTGTTAAAAATTAAACATTATAATATGTACTACATAGTATAATGAATACATCCCAAAATAAAAAAGTAACCTGGGTTGAATGGAAATGGACACATGGTGAAAAATATGAAAAAAGTGCTAGACGAGTATCACAAAACCAACAAATGCATCAAATGCAACAACATCCTCAAACAGAACAAATTGCATTTCAACAAGCATTGTTATCTGAAAATGATGTATGGAGTTTGGAAGAACAGCAAATCTTTGTTAAAGAACAAGAGAAACCATATAATAAACGCGAAGACACCTATAACAAAATGGCGGAGAGAGAAATGGTTGGACAAATCGGTATGAACCCATTTATGCAACGTAATTATTTAGAAGACGTCATGGTACAAGAAAACTTTTTAAAACCGATTAGTACATCTTTAGAAAGAGAGAAATTTAAGGAGGACAGCTATTAAAACACTTTAAATATTTATTTTTTACCTTTCATAGCAAGGCCTTCCTTTTGTTGTTGTTGTTGTGTCATAGTACCAGTGGCCTTCTTAACAACCTCCATCGCCATGACAAAAACGCCAAGCATAAGTAAAAATGGCAAAACAACTAAGAACCAAGAAATGGCCTTGTATCCCTTAGAACATAAAAAGTTCAAGAACCATGTCCAGACAGCAATAAACAATGCCTTGACAAGAATAGAAAAGAATTGGAACTTTTTAATCATTGCAAAAACAAGACTAATTGCGGCAATGACTAAATAAACCATGGCAGGCGTGCAAATTTTGGGAAGAACCATTTATATATATGGAAAATATAAAAAATTAATAAAATGAATAAAGTAATAAGTATAAAATTTTGAGAATAAGGGTTTAAAAACATTGAAAGTTACTAAATAAATTATGTCAACAACTAATTATACAACGCAGAATGATTTATTGCTAAATAATTTAATGGATTTTTACAAGAATGAAGAAAATCTAAATAGCATGCTAAAAATTATTACAGGCGAATCTAAAATTTCTTTAAGAATTGTTGATTGGTTTGCAACAAATTATGCTAAGAAATATTATACTTTATACAATATTACTGAAATCAATGGAAATGTTAGAAGATTTAAGGTGTATGTGGATTATAAGTTAAAATTAAAAGCGTATAGCAAAAAAAGATTTGACCCTTTTTGCAGATGGGATAGAATTAGTATTCCTTATAAAGAGTCAACACATATTGAAACCACGATTGGCCAACTTAATTTTTTTAAGTGGACCTTGGAAAACAAGGTAATTCAATATATAGAAGACAATTATGATACCATAGAAAAAGACATGAATAGTCGTAATAGTACAAGTAAGCGCAAGGAGAATTCTATTGAAAATACAAATAGTAAAACAAGAAAGAAGAGAGAAGAATTGTCTATCTCTGCAACTAAAAGCATCAAAAAAGAAAAGGTTGAAATTGTTGTCAACTTTAATTGAAAACAACAACCAAAACAATCAACCAAAACAACAAACAACAACAATAATTTAAATATAAATAAATATTTACATTATGGGTGGAACTCAATCAATACAAAAAATTAATTTTGAAGATATACAGACAGCTTATAAAAGTCCAGAAATATACATTTTGATAAACACTTTATCTGACGTAGAGCAAGATTGTTTAATTCTTAATACTATTCCTGCAACAAAAGAAGAGCAATTAATAAATCATTACATGTATTCAAGAAAAAATATTCAAATTATTATTTATGGTCGCAATTCAAATGATGAAAAGGTATTTGTTAAATATAATCAGTTAATTAAACTTGGATTTACCAATGTCTTTGTGTATCTAGGCGGACTGTTTGAATGGTTAATGCTACAGGATATTTATGGATATGACGAATTTCCAACAACGGTAAAACAGTTGGATTTTTTAAAATTCAAACCTCCGTCTAGATTAAACATGTACCTTCTTCAAAACTAAACAAAATTATCAAAACTAAACCAATTCATCAAAAATTAAAATATTATAATTATTTTTTCTTCAACAATCCTTGATTACTTAATTCATCCGCACGTTTATTTTTATCCCGATATACATGCTCAAATTCTATTTTATCAAAGAATGAAGTACTTGATAATGACTTTGCTCTAGCAAATAATTCAATTAAATTTTTGGAATTCACCTTGAATTCTCCGCGCATTTGTTTGATTACTAATAGACTATCACCCTTTACAAATAATGTTTTAATTTGTCCTTGATTTACTACATATTGTAATCCAGTTAGCAATCCAGTATATTCTGCAATATTATTGGTTACTTTATCACCCACAAATAGGCTTTCGGACCAGATTTCTTCGTCGTTTTTATACAGAACAGCCCCTGCTCCACCGGGACCTGGATTGCCTTTACAACAACCGTCAAAATATAATGTATAGATTGATTCAACCTCATTTGTCAAGGGTAAAGGCAGTTTAATGACAGGCGAAAACATGTTTATTGTATTTAATTGTATTTGCGATATTCTTAGTAATTATTTGTGTCAATTTTAAAATAAAAGGGTATTATAAATTATGCTCTTGGGTATAGTATTTTCTCTCTTTACTCTAGTTGCAAGAATAGGAAAATCAGATACAGAATGTCCTGTGGTTTCTCAAAACATCACATTTAAAACTAGTAGAACCAGTTCAAAAATTACAATCATGCAATACAATGTAGAATGGTTTTTTTTGGATTATTATAGTGCAGCGGATTGTCCTGGAAATGGCTGTTCTTGGAAAAATTCAACCCAAGCAACGACCCACATGAATTATATTTCAAAAGTAATAGAAGAGGTCAATCCAGATATTATTAATTTTTGTGAGGTAGAAGGGTGTGACGAACTCAATACATTGTCTTCAACAATAGGTTCAGTTGCAGCTGATTATGGTTATTACCCGTACCTAAAAAAAGGCACTGATACTGCAACAGGACAAAATGTTGGCATGTTAACGCGAATCAACCCAACAACGGATTTGATTAGAACAGAAGAGAAAATATCCTATCCTATCCCTGGCTCTTCTTGTGGATACACCGGGACCCAAGGAACCACAGGGGTCAGTAAACATTATATTACAGAATTCAAATTCTATGGCAAGAATATATTATTTGTAGGGGCTCATTTAATAGCATTCCCAACAGATTCTGCAAGGTGTGCACAGAGAGAAGCCCAAGCTCAGATTCTTCAACATGTTGTATACGATTATTTTACTAAAGGCTATGAGATTCTTCTTCTAGGTGATTTAAATGATTTTGATGCAGAAATAATGGATGCAAATAATGACAAACCGACATCTCGTGTTTTAGATATTTTAAAGGGCAGTTTTGGTACGTATTCTGGAAAATATAAATTGAAAACGGCGGCTGACAAAATTCCACAAAACAAGCGTGCTTCTGAATGGTGGGACAAAAACGGCGACTGTGTTTCAACGCCTAACGAGTTTTCATTGATAGACCATATTTTATTAACACCCTTTTTATATGACAAAATAACAGATGCATATATTTATCAAGGATATAGTGAATTTTGTGGAACCTATAATTCAGACCATTATCCAGTGATAATTCAATTGGATAATTCCGCATAATACGTTTATATATAGTCACAAACTTCCGCAATATATGTAGTTGAATCTTCTCTCTTTACTATAACTTTGAAAGGTTTCCCGCAACCATAAATAAGATGATTTGTGATTAAATTGTTGCAAGTCTCTTTACTGGCATGTGGGTCTATTTGTTCTCCAGTTGTCTTCATAACACCATGACGAAAAATCAGGCAATTCAATTGTTCAATAAGAACATCTTCCTTGCAATGTGGACACGTAACTAGTATATCATTACACGACATATTGTAAAATAATATAAAAAAAGTTTATTTATATTATTTGGGGGTTTTTTATTCTTTTTTTTGCTATTGGTTTACATTCCAATGAAATCTGTCACCATCGTTAACCATTCTTCAAGAATATCCGTGTTTTCATAAATATCAATATCTCCATTTAACTCCAAGGTAGGAGAACTTGTCATGGCAGTCATCATCATTTCATGATATTTGTTGCAGTTCTCCAAATACTCCAGAGGAATACTATCTTCTCCAGTTCTAGAACGTTTTACAATTCGGTCATGGCAAATTGTTGGACAAGTTTTGACATAAATAATACCAGTAATTGGATAATCCAATGCAAATGTTTCAAACCATTTTTTATAAATCTGAAAATTGACATCCTCTATTTTATTGTCGTCAAACAACATCTGTGCAAATACGTATTTATCTGTATCTAAACTGCGTTCTGTAATAAATATGGTTGCGTTTGGGTTCTCCTTGACAGCCTGCTTGAATGTGGCAAGTCTTGAAATATATGCCATCATTTGAAATGGAAATGAATATTTTTCTTGATTTCCATAAAATTTTTGTAACATTGTATTTCCATTTGCGTCTTGAATTGTTTCCCATTCTTCTACAGGCTCCTTTAAAAATACGACATTAGAATTATTTTTCAAACGTTCCTTCAAATTGGATAATAATGTGGACTTACCAGAGCCAATATTTCCTTCAATTGAAATAAAACGTTTGGTCATTGTTTACTAAGTCGGTTGTATTTGTTTCAGGTTGTTATAACTGTATTTTTAATTTCAATTTTTTTATACATTCAAATTCCGAAATATTATATACAAACGACTTGAATATAAAATACAATATATTAATATCATATATCATGTCAAAATTTATGAAATTAACCAATTTTATACTCAATACAAATGATATACAGCAAATAATTATAAAACCAAACAAATATTATATTCATGTTGTAAGTAAAGAACTAGATGGTTTTAGTTGGACATTTTGGGGTTCTGGTGCAGGTCGCATTTCTTCATACACTTTTGAAATTGAAGTATGTAAAACTAAACATTCAACTGATTATAAATCGGTTTCTGATTGGATTAGTAAAATTCAGTAGATAATGTAAATTACCGATGAAAATTTAAATTTGCTCACTTTGTGTGCGTATTAATTCATTTATTGGGGGCGGTTGCACATGAACACTAATCGCACTTTGTGAGATTTATAATGTTCAAATGTTCAAATGTGTAAATGTGCATAGGTGTAAAACAAAGAGAGAAAGTTTCACACCGAGCATTTATTCAATAAGAGTCATTCCGGATAGTTCTTTCAAATATCGTTTGCTGCAACTTTCTACTAGTAACCCATTTGCATAAACCCCGTAGTTCATATAATAATCATTATTCTCTAATGCAATATGGTAAATAGGTAGTTCGCCTTCAACTTGGTATGGTTCTGCACGAGGGTCTAAAAAGGCAAATAGACGATATTTTTTGTCTGTAATAAAAAGATGTTTTATTTCTTGGATTGTTTTTTCTCTTTGTTCATGATTCAGATAATCTACTAGAATAGAATGCCCCCCGGTTAAAATTAAATCTTCGCCGATTATTTCTGGGTATTTCTCTTTTGTGCATTTATACAGACGATTTTTAATTCTATCGTCGTTTGCGTAACTACGGATGGTTGTTTTACCTATCATATCTACTCGTACATAACCATTCATTAGGGTTTTCACCAAAGTTCCCGGACGAATATATTGAATGAAAACATATTCTTCCTGTGATTTTTCGCTGTTGTAACAAAGTATTTTTGTGTTTTCTCCAAAGCAAGGAACTGGTGGTCCATCAGATCCATAACGTAGAATACTTCCGTTATTTGAATCACCACTGGTTCCATAATAAGCAGCGTATAAGTAACTTCCGTTTGACACTATTCCGTTAAGTAAACGGTTTGCGTAACTTGCGCCCAAACTATATGTAGATAACGTTGAACCATCAGACAACTGAACTTGTGTAATTGTAGAAGCAGAACTTGATAATACATATAAGTATGCTTTATCGTTTGAAACAGTTAGTCCGGTTATGCCGGAAAATCCAGATAACCAATTTGCCGCATCGTTATTACCACCAATTGCTGTTGATAGTGTCATTCTTATAATTTTTCCAGAACACCCTACATACAAATAGGTATCGTCTGTAGCTAATGCTGTTGGTGTGTCACTACTTGATAATGTATTGTTCAAGTTATTGTATCCACCCCCACCATAATAGGGGTTGGTTGAACCAAAATCATAATCGTTATAATAAGGGTCGCCGCTCGGAACGCTTGTTAATGTAGTTCTTCCTAAAAATCCTTGGTAGAATGAAGCATACAAATAATTACCGGCTATAACAATTGCAGATGTTGTCGGAAGTACAATTTGTTCATTTTCATCTTGATATGAGTTAAAACCATAAGTAATACCAGGTAATGACATTGTTGGATAATTTATTGTAGCAACAAATTGTTGACTTTGATCAACATAAGATGCATATAAGTAGGCACTACCAATTGTTAATGGTCCTATACTATTATTTCCTCCAGCTAAAAGAAAAGTACTAGTAGTTTTATCTGATATTTTATAACTATTAATGCATGAACCATAACCCCCATTATCTTGAGTATTTGAAACATATATGTACGTACCATCTGTTGCTAAACCGTACGCCGCATTTATAGGAGAAACCCAAGTTGTTGTTGACATTTATATTATAATTAAATATAATAAAAATATACACATTTGGATATTTATTTAACTTTCCACAAGATTTGAGTATTTTTCTTATATCAAAAGTAAGACCATAGTAGGTAAAACTTCTACTATTGATTTTACGTTTTTTATTATTTTTTTTGTCCATTACATGGGCGTTTTAAATGAGAAAAGGTGTAAAAGGATATAAATAATATTTTATTTTATAATAAATAAAAATATGTCAGAATTAATTAAACAAGTTGTTACAGACGCAATTATAATAACTATTATTTACAATTCACTCAGCGATAATACATATAAAATATGTTTTTGTGGAATAACCTCAATATATCTTATTATGAAATATATATGAAATTAACAGCATAAATTTTATAATATTCTGTATACATTATAAAAATTAAAATTGAAATGGGATATAAAGTTATCTTATAATTATAAATAAAACACCCCACAAAATCAAAAATGGACTTGACTCAAAGAAAACTAAACCGCTCTGAATGGGAATCTATTGAGGTTCCAATTTGTGAAGAAGAAAAAGAAATTTTGCAATTAATAATCAATGGCACAACAAATGTAAATAGTCGGTATAATAAAGCTATTTCGCTGTTTACATTTTTAAAAGTAGAAAAAAATGGCGAAATGGAGGATTATTTATATAACAAATATTTTGATGCAAGAATTAAAAAACTTGCGTGTCTGTGCAAAACAACCGGAGAAATTTTGAACATCAACGTGAATAGTAATCCAAAAATGAAAAAGGCCGATTTGATTCGTCTTGAAAAGAACGATGCAACAAAAATACCCGTTGTCTATGAAACAGTTTTGCTTGATGTGCTTGAAAAGATGATGAAAGCCAAAGAAAAAAATAACAAGGATTGGCTACTTCATTACTTTACCTTATATAAATTAAGTAAAAATACCGTTATCAATATGAATAGACATGTTGTTCAATTGGTTACGAATAGTATTTCAAAGTACGAAGAAGATATGAATATGGTAACCATGATAGAAAATTCAGTAGATTATATTGAAAAGAATACAATGTTACTCAAACATGCAGATATGATGTTGTATCAACATCAAAAAGAAATTTTCACCATTATGAAAAATCCTCATTTTACTGAACGTCTAGAGCAATTTAAAAATGGTAAGGATGATGATGATGAAGAGGACGAGGATGAAGACGTAAACAAGGCACCAGAAACATCTGACATACCACCCCTATCCCCAAAATTGGTGCTATACATTGCACCAACAGGCACAGGGAAAACTCTTACACCAATTGGTATTTCTGAGCAGTTTCGTGTTATCTTTGTTTGTGCAGCTAGACATGTTGGCTTAGCACTAGCAAGGTCTGCAATTTCAATGAGTAAAAAGATAGCTTTTGCTTTTGGTTGTTCAAGTGCTGATGATATTCGGCTTCACTTCTTTGCAGCCAAAGAATATAAAGTTAATAAAAAAACAGGAGGCATTGGAAAGGTGGATAATAGTGTTGGCGACAAGGTAGAAATTATGATTTGTGATGTAAGTTCTTATTTGTATGCAATGTATTATATGTTAGCATTTAATCCAGCGGAGAATATTGTTACTTATTGGGATGAACCAACCATTGCAATGGACCGTGAAACGCATGATTTGCATTCTTCTATAAATAAAAACTGGAGAGAAAATTTAATTCCTAATGTGATTCTTTCGTCTGCCACGTTGCCAAAGTTGCATGAATTACCAAATACAATTCAACATTTTAGAGAAAAATTTTCAGGTGCACAAATACATAGCATTGTTAGTCACGACTGTAAAAAATCTATTCCAATCATTAATAAACATGGCTACGTCGTGTTGCCACATTTCTTGAGTGAAAATTATGAAACTATACTAGAAATTGTTAGACATTGCGAACAAAATTTAACACTCCTCAGGTATTTTGATTTGGAAGAAGTTGTCAAGTTTATTCTGTTTGTAGAGAAAAATAACTACATTGTTTCAACTAGTGCAAAAATAGACAGAAATTTCGCGTCCTTGGACGATGTTACAATGCAAAATATTAAATTGCATTATTTAAAAACACTTGGAAAAATTAGAGCAGATGATTGGGGAGACATTTATTTTGCATTAACTGAACAAAGGCAAATGAAGATTCCTCAGAATAACGCGATTGATGAAAAGGGGAATGCGATTAAAAAAGTAGCGAGCATAGGTCCCGGTATAATCGGTTCTTTTGCAAATGCAGGAAAACCAATTACCAAGATGATGAGTGAGCAGGTCTTGCCATCATTATCAAATGTGCCGCAAAAACAAAAACAGCAACCGCAACAGGGCTCCCAATCTCAACCAGGGATTTATGTCAGCACAAAAGATGCATATACTCTAACAGATGGTCCTACCATATTTCTAGCAGATGACGTGGAGAAAATAGCAAGGTTTTGTATACAACAAGCAAATATTCCGACTCAGGCAATGGACGCCATCTTAGAAAAGATTGAATTCAATAATCGCATTAATGAAAAAATAGATGAATTGGAAAAGGAATTGGAATGTTTGGAGGAAAAGAGTGGAACCAAAGTGATAGAGGCTGATGGTGGTGGTAAATATGGCGGAAAGAATTATTCTAAGAAGAGCGACAGTAAAAAATCTGGGGCAGCTTTGCCAAATGAAAACAGAGAAATTAAAAAGGTCAATTCTGAGTTGGACGTATTGAGGTCTATGATTAAACCGGCGGAATTGAATGAAACGTTTATTCCAAATAAAGTAATGCATTTGAAAAAATGGGCTGAAACCCAAGAAACCTCGTGTGCGTTTACTAGTGACATTGATGAACATACAATTGTTGATATTATGAAGTTGAAACATGTTGCAGACAGTTGGAAAATCTTGTTATTGATGGGAATTGGCGTCTTTACAAATCATCCTAGTATTACCTATACAGAAATTATGAAAAAGTTGGCAGATACGCAGAAATTATATATGATAATTGCATCTAGTGATTATATTTATGGAACAAATTATCAGTTTTGTCACGGTTACTTGAGTAAAGATTTGACCTTGACTCAAGAAAAGATGATACAAGCACTTGGGCGTATTGGAAGAAATAATATTCAACAAACGTATTCGGTTCGGTTGCGTGATGATGAACAAATCACTAGATTGTTTTATGCAGAAGATGATAAATTAGAAGTAAAAAATATGAATATGCTGTTTAGTTGTTCAGTGCTGTAAATATAAGAAAAAGAAGAACAAGAAGAACAAGAAGAACAAGAATAAAAATAAGAAAAAATATTATATGACCTGTTTTTATTGTATATAATATTTTTTGTTTGTTTATTATTTTTATTTGTTTTTGGTTTGTTTTTGGTTTATTTTTATTAAACATAAACCGAAATACGATTTACAAAAGACCCTCTGCAGATTGGGCAAGCTCGTATGGCAGGGTTTAATCCACAACTTGTGCAGGTGCAAAGATGATTACACGGCATGAATAACATTGTTCTTTCTTGTGACATGCAGATAACGCAGGAACGTTCTCTTGGCAAATCGTGTGTTGCAGATGCGGCGGATTCTTCTTCCTCTGGAATAGCAATAGCTGTTGCGTCTACTGAGTCTGTTGTTGCATTTATTGAAATTGGACGAATATAAAATGATAAATTGTATAAACGAGGACCATATTTGTCTAATAATGTGATATTGCCTGGACGAATCGCAGGCATATCTTCTGCTGATACACCTGGAGATGCATGATGTGCTGTGTCTATAAATTCAACATTTTCTAGATTGAAATCTCGTATAACTTTTTCTCTCATGATTGTTATAAACTGAGATAGACTCCAACTAATATTTACCTGATAGGTGGCAGTCTCACTTGTTCTTACACGTTTAAAATAAACATTAATAGTTTGACTTGACGTCATATTTGCTATAAGTAATGTAATACTATTTATATTATATTATCTATAATAAATCAATTTTTTTATATACAATGTTGCAATTTACTTCCGATTCGTTTTAAATAAAAAGATATAATGTAATTTTGAGCATTTATACTCTATCTTAGTAAACAAAAGTAATATATTTTAAGGGAGTGCATACTATGCACAACCTTTTGCTTTTGTTACAACAAAAGTAGTTTCTTATATTTTGAATTTGCTTTCCCAGCTGGGAAAGCAAATTTATATTGTTTTTTGCTTTAATAATTAAAACGCAATGTTTTATTTAATTATTAAAATATATAAAATATAACACGATATATGGTGTTTAATTTGAGTAAGCAAGACCACCCATACCGCTCATGATGCGGAGAACGTTGTAGTTGGTGGCATAGACACGCACCTTGGCAGTCTTTGTACCCTCAACGGTGGCGTTGGAGAGCACAAGTTGGAGTGTGGCGTTATCAATGCGAGAAAAGTTGCACGTGCCGCTGGGTTGATGCTCTTCGGGGCGGAGAGCAAAGCTGTACACGTTGATACCCTCATCAGGGCAGCGGGTGTGGGCTTGGTAGGGTTGGACCCAGGAGAAGTAGGAACCTTCACGCTCAGAGAAGCGGTCTTGGCCGTTGAGTTGGAGCTTGGCAACAACAACGGGGTTTTGTCCCCAACAGTGCATGTCAAGGGAGGTCTCGGAAAGAACGAATGTTCCGGCATCAGAGACGGAGGAGCCTTGGTTGTAGGTTCCGTTGGAGGGGGTCAATTGGGCAAGGCTGGAAAGGCCAAGGGAGGCAAGAACGGCGGCACTGTTGGCAGTGTCAGCAGCGTTTAAGCCAGGGCCAGTTTGGATACCACCAAAGTGGGGTTCCGTCAAGGAGTTGTTGTAAACACCTCCGTGCCAGTAGCCAGTGAAGCCAGGGGGGACGTACTCATCCATGGCACCCGCATCTTGGAAAAGACCGCGAGCATCAATGAAGGCATTGGGGCCGGCAAGCTCGCTGGGTCCACCGAAGGAGTGGATCGCGTTGGGGAGGGCATCAATGGCATCGGTGTAGTTGAAGGGTTGGGCACCAAGGACGTTGAAGAGGGTTCCACCGCAAAGGAGGGAAGAACAGTAATCAACGTTTTGGTCAGGTTGGACAACCCAGATAAGCTCCTTCACGGGGTGGTTGAAGTTGAGCTTGATCTTGTTGGAGGAGGAACCAACAGACTCGTCACCAGTGAATTGAAGTTGGGTAATCAAATACTCGTGAGGATTTTGGGCGAAACGGCGGCGCTCGTCCGTGTCCAAGAAGACGTAGTCAACGTACAAGGAAGCCGCAACAAGGGATTGATTGTAGGCAATGGTGGCGCTGACGGGGGTGCTGACGGAGTATTGGTTGGCAGGGTTGTTGAGGTAAGGACCAGCGGCGGGGGACTTGGTGGTGTTGCAGCTGAGGGTTGTAACGGCCCACAAGCACTCATCAATAGGGCGGAGATCAAGGTTAATCTTGACCTCGTGGTATTGAAGGGCAATCAAAGGAAGGGCAAGACCAGGGTTGGTGCAGAACCAGAATTGGAAAGGCACGTAAAGGGTGGTCTCGGGAAGAGCATTGCGGGGAGCGCAAACTTGGCGAGGAGCCATGGAGTCACAAGGTCCATCAACATCCGCGAAGGAAGGGTCAGTGATGAAGGTAAGTTGAGTGGTGTTACCAATCATCTTGAAGTAACCACGTTGTTGCTCGGAGGTCATGGTAAGTTGGTTCCAGATGTGCATCCAGTCACCATATTGACGGTCAATGCGTTGACCACCAATCTCAACCTCAACTTGAGCAATGAGTTGCTCACCGGGGTAATCTAACCAACGGGCATAGACAGCGCTGTTGCCAGAAGAAACGCTGGCAGCGTTGCCCATAAGTTGGTTGATCTCGGGAAGTGTAACTTGTAAATATGTTCTGTAGGCAAGATCACCGTTGCGGCTGATAATGCAGGTAACACGGCGACCGAAATCGGCTTGGCCGTTGAAAGTTTGCTCAATGGATTCAATAGCAAAGTTTGTGTAGCGACGGTATGTCACTTTCCAGAAAGTAATTTGAGGATTACCTGTAAGGTAAACATCTTGAGCGCCATAAGCGACGAGTTGCATAAGACCACCTCCCATAGTTATAATATTGCTAAAGAAAAAAATTTTCAAAATTTTAATTTATTTAATTTAATTTCTTTAATTTATTTAATTTAATTCGTTCACTTTGTCCAAATTAAATTAAAAAATGACACCAATACTTAGATTAAAATTTTATTCACATCAAAATTACCCTTCATAAATGATAACAAATAAGAATCTAACAGTATTTCCTTTTTTCCTTCGTGATTCTTTGTAAAAATATAAGAATCATTTTTTTTCTTAATACTCCATCCGTCGTTGATTGCATTAAATAAAAATAACATTTTTTGAAACTTAATGTTTTCAATCTTAATATCATAGCTAGTCTTATCTTGATTTTCAATATTAATATTTAAAGTAATTTCACTCATTTAATTAATTTCTAGAAAAGTAAAATAAAGTTTTAACTTGAAACAAAACCCCCTCCCCAACTAATCCTAAAATAAACAAAACTACAACAAATATATTACAAATATATTTTATATTAATAATTAATTAAACAAAATATATGAATTTATAGTAAATCATTCCATGCCATCCTTTAAGCCTAAAAGCGTAAAAAAAATTAAGATAAATAAAAAAAATTCAACAACCTTAGATGGTAAACATAAAGAGTTTGTAAATGAATTTAATAAAGATGAAAATGATAACATTCCAAAATTAAAAAAAGAGAAGGCAGAAATCAAAAAAATATTAGAAAAAAATACTCTTGAAAATACATTGACGATTGAACAGGTGATGGACTATAATGATAAGGTCAAAGAACTCTCTGCTGAAATTGCTTCTTTGAAATCAAAAAAAAAGGAGTATTTTTTAAATAATTCTAAATACATTTTTGATTATTTTGAAAATAAAAAAGACATATCTTCAGGCAATACACCAATGACTAAAAGTAAGATGTTAGAAACATTTTTTAAAATTAATTCAGATGATAAATCAAGTAGTGTAATAGAAAACAAGAATAACAATATTTTTCAAAAATATCTTACAAATATTGATGAATCCTTTTTAGATATGAATGCTTTTGTAAGACCAACGGATATATGTCAATCCTGCTTTAAAGGTGAATTAATTCCTATGGATGATGAAGGTGTACTTATTTGTAATGTTTGTTCAAAAAATGTACAATACTTGATTGAAAATGAAAAACCTTCTTATAAAGAACCACCTAAAGAAGTTTGTTTTTATGCATACAAAAAAATAAATCATTTCAAAGAAATTTTAGCACAGTTTCAAGGAAAAGAAACAACCCAAATACCTGCTGAAGTGATTGAAAATTTAAAATATCAAATAAAAAAGGAGAGAATTGAATATTCTAAACTGACTTATTATAAAACAAAGGAAATATTAAAAAAATTAGGTTATAACAAATACTATGAACATATTAATTTTATTAAAGATAAATTGGGTATAAAACCACCTATTATTTATCAAGAGTTGGAAGAAACCTTGTGTAATTTTTTCATGGAAATCCAATATCCATATGCAAAACATTGTCCTGATTATCGTGTGAACTTTTTGCATTATTATTATGTATTGTACAAGCTATTTGAGCTCTTAGGAGAAGACCAATATTTGCCAGAAATACCAATGCTTAAAGACAGGGAAAAACTCATTGAACAAGACACGATATGGAAAAAAATATGTGAAGAATTAGATTGGGAATTTATTGCAACGATATAAAATATAAATACTATAATTACATTATGTTCATAGTATTTATTGATGTATTGTGTTCTATTTTAACGACGACGACGATAAGTTGATTTTCTACGAGGTTTTCTAGATTTCTTAGATTTCTTATTTTTTCTGGTTTTACGTTTTCCTCCATATGAATTTAAATTATTAAATGTATATTCTTTCACAAAAACCTGTTCATTATCACCCACAGATACAGGAGCTCTAGTGTTTTTATCTAATGCATTACCACTAGCATTTGTAAAACATAACTGATTATTTAAAGCTCTTTTAAATTCTGTACCTGGTATATTTTTTATTCTATAAAAAGGTATAAGCTTAGAATATTCTGGGTCCCACGCTGCACCACGAGAAGGTGCAGTAAACGGATTTGTAGGCAAAGAATTTCTTATACGACTAATATAATCCATATTAATATAATAATATAATTTAATATTTTATGTTATATTATTATTTAAAGACCACCAGGGAAACCAACAAGATTAGCACCAATGCCAAAACCAGCACCAGAACGTGTGGTCACACCAATGCTAGGGACATAGGTATCCAAAATGCTAAATGTGGCAGCAGCAGTTAACGCTAAAAGGCAAATCTCCTCAATATTTAATGAACGTTTAGGGATGGCGTATGCGGCAATGGCAACCATCAAACCTTCCACTAAATACTTGATGACTCTCTTGACAAGCTCGGCAAAATCAAACATCTATATTAAATATCAAGAAAAAAGAAAAATAAAAAAAGAATAAAATAAAAGAATTAAAATTAAAATTAAAAACATAAAAAAAAGAATTAAAATTAAAACATAAAAAATAAAAAATAAAAAAAAGAAAATATATTATGCGATAAAAACTTAAAATAAAATTATCTAAATTATAAAATGGCTGGTCAATCAAAAGAGAAAAAACCTACAGAAGGTTTTGAAAGAAAGTTAACCGAAACGGGTTCTGTCAATCCTAAATATGTGGATGTTTTGGACGAAGACAAACAAATTGCTGGACAAAAGTTCGTATGCATCTCTTTTATTTCGCCTGAAAAAATTGTTAAAATGAAGGAGTTATTCTTTTTTGAGGAATTCCTAAAGAAATGGGAATTTTCAAAAAGTATGGAAAAGTTTATTCAATTCTTAAATTTTGTTAGTTACAAATACAAGTTATCTTTTGATGAAGTTTCTAAAGATTACAAGGAATTTTTACAAGAAGAACAAGACCTTCTTACCAAGGGAACAATGGAGGATGATTACAAAACCTTCTTAGACCAAAATGAGGAGGACCTTGAAAATGCATTCAATCTAAAGCACAATTTCCAAACGTCTACTCGTGGTATCAAGGTACGCGGTGTCTATCCTACGATGGAGGAAGCAGAGTTGCGATGCAAGATGTTGCGCGAGTTGGACCCCAATCATGATGTTTTTGTCGGACCCGTTGGGTTGTGGATGCCTTGGGACCCTGAGGCGTACAAGACTGGACGTGTTGAATACATGGAAGAGGAGTTGAATCAACTTATGCAAGAAAAGACAAAGAATGAGAACTTTGCTAAATCCGCATTTGATCAACGTGTCAAGGAAACCAAGAAGAAGGCAATTGAAGAAAATATTAAGAATGCTGAAAAGACAGGTGCAACACTTACTCAGAATATTGATGAAGATGGTAATTTGATTGGTGTCAGTAACATGAACACACAAGAAAAGAGCTTGAAGGACCAAGATACCATCTCCGCTGCGGATATTCGTGCTGAGTTGTTTGAGGGTGAAAACATTGTTGTTGGTAAAACAGACAATGGACAAAGCGAACTTCTAAGCGGACCATTTTCTATCAAGGCAAAGGAAGAGTAGAATAATTTTTAATTTTGCTTTTATTTGACCAAACAATAATAGTAATCTGAAAAGACTGTTTTATTTTTAACCATTTTGCTCATTTTAGTTGCAGAAATACATTCGTGTTGTGCAGCTTTTGCAATAGTATCCCAAGTCCCAAGTAGTTCATTTGTGTTTATTTCTCTCTTTTCTATTTTTTTACCAGTGGATGATGTCTTTTTATATTCATATTCTTCACTTTTTAATGACAACCCATAATAACCTTGTCCATTTCCTTCTGCTGTCCATATAGTTGTATATAGTACATATTCACAATTTTTCAAATATTGTTTGAGATGTTGTTCATCCTCATCTAAAATATCTTTATTGATACTTTTTTTCCATCGTTTATATTCATCAACTAATTTACTTCTTAAAATTGTAGCACTTGGCGAAAATTTACAAACCTGAAAAACAAATGTTTCTGCATCACATGAACTTAATGTTCCAGATTTTTTATATACAATTTCTTTCAATGTAACTCCTTTGTAACCATGAACTACTTGATTCTTTTCTTGTTTTTGTAATCTACATGGTTTAAAACGAGTATCTAAATAATCCTTTAAAGCATGAAAAATCTCTTTGCTTGGAGCTTTTGTCCATAACCTATACTGTCCGATAATATCTTTGCTAGAAACCTCAACATCATCTCGGACAATACAAAATTTTTCAATGTATTCATTAAATTTTTTGGTAGTTTCATTTTCTGGCAACAATTCATGTTTATACATAGTTTCATTTTCTTTCATAATGATTTCTGCTTTATTTTTTTCATTTTCTATCCATTCTTTCATATGATTTATTTCAATTGTTTGATTCTCAATTGTAATAGAATATTTTGCAAGAGTTTCTTTTAAATCTTGATTTTCTTTTTCTAATTGTTCATTCTCTTTCATAATTCGGTTAAAATTATCAATGCTGTAAGTCTTTGAGTGAATAATATCTTTTATATATTTGGTAAGCTTCTCAATAGTAAAATAAGAATTGTCGTAAGAAATTATTTCTGTTTTATTTTTCCCATTCACTTCAATAGAACGTATTTGACGTTTAATTTTTGGATATGTTTTGATAAGATTTTCTATTTCAACTTTGTTTTGAACTCTAAAAGCTGCTACTAAAACAAAATTATTGTATATTTTGCGATGATTTGTTACTCTAGTTGCAAGGTCATTGGTATGTCCAAATTTAATTAACTGTTCATTTGCTTCATTTGTATTATCAATGGTTCCAAAATAAATACACTCTGTATTTACTGGAAATTGTGCAATAGTAGCTTGCTCAACCGCTCGTTGTTTTTCCTTTTTCAGCTTTTGTTTTTCTTTTTCTGTTGTATTTTTAATTTCCAGTATAATGTTTTCTTTTTGTTCCAATTGAAGTCTCAATTCATCAGTTTCTTCTTCAATTGTTTGTTGAAGAACTTCTTCCATTTTCATATAATATTCGTGAATTTCTGATGCTTTTTTTGTTTGAGCCTTCAAACACAGAGACTTGAAGCATTTAATTGTTAACATAATAATTTGACGATTTTGACCACCATTTTGTTTAATTTTTGTCTCATCCAAAACCGCTTTGGGTATAGGCAAAGCGGTTTTTATATCATTTGAAAGTGCTTCACCTAATTGTGAAACGCTTTTTTTATAATCAACATCAATTGTAAAATTTTTTTCTAATAATCTTTTTGCGTCTATTTTTTGTTTAAATCCCAACCATTTCCAAACATTATCCAAATCAACTACAAAATCCGTATTCTTATCATAATTCAGGTAACAATAAAAGCTACTAACAAACAATTGCCGTTCAAATCCTGTAAAATTTTCTTGAATTTTTGTCAATAATTTGTTGTTATATGTATTTGACAGCTTTACAATGGGATTTTTCTCAATAAGTTCAACAATGTTGAGTTCTTGCATGCTTTATACTATAATTCATAGTATTGTCTTTAAGTTATAATAACTGCTTTTAATTTTAGTAAGCGGTTATTATAAAATCGGTCCCTATCCCTACCATTTTGTCTTTTTAACACTAATTTTTGGGCCTTGACCGCGTTTTTTGGTGTTGTTTGGGTCGTATTTCTCATCTTCTTCGTCTGAATTGATGTCTTTGCTAAGTTCCCAGAATTCTTTTGACCCTAATTTGAAGTCATTATGTGAATCGGCTTTATACCAAAACACTTGTTCATGCAGTCTGTTTGATTTTGCATTATTATTTATTACCAAGCACTCATAATTCTCGGTACATTGGTCCATGACCTGACAAAAGGACTCAAAAGTTGGAAACATTCCTGCATAATTCTCATAGATACGCTTCCTATTTGCAATGTATGGTTCTCTCAAAATAAAAACATAATCTATGTTGGTTCTCAGTGTGGGAGGAATGCCCAAAGGATATTGCATTGTGATGATAAGCATGATTTTCCAATGACGTCCGTTCATGAAAAGTAATCGCATCATTTTGTCACGAGTCCACGTGCCATCATATAGACAATCATCTAAAATAACAAAAGCTCGTGGGTCAATCGTACATCTTTTAAACGCCTCCATTTCCTTTTTAATTTGCTTTAATACAGACTTTTGTCGCTTTAGAATATTTTCAACAATGGCAGTATTATATTCATTATGAATAAACAATTTTGGAACCATTTTTCCATAAAACCCGTTTCCTTCTTCTGTGCCTGCAACAACAACACCTATAGGAATATCTTGATGATAATACAACAAGTCTCTCACAAGAAAAGATTTACCAGTATCACGTCTGCCAATTAATACCACCACGGGTCCTTTAGATTCATTCGGTTTGAAACTAATTGTTTTCATATCAAATTTCTTTAGTTCTAGAGTCATACTATTGTACCTTTAGAAAAATGATTCAAAATAAAATACGCATAACAAAATAAATACAAAATACAAAATAAATACAAAATTACTAAAAGAGATGAAAGATGAAAGATAAAAGATAAAAGATAAAAGATGAAAAAGATATAAAATACCATAAATAAGTTAAAAATTAATATTATTAATATATTATTTAGCTAATGAACAACCAGACTCCTACAATTGATTACGAGAAGAGAAAAAACACCGACTTGTTTAAGCTATTTCAAAAGGATACTTTGACATTCTTTTCGGAAATTCAAAATTATATTCCAATTTACAATAGATTTTTTATGTTGAATGAAACGAATTATAATTCAGTAAATTTAAATCATACTTGGTTTTTGAATACTATCAAAAGTCAAGTAACAGACAACAAAAGTTTGTATACATGCACAGTTCAACATGTTGAAACCGCAAAAACCAAAAAGACACAGGTATTTTTGAAAATGGCACCTTTGTTGGACCCGTTTAAATATTTAATTGGTAAATATAACATCAACGACCCAGCTTTATTTACATTGCCCAACTATAATTCCATCAATGAAATCGGGACAGTTCATCCCAAAATAATAGATCACAATAATTCAGCGTATGTTGATGGATTTTTCTCATTTATTTCAAGCACATTGATTCATAAATATAATTTCATACATGGTGTAGATTATTACGGTTCTTTTCTGGGCATCAAACAAAATTTTAAATTAAATGTGATTGATGATTTAGACTACCTTTGCAAATCAGATTTTTTTAACAAAAATAAAAATATTAAATTTACTATAGATGATTACAGTTATTTATATGATAATGAAGAAAAAAAATTACAACCAATTGTAATAGACCATAATACTACTAATAAATCTGCATTGTCTATACAATCTATTGATGATACTTTATTTGACGACGTATTTGTAGCATCAGAATCGGAGTCAGAAAATCATATAACATTAACAGATTTAAAAGAAAATTCTATAGAACTAATTGATGTCATCAACTCAGATATTTTTAATGTACCGGGTTTAAAAACAACAACAACAATAAAATCAAATTCATCTGGTTCTTCTTGTTCATCAAGAACATCACACACCTCGGACGGTGAACATAGTAATACTGAAAGCAATAGTCAATCTCAAGATAATGATGACAACTCAGAGAATAGTAAAAATTCTGCGAGTGATCATGACAGCAACGGTCAAAATAGTGGTAGTGATAGCGATAGCGATAGCGACAGTGGCAATTATGAAGAAGAGTTTGTTTATGCTACCATACCAAAATTTCCAGTACAGGTTATATGCATGGAAAATTGTGAATCAACGTTTGATGAACTTATAATGAATAATAACTTAACTCATAACGAATGGTTTTCTGCGTTGTTGCAAGTAATTATGATTTTACTAACTTATCAAAAGACATTTTCATTTACACACAACGATTTACATACAAATAATATCATGTACAATACAACGGACATGAAATACATTTATTACTGCTATAATAAAAAATATTATAAAGTTCCCACCTTTGGACGTATTTTTAAAATGATTGATTTTGGTAGAGCCATTTATAAATTTAACGGAAAACTTTTTTGTAGTGATAGTTTTCAACCAGGCGGTGATGCAGCGACTCAATATAACACGGAACCTTATTTTAACGACAAGAAACCCAGACTAGAACCAAATTACAGTTTTGATTTGTGCCGTTTAGCTTGTTCTATTTTTGATTATATTATTGACGATTTGGATATGCTAGATGATTATGATAATTGTCCACCTATTGTTAAATTGATTAATGAATGGTGTATAGATGATAATGGTATCAATATTTTATATAAAAACAATGGTACCGAAAGATATCCCGATTTCAAACTGTATAAAATGATTGCGCGATGTGTTCATAATCACACACCCCAGGCTCAACTTGAAAGACCAGAATTTAAACACTTTATGATTTCAAAGAATAAGCTACCTGCGGACCAGGTAGTTATTAATATAGATGCAATTCCTTCCTTAACTGCGTAATATTATAATATAATTGTTATTGTTATTGTATAAATTATATTATATCACAAAAATTTTATTTATTTTTATTTTTTATTTTTTAGTGTTTTAGGTTTTTTAGAAGATGGAAATATATGAGAAACCCAACATAATGCGGCAAAAACAGAACCGTGTTCCTTGGTTACTTTTAATGAATCATATACAAATATTTTTCCTGGATGTAAAACGTAACCTGTTGATGTTTTATTTTTTTCAAAAATGATAACTTTGTCTTCTATTTCTCCATATCCTCTTCGTTCAATTAACCCTTTTAATGATATTGATAAACTTTTTACTGCTTCTTCTTTTGTTCCACTACCAGAATATTCCAAGGCAAATCCGCCTAAATATCTATTTTTTGGGTCATATACATCCGTTGTCATAACAGCAGCACTTATAAATTTTCCCTTATCACCATTTGCTTGTGCTTTAATGCATTCCATGACTTCGCCCCACCGAATTCTTTTTAACCCCTCCTCTTTAGATATAAGTTTTGCACCCGTTGGTATTACACTGGTATACTCTATTACATTACAATTTTCAATTCCAGCGTCAGATAGTGCTGCATCATATGACCCAGTTTCATACTTTAATCCTTCTGAACCTGCTTCAGACTCGCCTTTTCCAGAAGTAGCAAAATACTCATATGGAATTCTATTTCCAAACAACATAAGTATATAGTATATAGTATATAGTTTTATTTTATAAAAGGTAAAATAAATATTAAATTTTCTAAAATAAAATGCAGTTATTTATTTATTTTATTTTATGTAACCTACTATAAGTTACATAAAATGAATTTTGAAATGAATTTTGGTTTTATTATTACAAGACATGTGAACTCCGAAATTACAAATAAATATTGGAATACTTGTATTCAATGCATCCGACACTTTTATCCTTTACAAAAAATAATTGTCATAGATGACAACAGTAAAAAGGAATATTTACAAGCCGAGTACGAGTATAAAAATGTTGAATATATAAACTCTGAGTTTCCTGGCAGAGGAGAACTTTTGCCATATTATTATTTTTATAAAAATCATTTTTTTGATAATGCAATTATTCTACATGATAGTGCATTTATTCAAAAAAAAATAAATTTTGATTATTTAGTAAAAAAACAGACCAATGTATTACCCTTGTGGCATTTTACTTGTGAAAAAAAAGAAAATTTTCATATGACTGCATTTTTAATGAATAAACTAACAAACAATGGTGTTCTTATAAATACATTACTCCATGATGCAAAATATGAAATATTAAGTGGTTGTAATCAAAATAGTCAAATATGGTCTGGTTGTTTTGGAGTTCAGAGTTTTATTAATCGCAACTTCTTACATTATTTACAAAACAAATACAATATGTTTTCTATGTTATTTTATGTTAAAAAACGCTCTGATAGATGTTGTTTAGAGAGAATTATGGGGATTATATTTTACACCGAATATCTTAAAAAAATTCAACATCATTCTTTATTTGGTGATATAAAAAAATACTGCAAATGGGGCTACACATATCAGGAGCATATTGAAAATTTACGCAATAAAAAAATTATAGCATTACCAATAGTCAAAGTATGGAGTGGACGCTAGTTTTAGAGTAAATGACATTTTTTATTATTTTCTGGATTTTCTGGATTTTATAGTTTTCTTGGATTTTCTAGATTTTCTGGTTTTCTTAGATTTTCTGGATTTCTTAGATTTGTAGGAATATATCTTTGATAAACGTGATTTATGATTGGATTTTTGTTTTTTTCCACCTGAATGTAAAGTATCATATAATTCTTTTGAACCTAAAATCTTATGTATAGAATCAATAATTTTTGGATTTGTAAGAATTTCTTTTATATGATTAGCACACTCTGTTAATTGTTCTTCCGTTAATTGTTCTCCTGTATAACACTCTTCTTTGGGTATCATATAAATATCGTATAAAGAGTCACTAAATTCCCTGTCAAATAAACTAGCAAAATCATCAAACACTCTATCAACTTCGCCTTCTTGCCCTTTATGTTCTACATTCATTGCAATATCAATGATTTTATCAATTAATTTTTTTATTATTATTATGTCTCTATTGTTTGTACGTTCAGGATGAAAGTCTCTCAACCGTTCTACTAGAATATTGAATCTATCAATATTTATTTTATTACGAAATACTTTATAAACATTTGGATATTGTTGTTCCATTTATATAATAATTATAGAAAAATTATAGAAAATGTATTTTCGTTTTCTAACCTAAATAACCTAAGGAGCTTGTATGATTTACACAAGAAGAAAGCATGTTACCGCCTTTTGCAATCATATTCAGTTCAAGCCAAAACCCTGCATTAAAAAGAATGACTGCAAACGCGTGTATTTTCTGGTCAAACACAGTTTCTGCAAATAAACCTTCAATCGCACCTCCTAGTCCAATTAAGACCGGTGGAGCTAACGAATTAACTACTCTAAAATAACCTGGAAATACTAGAACACCTAATTCTGAAAATGCATACATATTCAATGATGCGGACAGTATAAATGGAATTAATGTGGCCCAAGCTAATGGAAATGTTGAACCACCTGCTGTTTGTTTCCATTTAAAATAAAAAGTAGCCTTGTAATCTTGATTACCTAGATAACCAATAAAGAATCCCAATATGGATAAAAATTGTAAGCAACCATAAAAATAGGTTGGACCCAAAACAGCATAGGAGAATGCTTGTAACCCAATATACTGCATATTGAAAATAAAAAAGTAAGCAACAATTCTTAGCCACTGATTGTTTTTATCAGAAACAATAACATTTGTATTCTCTAATTCTCCTCGTAATGGACTGTCAAAAGGAGCCACCTGCCAACCTTCATATGTATGCATCATAATACCTGGAAGACCGCCAAAAAATGCAACTATTGGAGAGAGAAGAAATAAAAGTGTCCTTTGCTGGTCATTATCAAAATAATAAGTCCATTTATCACTATTATTGAGTATAGATTGTGCCATTAGAAATGCTGGAATAATTGGAGCCCAATGAACTAGTTCAACTAGATTTAACATAAAAACATTGGCTGTATGTTCCATGCCAATATCATACAGAGATTTTTTGGGTGCTGCTTTATTCCAACCCCATGATGGATTGGAAGGAAATCCAATAGAAAACCATTTATTATCAATAGAAAAATACGAATAATGTTTATTATAACATGCCATTATCAATAATAAAATAATAGTTTTATTTTTAAATATATTGTATATATTGTTTATATAATTTATTAGGGTCCCTCGGGTTGACACGTGAAATGATGCAAAAAAAAAGGAAACCAAAAAAAAACAAAAAAACAAAAAACAAAAAACAAAAAAACAAAAAACAAAAAATAAATAAAAATTGAAAAAAGTTTTTCATATATTTTCAAAAGCATAGTAAGTGTTTCGGTTTAGCCCAAATGAGCGTTGCATATTTGATTCCATTCAATCTTGTGAATATGATAATAAAGGATGCTTGTCATCTAACCAACAATGACAAATATTTTAAATTTGTATATAATAACGGTTCCAAACAATACGAGGTACGTTGGGAATTCTCTCCATCGTACGAGAAGAGTTTTGCGCGGGTGTCCAATTGTTTATATTTTAAAAAAAGAAATCCTCCATGTGAAACAAATATTTTACCAGTCACATACACAACATCGCGTGTGTTTTGGGATGGCCAAAGTGATGAACAACGCCAACTAGGACTACAACGTCTCAAGCCTGCAACTTTCTATGAATTGCCAACAAGACGTGTTGATAGTGGATGTTGCGATTATTTCTGCAAGTATAGTTATTGGGGGTTTGATGATGGTTCTGGATGTGTATTTATTGAAAGAAACACAAACGAAGATGACGAGGGATATGAATTTTTATTCTCACGAGGATATATTTGTCTGAATGGTCGTACATTTCCTATATTTATAGAAACTCTTGGAGAGGGTGAAGTATTTATTAAAACACCAAATACAACAAATCAACCTTCATCCAAACAAGACATTGGAGAAACACTTCCTCAAAAGATTACTGGGGTTTATCTTGAATATGGCATAGTAAGATATTTGGAAAAAGAACGAGGAATGAAGGTGAAGATAGATCACCATAGTAATGGTTCCCATTTTAAATATTTACACGAGCAACAACAAAAATGGATGTATGAAGCTTTTACACCTCAAGAGAAAACGTTTGTAATTCCCAATTTTTATAGTTATTATGATGAATCTGACCGAGATTATTAAAATCCAGGATTATCTGTAAAAACAGCTGGATTGACAACTACATTTTCACCACCTTCTTGAATAACTGGCTTCAATTGTTCTATAACAAAATTACCGACAATGACACTAAAATAAACCAACAAAGAATCTCGTATTAAAAATTTTAACGGTTTACTTTCTTTATCAACAAATCGCATTTCAATAAATTTTACAATAAAAAAAACAAACGATATAATACCTGCAATTACAAATGTATTCATTATAATATAATGTAAATGACTACATTCTTATTTTCATTTTTACGCAAATACTGTATTTTTTTGTTGTTTCATAAAATAAAATCTTATTCCAAGACTTCAATATCATCTAGTAACAAATCTGGTTCCAATTTAAATTCTGGAACATCAATGGTATGAATATCTAAATTATCCAACTTTACATCCTGGTCAAAAATTTGAAGTTTTACATTTTCATCTTCATCATCATCATCTTCATCCATTTTTCTTTGCATGTTTCGCATACTACTAATTTCTTCTAATCTATCAATTGTCTTGGGAGCTTCAATAACATGTTCATTATTGTTTTCATCTCGTGCAAAATCCATGTCATTAAATGACAATTTTGCAGATGCAGAAGATGATGATGAGTCCTCAGATAAATCTGGGAAAACCAAATCAGCTTCCAACTTATTTTGTTCTAAAATTGCAGTCATTGGGTCCGATTCTAGCCTACGTGGCTCCTCAGGCGTCTCCTTCTCTTTCATTTCAGATTCTTTGGTTTCAGAAATAATTTGTGGAGGCAACTTGTTATCGGCAGACTTATTAGGGTCTTCAATTTCTTGTTCACGAATTTCTTCCACAACATGTTCTTCTACAGTTTCATCCATGTAAGCTTGCAATATAGCCTCTACAGGAATACTGTCCCTCACTGTATTTAATATACATTCCTGCACAATAATTTCCAATTCACGATGATGTTTCTGCGTTTGTAGCGGAGGAATGTTGATTTCAAACAAATATACATTTTTATATATTTTTCTTGCAACATGAATATAAATTTTATGAATAAAATCATCCAACTTTGGAATGGTAATATCTATCTTTTTTTGTTTTTGACCAACTCTGATTGCTGACAATAATTTTAGTTGAATAATATGAACACATGTTACTAAATCTTCTAAATACCCACATCCGCTTTTTTCAACAATACGAGCGCGTTCCAATTCAATAATAGCAGGATTCCATTTGGGTATCCTTGTAATAAAATTTTGAAACGTCATTAAATATTTATCCATTTCATTATTCTCTCTACACAATTTGACCGCTTCATCAAATATAGAACGTAATCCGTCAATAATATGAGGTGTCACGATGGTTAATAATCTAGAACCCCATTCATTTTTTGATTCATGTAAACTAGAAACATTAAAGTCGTCCATTTTACATAAACGAAATATTTTCTAAACTATCATCTAAACTCAAAAACATAAAATTTAAAATAAATAAGATGAACAATTTTTCATTTCTAAATTCCTTGCGTACTCTATTAAATCCAAACAGCAATTCATATCGTTTATTTTCAGTCATGGTAGGTATTTTAAAATAAGCAGGTTTTTCTAGCATTTGAATCAAATCTAAACCGCTATACCCCTTTTCATACAACTTTGTAGAGAGAGAAATTAATTCCCCATACTCTATTTTTTCAGTTACAACAAGTAACTTTTGCAATTCTTTTTTTAACCATTCAGCTCGCAAAATTTTATTATCTTTTAATTTAAATGTTTTTTCCAAATTATATTTATACAAATTAATACTCTGTCCATCATAAGTTGGTTCTGGTACATAAATTTCACAAAATCGTGACAAAATTGGCTTTAATAATTTGTATTTATCTTCAACAATAATGAAAAAACGTGTCGTATGACTAAACAATTCAATGCATCTTCGTAAGGCAGATTGAGCATCTATTGTTAATTTGTCGGCATTTGATAATATAATGCTTTTAAAAATATCTCCACCATTGGAATGAATATGTGTTTTTGCAAAAAACTTTAATTCCTCTCTAATAAATTTAATGCCTTTTCCGTGTGCACAATTCACATACATTACAAATGATTTTATTCTCTCTTTGTCATTATTATAAATAATATTAATAAACTGATTGACAATCGTTCGTTTACCACACCCAGATTGACCATGAAAAATAATATTCGGTATTTTATGCATGTCGTGAAAGTATTTTAATTTGTCTATGATTGGTTGATGAATTTGTAATGACATAGTAAAGAATGCAACTACTATTATAGATTGTTTATTTTTATATGATATTAAACGCAATAAATATATTTTAATCTACCTTATTATAACTATTCATAATTGAATATAACAATTCATACGACATATTTGGAGACAATTTTGAAGAAGGCATGGTTACAGAACAACCACCAGACTCCATAATACTTACATCAAACCGATTAAGATCATTATGTAATGCATGATTTATAATTTGATTTACTTCATTTATATTATTGTTTTCCGAGTTAATATGTAGATGTAAAGAGATTTTACTTGGAGGTATACCAAAGTATATACAAGCATCTACTATATATTTGAAATCTTCAAAATTTAATGTTCCGCAAGTATCTGACAGACAAAGCTCATTTATATTTGGAAACTCTTTGTGATACTTTAATATTTCATGGATAATAAAATCATTATTTAATTTACCTTCTATAGGACATTCATTAATACATGAAATATATAATTTCGTTTTGTAAAAATTATACTTTGCACAGGGGTCTATTAACTTAAAAATTTGTGTTAATTCCTCTTTTGTTTCACTGATTGTTCTATTCACATTTGTTTTCTGAAAACTTTCGGAAACAGAAGTCAAAAATGAATAATTTTGAATATTGTGAGACAATCCAATAAAAAAACTCTTTTTAGTCGGTGCAACGATATACAGGTCTGTATTGGTTTTTGATACGTTTTTAATAAAATCCGATGCATACTTATACAACTCAACAGAATCCGCCATAATAGGCATTATTTTTGGATTCACAATAGACCCAATCTCAATACTATTTGGTTTATAATTAAACATTATATTATGAAAAATATCCTTTTTTTCTTGCAAGGTAATCGTGTCTGGTTTACGTCCTTGAAGACCATCCCGTAAAGATACATCAAATAAAATGGGTTGTTTTGACAATTGCATTTTATTATTAAAGTTTATTTTAATTAATTTTTGTTTTATTTTATTTGATAACATAATATAATTTATTATGTTATATAATGTTATATAATGTTTAAGTAAATACAATTTAATTATAATTTGCGTTTATCATAGTATTTAATAAATTAAAATTTATAAAATTATAATTTATAGTTATATTATATAGAATTATGGAATCACCCACAGTAAAAGAGGAAAATGATGAAATACATAGATTAGCGAATGAACTTAAGACAGACCCTGATGCTGAAATACATAGATTAGCGAATGAACTTAAAGAAAAATATTGTTCTGAATGTAGCAAACAACCCGAACATCACAAGTATTGCACTGAGTGTGGAAAAAAATTAAATGGTGGAAGTATCAAAAGACTTAAAAAAACCCGTAAAACCCGTAAAACTCGTAAAACTCGTAAAACTCGTAAAACACGTAAAACCCAAAAAAAATAAATTATTGATAAATTATTGAATTAAAAAATATAATATAACATTGAAAGACTCATTTTTATATTATATTAAAAATATTTTTAAACAGCAGATGACAAGCTGTGGGTATAGGGATTCTCCTTAAAGGCATTCAATATATCCGGACTAATGCGGTCACAACCAATGCATTGGTTATAATATTGAGGAGCCCGAATCTGCCCATAGACCTCTTTTGACATAGGAATTTGTGGCATGTTTGTAGGCACCCACATTCGCGTGTTGTCTCTATCAGAATCAATACGACTAACATTCACATTCATTTGTTGATTATAAATATTTGTATTTCCGTGATTGGCTCTGCTAACAATAGATTTCTCCTTGGACTCATTATTATATTGCGCATAAGCAGAAGCATAGCTCATTTCACCCCACCCAGTTGCCGAACCTCCAGCATCTCCAATATAACTGCAATTTGTTGAATCACGTTGATTTGTAATTGGTGTTTGTTCATTTGTTTGGTAACCACCACCTTCAATTTGTCGTCCAACATAGAAATTTGGTGCATACAAAGTAGTTTCCTTAATTGTAGTTGGTGCGACATCATTTGGATTCATAACATAACTATCAGGGACCTTGGAACCAGCGTCACCATAAATGCGATAGTTAGATGAATATTCTTCTCTCCTTGTGGGGTTAAATATATCCATAATAGGTGCAATTACTGCTCCAATGGCACGACCAAATCCACTGCGCATTGTGTCAGGTTGTCTCATAGTAGCACGATTATTAGTGTAATTTGTATGGCTTCGTAGAGCATTCTCTTTATCTGTATGGTCACCTCTGTTCATTGCAGCAGATGGTCCAACATCACAAACAGGTAATTCATTGCGCTTTGGTTCTTCAAATGCACCTGGAACATAATTCGCAGTGCGGTCGGCTGGCCCAGCAACTCCCGTATAAGATTGCGTGGTTGTTGCACGAGTAGTAGAATGCACCTCCTCAATAGGTCTAAGCATTTGCCCCTTTTCTTGGCCAGTTGTTGTTAACCAGCGGTCTTGGGTTTGAATAAAAAATGTGTCCGGATTATATTTTTCAACCTTTCCAATAATTCCTACATTTTGTATATGAGAATAAGAGGGTCCTTGATGGTTTTCTAATGTATATTCCATTTTTGGATTTGTTGCAACACGCAATTCATCCACGGTTTTGGGTAGCCAGGAATTGCGGGCTTCCATACCTGAATTATAACCACCGCTTCCTTGGGTCGTGTACCCTTGGTTTAAGCCAGGGCCAACATATTCTGATTCAAACGGTTTCACATTGCTGCTTTTCATACCTGGATTGACACGTGATTGATAAAAATCGCTATTATTTGGCGCACCATTTGCCCATTGCATATTTTCCTGAGGCTTAAATAGAGGGGCTTGTTCTATTTTTTTTATAACTTGAGAGCCACTTCCAATCATATTATCCAAGATGGTTTCTGCTACATTATTATTGTACACTTGCCCTTTAATTTTACCACCGTAAAAAGGTATCATATTGTTGTGTTTAAAATCGGTTTTAGCAACATAATCACCAGTTAATGAATATACCTGCTGAATATTGTTACCGACTTTTGTGCCGGCATTTTGCTGATTTTCATACAAGTTTTGATTAAAATATCTATCTGTTGCAGTGTTTGGGTTCACATATTTTTGAACTGTATCTGTTAATTGACTTTCATTAGAGACTGGATAATTTTGAGGAGGAATATCTGTGTTTGGTAAATAATTACGTTTTGCACCCATATTTGTAAACTGTTCTTTATTTTGATTCTGATTCAGAATTTGGTTTTGAATCTGACTCTTATTCTGATTACTTACTGTTTTTTTATTTGGGGTGCCTTGATTTGAAACAACATATAATCCTCCTAAGGCTACTATTGGAATTGCTATTTCCATTAATTATATATATAAAGTATTATATTTTTATATATTTAATATTTTTGTTGTTTTGTTGTTTTGTTGTTTTGTTGTTTTGTTGTTTTTGTTTTTTTGGAAGGGTTGAAATGCGTTTTTATATTTTTTGCATAGATAGTTGCTGACCTTGAGATTGCTTTCCTTGATTGACAGGTAAAGGAAACATATTGACATTTGGTATCTCTTCTAAGCAAGGTATTTTGGCAACAAAATAATCTTTTTCTAAAATGCGAGTACTGACATTGTTTTGGAAAGGCATACAAGTATTTTCTTGAGGATTTAATGGTAAAGTATACCAATCTACTTGTTCCAAATCACGAGCCGTCCATGCAGGCATAATTGTTCTAGACTCCTCCGTATAAAGAGCAGTATTTGTTGGGTATTGCATTGACTGAGTTGGAACATTAAAACGGGAATATTCGTCTTTTCCTAAACAATCTTTATTTACTCGTCTATTTACTCCACGTAATTCACTTTCTAAATCAACACAGTTGGTCATTAAATTACCTCCCCATGTTTGAATTCTTATTTGAGGGTCTGCCATATAAGCCGGTTTGTCGCCATTGCCCGGAACATTTAAAATCCACCTGCCAACATCAGTAGATTGTTGTAATTGTTTGGCAACTCTGCAAGGGTCATCATGAAATCTTGTAAATGACATGGATATTATTAATAATAGATAAGATTTTAATTCTATTGTGGAATAAAGAATAAATATAAATACAGTAAAAAATAAAATTAAGTAATCCTATATATATAATGACATCCGTATTTTGGACCAATGATCCCACGATTCTATTCAATAAAGATTATATTCTACAATTGTGGCCTTCTCAAAAAATGTCATATGAAGCAAATTTAAATGCAATTAGCCGACTTGTAATTATATTGACAATTTTAGGATTTATAGTAACCATGTCAAAAAATATAGTAGTCGTCGGATTAGCAACCTTGTTCTTAATTTTTGTATTGTATAAAATGAACAAACAAAAAATAACAAAGGAAATGTTTTCAAATTCTAAGGAAGGATTTAGTGGAATTAATATTAAAAATCAAGAATCAACAATTATTACACCCGATACATTGAATACTTATTTAAAAACAGATTTTGTGAAAACTTCTAAAAAAAATCCACTTGGTAATGTCTTGCTTACTGATATTATGGATCATCCTACTAGAAAAGCAGCACCACCTTCTTTTAATACAGAAGTATATGAAGATATTAATAATTCAACAAAAAAAATGATTCAATCTTTAAATCCAGGTATTAAAAATACAAACAAACAATTATTTGGAGATTTAGGAGAACAATTTGAATTTGACCAATCGCAATGGTCCTTTTATTCTACTCCAAATACTAAAATACCTAACGACCAAGGTGCATTTGCAAACTACTTATATGGTGACATGCCTAGTTGCCGTGATGGAAACGCTTTTGCATGCATACAAGATAATATTAGGTATAATCTATATTAATTATACTGACAACAAATAAAACCAAAACTAAAACTAAAATAAAAACTAAAATATAATACTTTTGTTTAGTAAAAAAAAATAAAAAATAAATGTATTATATATTATATATAAATGGCATATGTTACTAATTATACTTTTGACAATATGAGCAGAATTGGCAACGATACCTGCTTCCAAGACCAAGAAACAATCCAAAACATAAGTGCATGCAACTACACATTACAAAATTATTTTGCAAATGATTGCACTATGACAAAACCAATTGCTTTAGCAACATCTCAGCCATGTGTTTTTTACAATGGTCCTAGCAGTGTTGGTTCCGGTGGATGCGTTGTTGATGACAGTTCTAAATTATTAATTGGAAGTATTCAAACACACCCTAAATGCAAGATTGATTTGTTTCAACGCCCTTTTGCAACCGTTCCTTATTTGGGACGCGGTTCTGTTGACCCTATTTTAGAAGCACAAATTCAACAAGGGGAACTTTTAACAAACAAGCGCAGCGTGAACCGATTGGCGGAAAAAAGTTATATTAAATATCAGAATACACCTTTACTTCCAAGTGTTCAAAGTCGTATTACAAACCCTGCTTACTGTGTTGAAGGTGCCGCATCCGAAGGCTGGGTTCGCGGAGGTGTTCCTTCTCGCGAATTGACCCGCGACCGTGATTATTACGCGGCGCACACATCAAATCAATATGTTTAAAAAACATATAAAATCAAATAATTATTTACTATATGTATAAATCATATTTCATCTGTACATATAGTTTTTACGACCCCGTGTTGAGAGAACTTTATCATAAAAATGATACATTTAATTTAGAAGATGTTGAGGAATTTTCTGATTTATCTGAATTGGTATACCAGTCAGAATTACTGCAAATATTGGGTATTCCTGCATCTAACCCAGAATTTGATACTGAAAAGCTACTTGAAATTTATAACAAGATGAAAGTACATGAAGATTTTTTGAAGTGTGTAGAAAAAGTAACAGAGCTTCATTCTTATACTGATTTAGAAACAGGTTTTATAGCATTGTTTTCTTATGATTATTTCTTTTTAACACATAAATGTATTTGTGATTTTTTTAATGATGAAAATGAAAGCATTCGTCAAGAGAATCTACTTGCTTTGCAAGGCGCCATCACTAAGAACAATATAGAATGAATAGAAAATAGAAAATAGAAAATAAAAAATAGAAAATAGAATGAAATATAATTAAATTTAAAAAAAATAAATCTAATTATGTATATATTATATATTATGGCATCTACACGAAATTTAAATACACGTGGCAATTATAATTTAGAACAACGCGAATACAAACAAATGGAAAACTATACTTTATATCCCAATTCACAATATGGTGCTGCCTATGATACCAAACTACCTGGGAATGGTGTCAATCCTGCCCAAATTCCATGGAATCAATTATCAAATAATGCACCCGATATTGAGTCTTTTTTGTTTGGAATTAATTCCACCAATCTAGTCAATCCTGCGGGACCATTGTATCCTGAATTAAAAACGCTTGATACTGCTAATTTTTTTACTAAAGGACCAGTTTTGATGCCAGAACCATTAACAGTTGAGAAAAACCAACGCCCTTTCCCCACACCAAATTAAACAAAAAAAATGGGTTTTACTTCTTGGTCTTCTTCTTCTTTTTTCCTGATGTAGCACTAGCACTGGCTGTGGCTGTAGCGGCGCTTTCTGAAGGTGAAGGTTTTGAAAACAAAGCAACTAATTCATCATCTGTCATGGCAGGGGCTGCAGGTTTAGATGCAAGAGCAGAGGCCTCAGCTGCCTGTTGCATGAGTTGTGCCATTTGTTTTGCCTCCATTTTCTTTTTCATTCTCTCTTTAAATGCTTGATTTTTTGCATTTTTCTCTAATTGCTGTCTCATTGCATTTGTGTCTAGTTTTGTTTTTTTACCAAGTCCGGCCATAGAAGCTAAATTGCCCAATCCACCAGCACCGCCCATACCAAGAGTACTTAACATGTCTTGGATATTTCCCATACCAGGCATATTTTTCATCTTATTAATCATTTCACTCGCCTCCGACATTAATTCTGCCTCATTGATATCGCCTGATTTCATTCGTGAGTCTAGTTTTTCACTAACGTTTTTAACTAAACCCATTAACTTACCAGGGTTACTAAATAATTTTTGAAAAATATCTTTAACATCCGTAACATTTTCCATGTCCATGTCCATATTTAAATTTTGAGACGTCTCTTCTGCGATTTCACGAGCAAGATCGCCCAATTTTCCACCCATCATACTATGTAAATGTCCATGAATATCATCCGCACTTGGCATGGAGGACCCTGATGTACCTTCTTGACCTTGATTTTGACCTTCACCTTGGTTTTGGGTTTCATCTTTGGTCATACTTTCAAAAATATTTTGTATATTTCCAAGCGTCTCTTCTAATTTACCTTTGAATTCATCCTCATTAATTGCATCAAATAACTTGGACGTATCTCCAAATGCATCCTTGTTATTAATACTGCCAACAATGCAAATTAAAATCATTTGTAGATATTTCCAAATAGTTTCGCGCGTCTTGTCACTAATGTCACATTGCCACAAGTATTTAAAACTAATTCCTGGTAAAAATTCTGTATTTACTTGGGATTCCGAATTAAATATTTCTACTTTCTGATACAAAATATCAAAAAACCTTTCTGGAAATACCCGAATGCAATGGTCAAATAAATATCTGACTTTTTCTTGTGATGGTTCTTCAGGACTCCACCATTTATCAACAATAGGTTGGTACTCTGGAAATGTAATGAGTATATCTGTAATAAAATCTTTTGTAATTTTTGTAAATTCCTCTGGAATTGCAAGTTTTTCTTCCGTCGTCATTATTTATATGTTTGATATACATTTATTTTTTTAAATCAAACTAAAAAGAATTAATTTAGTTTGATTTTTTAACTTGATTCTAAAGAATGATACAACACGGACAACTTTTTCAGATTTTGAAGATACTTCATAACCTTCTCTCGTTCTTCATTTGTCATTAGTTTCACTGGATTTCTTAATCTATTCACAGCCTCCATAATTTTGTCTGAATTTTGAGCATTTGTTAAATCACTAGAATAATCCTTATTAATGAAAAAACTAATATCTCCAGTATCAATCATATCTTGATATTTTTCAACTACATATTTATGCCAAATCTTAATAATCATTTTTGGATTTGCTTTTCTAATTAAAATAAATGAATTTTTTGCGGCTAAAATATCTGTATCATTTGGAAATACATTTAGTATATCATTTACAAATTCAATAAAATGGTCGTTAAATGCTGATAAAATAGTTGCTGATTGGGTTGCCATGATATAATTTATATTGCAGTAATATTTTTAAGTGATAAATACATATTATTTATTTTTTGTTTTTATTTTTCTTTTTATTTTTTTGTTTTTATTTTTTTGTTTTTTTGTTTTTGTTTTTTTTGTTTTTATTTTTTGCCCTGAATACTACTAATTTCTTGTTCTCTCATTTGCTGTAACTTTTCAATTGTCATTTCCTCAGGGACTTTGGATTGTTTATAATCATATTCATCCGTAGGTGTACTAATTGTATCACAATAATTTAATGGAACATAATTATGCATTTGTCGCATACCACCATTCCCCTTGGTATTCAATTCTTCCGAATCCATATCTAGAAAACTAAATTGGTCGGATACAATAGAACCTCCTCCTAAAGAAAAGGCCATGGGTTCCATATTGTTGTTGGTTGCTTGGCGAGTAATGACTTCTTGTTTTGGCTTTAAATAATTATAAATACTGTCGCCATATAAGACTTGGTAATTTTGGTCTAACAATAATAAAGCAGGAACTTTAGTCACATTTTCAGGCATTACAATTTTTTGATTGTTTTCTAATACAATATAAATCTTATTGTCAGGACCCTTAGTTCGTTTGTCAATGCAAATAAAATGTATATCCTTACTTGCTTGCGTTTTAGAGAGAGTTTGCAATAATTTTTTAGAATGCTCGCAGAAATTACTGTAATAAATAATGGAGCTCATTACTCTATACTAATCTTATTGAATTATTATTTTAACTTATTTTTTAAAAAAATTGATTAAATATTATATTAAATAGTATGTATTTAATATAGATATAGAATGATTTCTCGCATTGAAAAGTTATCCGAAGATGGTGATAATTTAACATTTACATTAAAGGACGTAAATGTTAGTTTAGCAAATGGACTTCGCAGAACTATTTTATCTGATATTCCTACAGTTGTCTTTAAAACAAGTCCACATAGTCAAAATAAAGCAAATATTATCACAAATACATCCCGCTTAAATAATGAGATTATAAAGCAACGTCTCAGTTGTATTCCTATTCATATTTCTGATTTAAAAATGCCATTGCAAAATTATATTATGGAGGTTGATGTTGAAAATTTAACTGACACGATTATGTTTGTCACTACAAAAGATTTTAAAGTGAAAAATATTACTACCAATGAATATCTAAATGAGAAAGACAGACAGGCAATTTTCCCTCCCAATAGTTTGACAGGTTATTATATTGATTTCGTCAGATTGCGTCCCAAAATTTCAGATGAAATACCTGGCGAAAAATTGCATCTGACATGTGAATTTTCCATTGGGACAGCAAAAGAAGACGGTATGTTTAATACGGTTTCTACTTGTACCTATGGATTTACACAGGATGATGAACACATTGAAGAAGTCCTTGCCAAAAAAATGCAAGAGTGGAAAGATAAAGGTATGACGAAAGATGAAATTACATTTGAAGCCACCAATTGGCGTTTATTGGATGGACAACGTATTGTAAAACGAGATAGTTTTGATTTTCATATTCAAACCATTGGCGTATTTACAAGTCAACAAATTATTCGTAAAGCATGTGATATTCTTGTTGATAAATTAGAGGCATTGGATACTCTACTTGATACGGACGAAGTAAACATTCAGCCATCTGAAAATACAATGAAAAACTGTTATGATGTTACTCTTACAAATGAAGATTACACGATTGGCAAAGTATTGGAATATTTCTTGTATTCAAAATTCTATGAAGGTACCAAGACGGTGTCCTTTTGTGGATTTAAAAAGATGCACCCCCATGACACCGATAGTATTATCAGAATTGCTTACAAGGAAGAATTGGAAAAACAGGCAATCAAACAAAATTTGAAAGAATGCATTGCAGATGCAATCACTGTCTATCGTGGTATCAAGGACAAATTTTAGTTATTGATTATTTATTATTTCGTCCAAAAGAAAACAAAAAACAAAAAAAACAATATAATTTTTTTAATATATATTTATTTTATATATGTATTCATCGTCAAGTTCATCTTCTAATCCATTTGAAAATGGAACTATTAGAAGGGAAGTAGAAAACGGAATGACATATTATATAGTTCCATCAGGATTCCCTTTATTTAAAGCAACTAAAAGTTACAGAGAAACGGAAGGATTTCATTTAGACCCTTCAAAACCATATTTTTTTGGTTTGAAAAATATGGATCAAGATTATATTGAATCATACGAGGAAGAATATGGAATAATTTTTGAATTTGTTACTACACGTCCTTACAGATTATTAGCATTAGATATAAAAAGCACACAAGAACAATTGTATAGCCAAGCGCCACTTACTATACGACAAATTATAGAGAAAAATTATGGGTATAGAACAAATATAAGAGACTCTGAACCTGGTCCTGATGGTGAATTAGCAAAATATTTATGTGAAACCGGTTATGAAGGCTATGCTATTCATACTATGCCTACTCACCTTGAAGGTACATTTCATTCAGAATTTTTGATTTGTGATATACATGATGGTATAGAATTGGTACAACAAGTTACTACAGATGAGGGCAAGGTAAGAAGTATATTAGAAAATGAAAGATTAAAAGAACGTGAAAGAGAGAGAGTAGAATTACGTAAAAAGTTACGACCCGGTAGAAGTTTTATTGGGAATGATGATGAAAATGCTGAACCCAATAGAAATATAAATAGAGGTATAGGTATAGGTATCGGTAGAAGTAGAAGTTTATTTGGCGATGACGATGATCATGAAGAAGAAGGTGGGGTTGCAACAAGTAGAAGTTTATTTGGCGATGATGTATCTCCTTTTAAGAAACCTGTTAATAAAAGTTTATTTGATGAAGAGGGGGGAAAAAGGTCTTACAAAAAAAGAAAATCAATAAAGAAGAACAAGAAAACTAAAACTAGGAAGATCAAAAAAATAAGAAAAACTAAAAAAATAAGAAAAACTAGAAAAAATTAGAAAAAATAATAAAATAAATCAAGTTACTTTATTTTTATCGTAGTTGTTATTTATATTTCATATAACATAGTATCTAGTCCGACGTAGAATCCACTTTCATAAAGTCTACGCGGCGTTTTTGCAGACATGCATTGATTGAATACATTTGTAATGAAGGGTGTAAATTATTCACATATTTAATTACAACTGTATTATTAACATATTCATTTTTTGGCTTCAACTCGTCAGTAAATAATTTATGAATATGAAACATATGCGTTCTAAAATTATCAGGAAATTCCTTCAAAGGACGTTCTTTCTTAATGTAACAGCTAATATAATTTTTATACAATGTAAATGTAAACTCGTGTAATCTATCCCTGAAATAAGAAAAGTCCTTTTTATTTTCAGGGTAATACTTTAAAAATTCACCAACCTTCCCTTCTTTACGAAGAGATAGATATTGATATTGCACCTTGGGTTGGTTTCCTTTCAAATGTCTAACATATTCATACACAGGATTTCTCAACTTGCATCTTTCTTTGTTTATTTTATTCTTAATAACAACACCCATGATATCATAGGGCGTATTCATACTAGCAAATCTGGTTTTCAAATCCTCATAACTTGTAAATTCATATACTTGAGGAAACTGAATAGTTGTTGTTTGCCAAAAACACCCTTGCAAATTTGTCGGAAATACATTTACACTATTATCTTCGGTATTTACAATTTCATACATTTCTACCAAGTATAATTGCGGACTCTTAAACGGAACTACAATACGATTTTCTGGATGTTGCAAAACAAAACTATAACAGAATGATTTATTTAACATGTGTAAATCCAAATTATTTTTTTTAGCAGCTTCCAAAAACATATCGCGAAATGTAGGAGAATTTGGTTTGGATTTAAAAAAACGCACTTCACCACCCACTGTATTACGTGTAGCAATTTCCCATGCTCCAGACAGTCCAGAAGTTTCATCCCAAAAGACATTTATCATGGTTCCTTCTATAAATTCCTCGGCTACAATGGATTCCAAGTGTACATCTAGAGGATACTTTTTAATAAATGAATCATACGATATAGATTTAGGTGGGGCAAAGCTCACTACGCGATTTTGATTGTTTACAATCACTGAACGTAGAAGCCCTATCACAGGAATTGTATCTGTTGCTAACAAATTCTTATCATAACGTATAATGCGATATTTATTGCCTTTACTAGTATATTCCATTTTATTAAATTGCGCATTGCAATTATCACAATTGTTTAGTATAGCTTCTTTGAATCCTGGAATCTCGCTCAATCTATAAACGACTTGCCATTGCCATTGTTGTTGTTGTTGTTGTTGCTGATGGGACATTCTATATTTTATATTTTATTATGTAATTGTCTTTAAACCGTTGAAGATTTAGGTTAATACAATCATAAAAATTTCTAATATAAATATAGGAACAATGTCATCTCAAAGTGAAGAAGAAAAAGAACAAGAACAACAACAAAAAACTTTGGAACAAGAAGAACCCGAGGAACAAGAATTCGGGGAACAAGAACAACCGCCAAAAAAAACAAAACAAATAAATCTTCAATTATCAGATGTGATTAGAATTGAAGCCCCATCTAATCAAGTTTTAAATAACAATACTTTTATCATTGATTACATAGACAAGAACCAAATTAAATTAATCAATGTCAACGATTTAACTTCTAATAAAATAAAAATAAATGAAGATGGAACACTTGGTGATGGTTCCATTATTTCCATTGCTTTGATTGACCGCAATGAAAGTCTTGGATATGCAAGACAAAACGGGTTGCTTCCAAATACATGGGTAAATATATATTTTGGTGGAGACACCCCTGTCGTTATTACAGGAGAAATTACAAATTTAGAAGAGGATATGATTGAAATTAAAACATATCCAGACAATGATATCCTATATATAAATTTTGGTTACAAAGGAATTCCGCTTGATTTACCAATTGAAACAATTGAAATACGAGAGAAACCTGATTCTATTAGTATCAAAGAAAAAGAAAAAGAAAAAGCAAAAACTGCAGCGCAACAACAGCGTGAAAGCGATGAATCTATTGGCTCCATAGAATCGTTCCCAGATTCCACAGAAGAAAACAAGAGAGAACATAGAGAGGACGTCTACAATTTGCCTACTAGAGATATTAAGGACATTGTTCACGAATTTATTGTCCGTGCAGATGAAATTAAAATCGGTGAAGAGTTGGGCACAATTAGCCAAATGGTGGATGTGGAGGAATCTAAACAACGATTCAATATTCATTCACAAGTAGATGATTTATTAAATGAGTTATTATCTAGCGTTCCAAATGTTCAACGAACTGGCGCTGTTTTAAATAATATTCATACAATGATTGAACGATTTAAACAACTTCGTACAGAATTTTCTACTACGGATGAACACGGTAATATTCAAGGTCCTCTCACAAAATCTGTACTATGGAAACCATTGGTTCAAAATCTCACAACATTTAAAACAGTATTGTATTGGATTCTTCCTGTCGCAAAAAATGTTAAAAAAGTATACAATATTAGCACAAAAGAAGATACTAGTGACAACACAGATATCATTCCACTAACTATAGATGAGGATATTGCTGAAATGAAAACTATCTTTGATAGATATAAATCAAATGAGGTCCCAAGTGACCAAAATAAATATTTCAGTTTGATTAGTGAATTAAACCCCTATCTAACACCTTTTCAACAAACCAATATTGAAACAAATTATGATGTTATCAATGATGTTGTTATATTAAATGATGTCAATGCAATTATTGACAATTTGGGCGATTTTTATTCATCCATTGCAGAAAATGATATAATTAAAACAAAAAAATATGTAATTCAACGATATAATTTGGGAACTCGTGGATTGGATGCAACTCAGATAACTGGAACAAAAATGATTGCACACCAGGTCAATATTACACAACCGGATGTATTGGAATTAAAATCAATCATTACGTTACCTGAATCAGTGATTCGTTTCTCTCATATTACACTTCCACAAACAAATATCCTTGAAAAGGCAAATTTAAATACGACCTTTATTAATTATTGGGAGTTGTTCACCAAGTCGGCATCTATTAATAAAATAACTATAGATGACCTTGAAGAAGACCTTGAGTTTTCAGAAAACAATTTTGTTAATAATATAAAAAACTACTCTTTGATAAAAAATGATTCCTCCACGTTAGCCGCAAATGATTTATATAAACGGTTTCTTCAAAAAATAATACCCAAAACTCGCGTGTTATTCAATCTAATGAAAAAATATATTCATGGTAAATTATCACTTCATGATGTAGTTGGATATTTAGAACCATTCTTGGTATACACTGATGATTTGACCTATATGCAATACAAAGAAATTGATGCATTTTTGCAACTCAAAATTTCTGGCTATAATAAGAATTTTAAAGAACGCGAGAAGGAGTTTTCATTGTTCAAGAAAATATTACAATCGGGACATAAACCATCGGCTTCTCGTATTCTCTCTTTGATTACTGATAGAAAAATAAACAATGAGGTTTTTGTTAGTAGTTATGAATATAATGATAGTGATTTAAATCTAACCAGTTCAGAATTGCTTTGGAGAATGAAAACAACAGATTTTTCTAATGTTTTTGATAATGCGCTTGCTCTTGCAAATATTGGAACTATGTTGCCTGAACATATCGGGTCTATTATTGATAATATTGAAAAAAGTAAACATGAATTGGAAAACGAAATTGAAAAAGAAGAAAAGGATAACAAATGTGTGAATATTGTAATTGCAAAACAATACAAAACTCTGGAGGAAATTGCAGCAGATAATGATAAAATTACTTATTTTGATAAAAAATTTGATAACACCGCCTATGGAATCTTGGACGAATATCAAAAAGAACAAATATCCATGGCTCCGGAAGAGTTTTACGAATTTTTAGTTGAAAAATTAATTAGTAAAAAAAAAATTTCTACGGCAGATGCACCCTATATGGCTGAAACGTTAATTAATGGTATGAAACGCGTTGTTGATGGAGATTTTGCAATGATGTATGATTTAAAACAGGATAAAATTCTTTATTTTAAACGCAGGAGTAATAGATGGCAACCCGATAGCACAATTGATGAAAAATTAGTAAATAATAACTCTGACCTTTTATGTGAATTTCAAAAGGATTGTATGGAAGTTGATAAAAAATACAAGGCTCTTTGCGAAACCCAAGATTTAAATAAAAAACATATTACTGAAAATGCGCTTAAAGAAATAGTTAATCAGTTTGATGAAAAATATGCATTGTCAAAGGACAAATTGGCGGAACTATTGAATGAAAAACTAGACTATCATTTGAGTATTATTGAAAAATTACATCAGATTCAATATACGCGAACCTATAAATATAATACACAACAATATAAACTCGGTGTTGAAAGCGGAGACCATGAAACAGGTGTGGTACAATCACCTTATGCCAAACTACGGGATTTAATCTTGGGACAATCTAATTTTTCTAAAAAACAAAATGACATTGTAAGATTTGCTATGCGATTCACGAGAGAAGCATGTGAACTTGATGACAAAGGGGATGATGAACAATGGAGACATTGGCGTTATTGTATTCAAACAAATAGTAAATTATTACCTGCTTTTTTATATAGATTGGCGGCATGTTGGGTAGAAGACCAGTCCAATTATATGAATGTTATGGATGAAATAATACAAACCAATGGAAAGCAAAGTGATGATGGTGATTCCTGGGTTGATAAATATAGTGGTTATGTCATCCGTCTTAGTGATTTAAGTGTAGATGAAGGATATGAAGAAGGATACAAGGTGAAAACACGTGAAGTCATGGAGCAAGATGCGGGTTCTACTTCTTTAAAACCTGTTATAAAAAAATATACAACCCCTGAAACAAGAATGATGTCCAATATAATTTCAGTCGTAGCTGAAAATATGGGCATTCAATTGGATGAACAAAAAGATTTTATGATAAAGATTGTATCTGATGCATTGACTGGTGGAGCCTTGGTTTCCGAAGCCGACCACAAAAAACGAGTTGAGGAAGAAGCAAAGAAGGGAAGGAAGCTGCCTTCCTATATTTCAATTTATAACAGTACAATTTTATATTTAACACTTGGAGCTTTGCTATACGGTATTCAGACATCCATCCCATCTATTAAAACACGCAAAACCTTTCCTGGATGTGTGCGTTCTTTTACTGGATTTCCATTTGAAGGTTCTGGGGATTTGTCTAGTTTACAATATCTTGCCTGTATTGCGTACAAGATTCGTAATGCAACTATAGAGCCTTGGACAGCATTAATGAAAGTCAAAGAAACTACCATTGCTGATAAAATTAAGTTATTTATTGAAACCTATTTTGTTTCCAATGTTGATGTAATTCAAAAATGCAAAGAAAAACTGGAGTATCTTTTAACAAATCCAAACGAAGAAATCCCATCCGACCATGATGTAACTACATGGAAACAATTTTTACCTCCGTTGATGCCATTTAAACTGAAACCTATTACAAACATTTCCCAAGAGTTTAAAGCCCAATGTTTACGGGATTTTAAGAGTGGAGCTACTTGTCAACGAGAGAAAATACTAGTTATTCAGTCCAAGATACTATTTTTCTCTCTTGCTGTCCAAGAGTGTATTCAAAAAGTGGTGAATAAAAAAGGAGCTCTATTAACAAATGCATCCAATGAACCCTTTCTAGAAAATGCATGTTGCAATGAAAAAACAAAGAGTACAATTCAATACTTTATAGACGAAGAACCGGAAATTGTTACTTACAATACGTTTGTCAAAGACCTATCAAATATTATTGAGGATATTGTTGACATTGCAAAAGCTAGAATGTTCTTCTGTAGAGAGAACACAAAAAATATATATGCACCATTAAGTGATCAATTCAGTGATGAAACCATTTACAGAGCATTTATTACGTTTTGCAAATTTAATTCTATTGCGCCAATTAGTCCAGAATTGGATGCTATTTGTGGCGGTAAACCAGACCATTTTTCAAATGTGGATTCTATTAGTGAAAAGATTAGAAAATTAAAACAAGAAGGAAAAAATTACACTAGTACATCTTTTTTGCGATTATTACAATACGTGAACAGAAAAAACATTGTAACTATCCACATGGATACACCTGTAATAACCCAGACTCAGCAAATTCGCAATATATTAGAAGACATGGTTAAGAATAACAATGATGTTGTTCCCTTAGAATTACGAGCCCGATTGGATGATGTCATGGACACATTTGATATGGCTGTGAAAGAAGATACGGAAGAAATGCGAAATTTAAAAAATTATTTGGCTACTAGCAATAAGGCAATGAAAGCCGAGCTCTTTGATTTTATTAAAGTGTATGGTGGATTGTCCAAGAATGGTAACAAAGATATACATATGTTTTTAAACAACATTATGGAATGGGGAGAAGCCTCGGAAGATTCACGTAAACATACCATATCAGATGAGACTACTTACAACTCTATTGAATTTGTTAAAAATTATATTCATAAAATTTTGGATGTATTTCCTGTTATTATCCAAAATAGTGTTGATTATCAACATGGAGTTCAAATACCTTCCTATTGGGGACTTTCAAAAAACCACGTAACTGATATACAAACAATGATTAGCAGTTATTATCATGAATTACATCCATTTTATGGAGATAAAACTGTTTCAAAAATTTTGCATACTGTTCCTGAACATACTAACTATTTATTACAATTAGCATTGAATACACCTTATATGAGTTCAATTGAGTATAATGGAAACACTACCTATTCAGTTTTTGATAAAAGAACCTGTAGTATGCTTTTTGAAAATTATTTTTTACAGGGATTGCTTCAATTTAAAAAATTATCAGAAGATAAAAATATGCTTGTGAGTGAAATGGGTTCAGGGGACCAGGAAACCCAATTTACAGTTGAAGAATTGGAAGATGTTGAACTTCATTTATCAAATCCAGTAGAGACTGTTTTACTTGGAAATATTAAACAAATGAAATCACGAACTGCAAAATTGTTAAGTGTGTTTATTACAATCATGAGTAAACACAAAGACATTGTTAGTTTGAGTTATGATAAGGTAATGGAATATGTTTTCAAAACCAAAGAACGAGAGAAAGATACGTTTACAGATAGATTAAAATCAATGACCGACGAGGAGCGCGATGCGGACACTATTTTAAAGATTAATAAATTGGGTGTTTGGAGCAAAGGTCTTCAAAAGGGAATAACAACGTATGTAAAGGAAGATTATGATGCAGAGAGAGAGTATATGGACCAGATTGCTGGCATTGAAAAAACTCTGCGAAAAAATAAAGATGTTGTAGATGAAAATGCAGAACAATATTTGGAAGACTATATGGATAATGCGGATGCAGTGGCTGAGATGGAGAGAGAAGAAAATGACATAGGGTGGTATCAAGGGGATGATGCTGGTGAAGATTATTTTGGGGATGAACAGGGGCGTGATGATTATGAGTAAAAAAAATAAAAAAATAAAATAAATAAATAAAATAAATAAAATAAATAAAATAAATATTATAATGGTATCTAATTAGTTATAATATTTATGACATAAAATAAAACATAAAAAATATAAAAAACATAAAAAACATAAAAAACATAAAAAACATAAAAAACATAAAATAATATATAAAATATATAATAATGTATCGTTCTTATATTGCCAAACATCCCACTCTTGTTAGTATTTTATTGTTTTTAGTAATTTTTGCCACAATACAACTCGGTAAACCTGGGTTTTTATATAATAATGATGGTAGTTTGCGTGAATTTGGAATTGGATATCGCAATAAAACTATTTTACCTGTTTGGCTATTGGCAATTCTTTTAGGCATCCTAAGTTATTTATTTGTTCTGTTTTATTTATCAAAACAAACACTCTTGTAGGGTTTTACACAATTGAATCTCTAAAACTACATATTTAAGTGAAATGAAAAACTAACAAGGTTTGCTCACCAAATGCATGTAAATTTTGGTTGTGGTAATTTTTTCAATATTGTATAAAAATGATGTAATATTTATGTAATATTTATATTATTAATATATATGGCAGGAAAAAAACGTTCTGGATTTGCAAATGATAGAAGGGCATATTGTTATCCAAAATGTAAAATATCTCAAGTAACTAATAATGTATGTGATAAATTGCCAAAAAATACATCTTATCAGTTATGTAGTCCTTGGCCTCAATTTGGTGGTTTAGATAATACAAACTCTAGATACACTCCAATTTTAGCAAGCCCAACTGGAAATGTCAATTTATTGAATAGTACTAATAATTTTTATGTAATTAATACTTCACCTGCTATAGCAAGTGATGGAACTATATATGTGGGAGTAAATCAAGTTGATCCTACAAATGGCAATCCTATACAAGGATATCTTTTTGCATATAATCCAGATGGAAGTTTTAAATGGATATATACGTTGCAAAAACCTAACTACAATCCCGCCCTTCTACCTGTATTTAACAGTTCAACTCCTACTATAGGTAGTGATGGAACAATATATTTTGGTACCGCAATAGATAATCCAGGAGGACAAGGCGTTGGTCCAGTCGGTTCTACTTATGTTTATGCAATCAATCCAGATGGAACTCTAAAATGGTTGCGAAATGACATTGTGCCTAGTGACGCTCCACAACCTCCTAATAATGCTTGTAATAGTGTGAGTGTAAGTGCATCATTACTTATTGGTGCAGATAACAATCTATACTTTGGTTGTTATGCAAATAGTAGTAGAACTCCCACACAAAGTTCATCATTATTTTCTTTAAATTCTACAAATGGATACACAAATTGGGAATTTTCAGTATCCTCAATACCCTTAGTAAACTTGTCAGTTACTGAAATACAAGATAGTGTAGCTATTGATAACAATGGAAATGTATATTTTATTTGTCAAAATAAAAACTACGGTAGTCATTTAGTATATTTAATATCATTAACATCAAGTGGAACTTTTAGATATATATGTGATTTAAATAATGGAAACACAAATAATATATCTATTTACGGGAGACCTATTTTAAGTTTTGATAATTCAGTAGTATATGCAATGGCAACTTTAAATAATGGTTTGACAGGAAGTTATTACCTATATTCTATTAATGCTCAAAGTGGAAGTACTACTCTAATTCAAACTATTTCATTTAATAATGGATTTTCTTCTAATAATTCAATGTGCAGAGATAAGAATAATAATTTATATTTTTCAATTGTAGCAGATTATAATGCAGTTTTGTATTCGGTTAATAAAAATGGGGTAATAAATTGGTCATACACTATAAATGCACCGATTGCTGGCAGCAGTTTTGCAGTTATTGATAACACACCAGCAATAGGCTCTGATGGAACCATATTCTTTCACGTATTGTTAACAGACTTTGCTACGTTTGGTTCATATTATTTGTATGCTATCAATCCAAATGGAACATTAAAATGGAATAAATTAATTCCAAATGTATCCAATTCCATATATCCAAACTATATAAATACCAGTCTGTCTATTAATCTACAAGGAAATATTATTATATCATTCCAAAATGCAAATAATAGTTCTGCTAACACATTTTCTAATTTGTATTCCTTTACATAATTACATCAAATTTAGATATTTTACACAGATTATTTAGGTATTGGTTAGGTTGACGTATAGACGGTTGATTGAACAGCTGCATTTTGCGCCTCTGTTGCAGCCGTTTGGGTTAAATAATTATTATAACTAGCTTGCATAGAAGCCAAATCACCAGTGCAACCATTTTTCACTATATTATATTGTGTGATGGATATCAATAAGATGGCAGTGTATATATACCACAAGGCTTCACCAATATTATCTCTCATTACAACAGTATCTAATAATTGCTGTTTTAATTGACCTGCATCTGCCTGGTATTTATCTTTCATTAACGGAACAAGCATAGACCAGTATTCTACAAAATTAGCAGGAACGATTTGGTTAATTAAGATAGACATGTTACCGCATAATTTGATAATGGCTTCAGCGGCACTCTTTAAACCTTGGTTTTTAGCTGGATTTCCCTGCGTTGAATCATCAATGGCTTGATTTAAATCGGTATTCACTAATAATTCTGTTAATATATTATTGGCTGTACCTGCGACTGCAAAATAACCAATCACATTTGAAAATGCGGATTTAAACCCAGGGAATATCATCAACACAATAATAACAATTCCAAAAATAAAGAACCACGGAATAAGAGTTAGCAAAAATGCGGAACCTATATTTTGAGTAATGCTACCTCCACAAGTATTCACAATAATGGTCGCATTCATTATAATTTGACTAATTAACACTAAAAAGAAATATAAAACTAAAAACAGATTGCTTCTGCGGCTATACCCAGCATATTCCATACCACTTTTATCATCAAACACGGTTGCATTTAATTTTGGTTTACAAACTAGGTAATATAAAAGTGTAATTGCTATAAATATCAATAAGGAAATGTAAGAAGTGTCCATATAGATATTGTGTATAATTTATTTTGATATTATAAAAGTAAATTATATGAATTTTAATAATTTCAGTAATTTTACTAAACCTACTTTAATTGAACCTGGCGTTAAATACTTTTTGAATGAAACTTTAAAACAATGTAGAATTTTTAAAAATACTTATCATAATTTATTATTTAATATATCGCTTGGTATTGCTTTTTTATTCCTTTTAGGCATAATATTATTTTTTAAATACAAAGGAAAGTTAACGCCTGCAGAGAAAGAAATGCGAAATAGACAAAAACAGCAATATATTTTAACAAAAATACAGAATTTTCAGGAATCCAAGCAACGAGCACAACAGGAATTAATTACAGGGTTACCTCATTGGAACTCAGAATATGACATTATTAATCGTAAAATTACGTATAAAGATTAAAGTTCAAAAACAAAAATAAACAAAAATAAACAAAAATAAACAAAAATAAAAAAAACTAAAAATTAAAAAAGAAAAAACAAAAAACAAAATAAAACAATTATATAAGTATAAAGTATACAATGAATCCGAGTCAAACAAAAAAAGAAAACGAAGAAAAGAAAAAGCAAGAACATAAAAAATTTATTGACGCGCTACAAACCTACTTTAAACTCAAGTCTGACTATGAAAATAATATTAAAAAAGAAAAAACAAAAATTATGAATCAGAAAGAACTCAGTTGGAGAGATAAAAGAAATGAGTTTTTAAAATTAAAGTACAAATGCATTAACTGCAAACGTCCAGTGGGTTCCATTTTTTCTACTAAATTACATAATGATGAAGAACGACAATATATTGCTTTATGCGGTGATAGAAAAACTCCTTGTCCTTTAGATATTAAAATCAGTCTTGGTATTGTTCATAATGTGACAACGAACATGTATGATGATGAAGAAAAAATTAAACAATATAAACATGAGATTATTTTAGACAAAAATGATTTACTGTTTGGATATATTACAGCTGAAGAAGCTGTTGCAAAATTTGACCAAATTAAAGAAGCCGTTACAGAATTAACAAAAGTGTATGAATATACTTTACAATATTATTTGAACATTGTTGACAACACTGAAAAAAAAGAGGAAATTAAAAAGTTGCAACTTGAATTATACAATAATTTGGATAATTTTAATTCTATGATTGAACAATATAATAAAACTAAGAATACTCAACTCATTGTTGATGCGGTTCATTTATATACAAATACAATGAAACCAAGAGCCGATGAAATTATTGCAAAAAAATACGCTTACACTGCTGTTGAATATGATGAAGATGATAATACATTTCACTTGGTGCAATTGCCTTTCTCAATAGAAAATCTTGAATGGGATATCAGTGAAACTGGTCAGAAAGTATTGTCAATGAAAACAGGTCTTGAAAAATTCTCTTCTAAAAAAACAGTCAAGAATGTAAAAGCGATTACAACTGCCGTGTCTGAAATTCAACGTACACCAGTTACAAGTTCTTCTAGCCCAAGTTCAGATGAAGACAATGACGAAGACGACGAAGACGATGAAGAAGAATACGACGAAGAGGAAAGCGACGACGAAGAAGAAGAAGAAGAAGAAGAACAAGTAAAACGATTGCCTAAAATTACAATTCACCCACCGAATCCATAAACAAACGGAATTAATAAAAACAACTGCTGTAAAATAAAATATATATTTATATTAAAAGTAAAAATGATTTCAAAATTTATTTCTTTACCAGTATTTATTCTTAGTTTAGCAGTTGGTCTATTTTTTGTTTACATATGGGGACCTGATATAAAAACAGTCTATGTATATCCAAGTCCTGAAAATATAGGAAAAATTCAATATAAAGACAATGCGGATAATTGTTTTACATATCAAGCAACCGAGGTCTCATGTCCTACAGATACATCTAAAATAAAAACGATTCCAGTGCAAGGTTCATCTTCATCGGACGCAGCAGCACCCAATCCATTTTAGAATAACAAAATTTACAGGAATTATTATATATCTACAATATAAATGCATCTTAGCAAATTTTTTCACACACAAAGTGGTAGATATATAATGTCTGTTATTTTAGGATTTGGGTTGGCAACCTTGTTTAGAACTGTTTGCAAAGGCAAAAATTGTATTGTATTTAAGGCGCCCCCAATGGATGAAATTCAGGATAAAATATATAAACATCAAGATAAATGTTACAAGTATACTGCAGTTACAACAAAGTGTGATGCCAAAAAAGAGAGTGTTAGCATGTAATTCAACCTTTAAAAAAGGTTGAGCCAAACCAAATCCAACCTTTAAAAAAGGTTGAATCTAACCTTTGCATAATATTTCAAATGTTCTGCCTTTGGCAGAACCCGTTTTGCAATACTTTTACAAAAGTATTATATTTGCGTAATTATTATAATCAATCCTTCTTTATAATAATTATATGACTGACACGACAAGTATAATGGATTTACCCACAGACCCAGCGGGTGGCGGAAGTATTGGAGGGAATGTAAGTTTTTCTGCAACTGAAAAAATGGCACCAGGACCGGGGTCAGGGCAAGGACTACCTGGTGTTTCTTTAGACCAAACAACAATTAACCAAATTGTGACAGGATTGCAACAAGCGAGTTCAACTGGCGCCACACAATTGCAGTCTAGAGATATTCCAAGAACAACAGAAAATATAATTCAAGACCCTCAGGTCCAACCCAACTTTATCCCTACGGAATCTAACAATGATTATATTACAGAGTATGAAAACAATGAGGATATTATTCAAAATTATAAAAGAACACAGCATCAAGGTGATAGTTTAGACCAGTTATACGACGAAATTCAAATTCCTCTGCTTATTGCTGTACTATATTTCTTATTTCAATTGCCCATTTTTAAACGATACTTGTTTAAATTTTTCCCTGCGTTATTTTTTAAAGACGGCAATATTAATTTATACGGATATGTATTTACAAGTACATTATTTGGCATGTTATACTATTTGTTGTCCAAGGTCATGGTATATTGCAGTAAATTTTAGATTTTAGATTTCAGTAAATTTCAGTAAATTTCAGTAAATTTCAGTTAAATTTTTATTTTTTTATTACATATTGATTTCCTACAACGTATCCAAATAATTTGTGTAGATTTATAAATTCATTAAATGCTTTTACAACGCCATAATGTCCATAATAACCTGGACACCAATGAATATAAACATCTCCATTCTCATTTCGTTGAGTATCATCAATATCTACAGCATCATCACCTACTATGTAACAATTATTCTTAACTTTTGGATAAAATAATTCAAGGTCTTTATAAACATACGTATATCTATGATTTCCGTCTATGTATAAAAAATCTATATCCTTTGGAATTTCATTCACAGCATGTTCTGAAAATTTACGAATAAATTTTACTCGTTCACCATACTTAAATTTTAATGTACTGCATGTTTTTACATACAAATCATCCCCTGTAATATTATTAATTGCATCATCGTACTTGTCATAACTAGTATATGGGTCAATGCAATACAAGGTACTTGTCGAATTATTTTCCAATATAAAATTTGCAAATTCACCTGTATGTGTTCCAATCTCTACAAACACGCCATTATGTATGTTGCAGATAATATCTTTAACCAAATTATATCTATTCATTATATTCAATATATTGAATATATTCAATATATTTTTTATATTGTAATAGAAAAATATACTAATTATATAATATATATGCCGTCTACCAAAACAGCAAAACAAATTTCTGCAGCAAAAAAACGCCGTTCCACAACATTAAAGAAATACGACAAAATCAATAAACAAATAGAAGCTTTAGAAGACCAATCCAATGAATTACAAAAAAAAATGAAGAAATGTTATGAGAGCTTACCTTCTGAATTATCAGTTACTAAAAAAGAATGGAAAAAATTAGAAGCCCCCTGCAAAAAAATAGGAAAACAAATGCATAAAGTAGAAAAGGATACAAAAAAATTACTTGAAAAAAGCGTAAAATTAGAGGACAAAGTGGGAGAGATTGAAGATACCTATGGTATTCCTGAAAACGAACCTTATTAAAAGTAAAAGTAAAAGTAAAAGTAAAAGTAAAAATAAAAAAATAATAAAAAGATAATACATTATATTGTATAAAATAAAATGTATTATACATATTCACAATGTCAAGAAGATATATTCTTAAATGAAAGAATATTTAAAAATAAAAGAAATGGCGTTTATATTGAATTAGGCGCATTAGATGGTGTTACATATTCTAATACAAAATTTTTTGAAGATTCATTAAATTGGAAAGGCATATTAATTGAACCACATCCAGACATGTTTACATTTCTTCAAACAACCAGACCAAATAATTTTTTATTTAATAGTCTGGTAAGTTGTCATAAAGAACCATTAGAATATAGATATTTTGTAAACTGTCGTGCAGCTGTATCCGGTGTAGAAAATACATTACCACAATCCCATTTTGATGTTTATTTTGATAGCGACAATGAGTGGCATAAATCATTGCCACAAAATAAAATTGTTATGAAACCTAAATCATTAACAGAAATTGTTAGAGAAACACAATTAGCTCATATAGATTTATTATCATTAGATGTTGAAGGCCACGAATATGAAGTACTACAATCTTGGGACTTTAGTATTCCTATTGATGTAATTTTAATTGAAATGTTAGATGCTTATCCTGATAAAGACCAGTTGTGTAGAGATATACTTCTCAAAAATAATTATAAATTTGTATGCAAGTTTTCACACAATGAAATATATGCTCTTAACACATTTGAGATTGATATTTTAGAATAATCCTAATTTTGTAAGAAGTAGCATGCCTGGCAGAGTATTTTTATTATGCAAAATCATATTTTTTATATTTTGAATAAATCCAAACATACTCTTTTTATTTATAAAAACCCAGAATAAATAAATTAAAAATAACACCAACGTTGCTAGTATATCTTGGAAACGTATTTTGGTATTCCAAATTGTATAGATTGGTAGTAATTTTAATATAACCATCATGATAAAAAATGCTACAATTAATTGGATTTTTGTTTTATAATAAATCATGAAATATAAAATAATCATGTTCTCAAAAAGACCAAGTATAATTGCAAATTTTGGATTCAATACATTAATTATTCCAAAATAAAACAAGATATACCATAGAAATACCCAATAAGAAAATATAAAATCCGCACGTTCCATTACACTATTATATATAGAGATATATTTGTTTTGATGTTTTGATTCGTAATTCTATTATAATTTTGTATATAACATATAGCATATAGCGTATATGCAAATTATACAAAATTATATTCAAACCTTAATGGTAAATTTGCCAAACCTGAACCCAACCCAAAAAGAGCCTATAGACATCATTTTAGACGGGGGTCTTTTCAATGGAAGTTATTTAATCGGTGCTCTCCTTTTCTTGAAAGAAATGGAAAAACAAAATCATGTACAAATTGATAGAATATCCAGTTGCAGTGTCGGTTCTATTTGTGCGATTGTCTATTTTCTGGACGCGCTTGATTTGTTTCCAGAAATATATAGTATGTTTCTAAAACAATTTAAAGAACAAAAGAACCTCAACGTGTTTGACCAATGTTTTGACAAAATAAGACAGCGTATTACGTGCCCAAAAGAGTTTTGTAAACGGATTCATAACAGGGTATATATTGCGTATTATGACATTGTAAAAAGGAAAAAAATCGTCAAAAAAAAATTTGCCACGCTGGAAGACGTGTTTGAAGCCGTTCGGCGCTCTTGTTTTGTACCATTTATTATTAATGGCAATTGTCTGTATAAGGACCGTTTTTTTGACGGCATAACCCCTTATGTTTTTCCAAAGAACAAGTCACGAGCTGGTTTACAGTCAGCTGAAAAAAAGGCACTATACCTGGATTTACTCGGATGGGATAAAATAAATTACATGTTATCGGTCAAAAATGAAAAAACAAATATTCATCGTGTATTGGCAGGATTGTTAGATATACATTTGTTTTTTATTAAAAAAAAATGTACGTACATGTGCAGTTACACGGACCAATGGTCTTTGTATGGTTTTTTTCATAAAGAGATTCTAAAACGCTTGTTTGAAAATATCATCTTTTATTTGGTGTATGTTATTTATTTGTTACAACAGTATATTCCTATTGAGGTATATAAAACTAGTATTTTTAAAACGGTGTCAAAAATAATAAAAAAGTTTTACATGCATAGTATCAAAACGTATTGTTTTTAATAAAATAAACCACCGCGTCCTCGTTTTTTTGTTTTTTGTGCTTTTATGCTGGCCTGTTTTTTATTTTTAATCAACAATTTGGTTTTGATTTTTTGACTTTGTTTTCGTTGTTGTTTTTTTTCTTGCTCTTTTTCTATTGTATCCGCCGGTCTGTAACGTAAAAACCATTCTTCAAATTCCGCATCTTGGCGTTTTTTATTATTTTTCAACTCTTTGAACTTTTCTGCTTTTTCTGCACGCATTTCTTCCACCGTTTGTTGATGTCCATAACAATTAATACTAAATCTTCTTAAAAGCCCCTTCTGTTCCAATCTATTTTGCTGTTGTACTTGAAATAAATATTGCGCCATACATACAATACGACGAGTATCATAATAGTTACGACTGGAATACAAAAAAGCCAAGTAGAAACTCAACATGGTGTCAATGGTGGCTATTTTCACTTGTTGTTTATCAATCGTAATTGTGTTATAACTATGACAAGCAATTGGTTTATAAATAAAAGCAATTGTATCTTCACCAATAAGTATTTGATAATGTGGTGCAATAATATCGCCAATTTCATTTCGTTTTATAATTTTTACATTTTTAATTCCTTCATCTGCAAGACGTTCTTTTAAAATATCCGCTGTTTTTTTGGGCTCTTCGGATAAAACATCAAAATCTGGAATTTTTTTAAGTTTTGTCTGCAAATGTTTGGGCATATAATGCGAGTAGAGGGAGATGGCATATCCACCAAAAAAAACGACTCCTTGGTTTATAAATGTTTCTCTCACCGTTTCATATATCTTATCTTCATCTTGTTTGTTTTCCATGGTTCGTTGAAAATCTATTGTATTGCATTCAGAGGATTGTAGTGGATAGTTATTGTTCAATAATGTTAATCGTTTCAATACCTTTTCCCATCGGCCTACATCCCCTGCAGGTCTGGATAATTCTAAAAACATTGACATGCGTAAAAAATTGGGTGGAGCATAATAAATACCAGCTACGCGTATTGCTTCTGCCTTTAATGCTTTGTAAATGTCTTTGTGTAAAAATGTGATATCGGCCACAGGAATAAAATTTACAAATACTTTATAGGTCCCGTGATGTTGTCCTGATTTTGCCTCTACTTCTAAAAATCCTTCTTTGACGTAGTCGTCTGTTAGTTCTTTACTATCTCTCAAAGCATTTGGAGAGAAAAAATCATAATCTGGTATTTCTACATCTGTATTATAAAACTGGTCCTGTTTTGGTAATATGTTGTTAATCGCAGTCCCACCATAACATATGAGTTTTTTACGCTTGATAAAATTTTCAACAATACTAATGATTTTTTTCACTTCGGTTGAATTTGCAATAGCGCGACCAGAACGTTCTTCTGCTTTATCTACGGCTGCTCTTAATATAGCCAATTCACACTCTTGGAAATTCATATTTTTATTGCATAACGAATTTTTTGGTGTTTTCATACTGTGTTGTCTTATATAATAACTAGAAAAAGAAATGTTCTGTTTATTATATTTTTTTTTGTTACAACATGCGACCGACCTACTACCTACCCTACTTCTAAATATTAAAAGCATAATAATCTGTAGCAACTGTTCTCTCCTGGAATGACAGGGCTGGATTTTGCGCAGGTGGGTTAGGAATTGTTGTTGGGATATATCGTAAATTCGCTGGTTTTAAACAAAACGCGTATCCACAAGTATCAAAGAATGCATTGTTCTCTTGCAAATTCACATCATTTTTCTGATACATCATGGCAATCATTTGACAACCAGTTTCTCTGCAAACAATCCCGCTTGGATTGGGAGGATTTTCACCAACATCAGGCATAGAAATACTCATATTCTGTTTATTATAGTCTTGCAATTCAACCAAGTCTGGAGTATTTTTAACATCATAATAACGCAATGCTCTCATAAAAACAGAGTTACTTGTCATGTTTACATATTCGTAAAATTCTGGTGTATCCATAAATGAATTGTTTTGATTATCCACAATGACAACTATTTTGCCATTTAATTCTAACAATTGTGTATTCCCGAAATTTGTTCCATTGCTTTCATAACTGTAATTTGGACCTAAAAAGAATGAATCATAATTTTTAAATATATTAGCAAGGTTTTGATACATGGTTTGATTTGCGCTTTTAAATCTAAAGTGGAAAATAATTGGGTCCAATGAATTGGGGGCGGTGCTTGTTGCAAAGGCGTAATTTGTTACTATATTCATAACATCTGAAAAGGGAACCGAGTTATATGTTTCCTTAATATAGTAACTATCACTGGTTGATGTTGCTACAACGGGTTGTTCATCCACTGAATAAATTTCAAAGTCTAAACCGCGAACTCCTTGTTTTAATACATCTTTTAATGCACACAACGAAACAAAATCGTTTTTATATGTTCCTGGACTGCAGCAGTTATATGCTGTTTTGATATAATAGTTATATAATGTGTATCCACAGTTTGGGTCGTTTGGATTTAATGAATGAATAGAACCATCCAATGAACCAAATAATTTGTCCATGCTGCTACACTCATTCTTTAATAAATTTCGCATATGGTAATAATAGACTAAAACAATTATAATGACAACTATTATCATGCTAAACAACATTGTAGAAGCAAAATTTTCATTAATGTTTGAAATCATATTCATTGTTTTACTTATGGCATCCATATCTGTCCTATTATATTATAATACAATTATAATACAATAATTCATAAATAAATTCATAAACAAAAAACAAAAACAAAAACAAAAACAAAAAATTATCTTATAAACAAAAAAGTTAAATATAAATTATCCATATAGTATATCTAAAACATGGCAGGAGGATTAATGCAATTAGTTAGTGAAGGCCAACAAAATATTGTATTAAACGGTAATCCATCAAAAACTTTTTTTAAAGCAACTTATGCACGTTATACAAATTTTGGCATGCAAAAATTTCGCGTTGATTTTGAAGGAGCTAAAACTCTTCGTTTAGCAGAAGAATCCTATTTTACGTTTAAAATTCCCCGATATGCGGACCTTTTAATGGACTGTTATTTGAGTGTTGATTTGCCAAATATTTGGAGTCCTATTATGCCTCCCAATACGGACCAAGCGTCAGAGTTAAATAATACTGGTTTATGGGTCCCATATGAATTTAAATGGATTGAATCCTTGGGAGCGATGATGATTTCCAACATTACAATTACCTGTGGCAATCAAACATTACAAGAATTCTCTGGTGAGTACTTGAAGCTGATGATTGAGCGTGACTTGACTGGAACAAAAATTGATTTGTTTAATGAAATGACTGGAAACACGGCTGAATTGAATGACCCTGCAAACTATGGCACACGTGTCAATTCCTATCCCAACGCTTATTACAATCCGTCTGGTGCAGGTCCATCCATTAGTGGAAGAACCTTGTATATTCCTTTAAATAGCTGGTTTAATTTTAAATCGCAAATGGCATTCCCATTGATTTCTTTGCAATATAATGAATTACATGTGAATATTACAATGAGACCTATTCAAGAGCTATTCCGAATTCGCGATGTATTTGACAATGTGAATAATTATCCATATGTGGCACCCAATTTTAATTTATGGTATATGCAGTTTTATAGATTTTTACAAACACCACCGGACGTGACTTTGGGTATAGATTCTTACATAGACACGAGAACATTATGGAATGCAGATGTACATTTGAATTGTACGTATTGTTTTCTCTCTAATGAAGAATCTAGGTTGTTTGCGTTTCAAGAACAGAAATATCTTTTTAAACAAGTGCGAAGACAAAAATTCTATAATGTCACTGGTTCAAATAAAATTCAATTGGATTCTCTTGGCATGGTGTCCAGCATGATGTTTTATTTTCAAAGGAGTGATGTAAATTTAAGAAATGAATGGACAAACTATTCCAACTGGCCGTACAATTATTTGCCGTATGATATTACTCCTGCGCCAACTAGCGGGACATTTCCAATTGTAAGAACAAACCCTGATGGAAGTCAGACGACGATTGATATTGGACCCGGTGTAAATGCAAACGGTAAATTAACTGGATGGTTCATTACGGGAGGGCAACATTCTGCAAATACAAACAATATTTTAATTAACTTGGGAATTCTTTTGGATGGTTCTTACAGAGAGAATTTACAACCAAGCGGTGTCTACAATTACATTGAGAAATGGTTACGCACTGGAGGATATGCTAAGAATGGAGTCTATTGTTATAATTATTGTATGCATAATACACCAATGGAAATTCAGCCATCTGGTGCAATAAATATGAGCCGGTTTACTACGATTGAGTTGGAGTTCAATACGATTGTTCCTACGTTGGACCCGTATGCGCAATCCTTGGCTATTTGTGATCCGCAGACCGGCAACATCATCGGTATTAACAAGCCAACGTGGCGAATTTATGATTACAATTTTGATTTAACATTGTTTGAAGAAAGACTGAATGTGGTCACGTTTATTGGTGGCAATTGTGGGCTCATGTATGCAACGTAAACTCGGGGCGATGTTTTGCAGGTTTAAAATATTTACAACACCAAATATGGAGTGTTATAAATATTCTTTGTAATAAAAAAACAAATTCTCAGTCTATGTAGAAATTTCGAATAAAAAAGGCCAAAAGTGTTCGTGGTTTTCAAAAATGGACAAAAAAAATGTCCAAAAATGAAAAGGGCCAAGATTTTACGGAAAAAAGTTGCAAAATTTGCATTGAGAGCTTTATGGTCTAAGTCACCAAAATTTTAATTTTCAAAGTGTTACGACAAATTTTAAAAGTTTTTGAGGAAAAGAGTTTAGGGGTTTTTTCTGCAGTATAATATATACTTACAATGACTGACATTTTTACCCAAAAAAACCCAAAACAATATTGTTGTAAAAAATGTGACTTCTTTTCATGTAATAAAAAAGACTATAGTAGACACATTTTAACATCTAAACATAAAAAAAACAATGAAATACTTACAGAAACTTACACAAATACCCCAGAAAACCCCAGCAGCACTGCATTTTCGTGTGATTGTGGAAATATATATAAACATAGACAGAGTTTATGGAATCATAAAAAAAAATGCAAACAATTAATTGAACCCAAGGTTGAAATCCAACAACCCACAAATGAGTTGGTCATGTCACTGCTAAATCAAAATATGGAATTACAGAAGCAAATCATTGATTTATGCAAAGATAAAAATACTGTTATTAATAATAATACGACAAATAACAACACCAACAATTGTTTCAATATAAATTTTTTCTTGAATGAACAATGTAAGGATGCGCTCAATATTGAAGATTTTGTCAACCAAATAAAATTACAACTTTCAGACTTGGATATGATTGGAAGAGTTGGCTATGCGGAAGGCATTAGTAAAATATTCATTAGAAATTTACAAGAATTAGATGTATACAAAAGACCTATACATTGCAGTGATTTAAAGAGAGAAACATTGTATGTCAAAGATAACAATACGTGGGAAAAGGAAAACGGTGAAAATAATAAAATTAAACGTGTTATCAAACAGATAGAATGCAAAAATATTAAGCAAATACCTCAATGGCAACAAGAGAATCCTACCTCAGAAGACACAGATACAAAGAAACACATGGAATATAAGAATATTGTTCTTCAAGCCATGGGAGGTTCCATGTTGGAGGATGACAATAAAAAGCAAAAACTAATAATTAGAAACATTGCAAAAGAGACAGTTATTGATAAAACATTGAATAAAAAATAATAAAAAATAATAAAAATACGACTCTCTATTTGTATTATTTATTTCGTTTCCGTTGTGTTTTTCTTCTTTTGTGTGTTTTTGAACGAGTACGAGTCCGTCGTTTGCCACCACGACGCCAAGGTGTAATTCTACTTAAAAAGGAGGGTTTTTGGGGTGGTTGGACAGGTTGGGGTGGCGGAGTTACTAATTGAATAACAGATTGATAATCAGGAGAGTTTTGGTAAAAATATTGTGCATAATTTAGAGGAAGATAACCGTTTTTATCTTTCTTATTTAGTCCATCAGGATATGCAGATATAAGTGCCCTAATAACATCTAATGGAAAAGAATTTTCTAATGCAATATGGATTGCAAGTTCACCATTTTTAGATATAAGTTTAATAGCTTCAGGATATGTATTCAGTAGCTGCATTATTATATCCGGAGGCATCCATTTTATCATTAATGCGAGATGTAGAGGATAAAATGTATCACGAACCTGATAACAAGGTTGTGATGCTGCCGTTGGAAACAGACTGAATATTTGCATTATGATTTTTATTAATTCAGTTTTATCTTCTACAGGACACTCTGGAAATTTTTTTAGTGCAATATGAAGAGGATAACGATTAAGGAAATTCGCACTTTGTACTGATGCAGCTTGAGGATTAAGCCTTAATAATTCATTTATTACTTCTATAGGAGCACAATTTCGTAATGCCATACAGAGTGGATATTCTGCATTAATGTTTGTTGTACTTGCAACTGCTGGATTATTATTAAGAAGTTGTAACAATTCTTGAGGTGTTACACCATTATTAGGAAAACCGCGTAGTGCTTGATAAAAAGGGTCCGATTCATTGTTGCCATTTTGTTTTGGAGAATATGGTATAATATTCTTTTGAATACTATCAATGTCATTACCATAAATGTCATTACCATCATTATTATTATTACCATAATTAATACTATAATTATTTGAGTTTCCAGTTTTATTGCTTCCTCTTCTGGCTGCGAACATATTATTATATATATATATATATATATAAAATTTTCTAAACCAGGCCAAGGTAAGTTAAAGTTAAAGAAAATCATTGGCAGCTAATGGTCCTTTATACTCAAATTCACCCGATAAAGATGGTCTAGTAGGATAATTTGGCATAAAGGATTGAGCTGCAGGGTTGTATCTTTTTTCAAACAATTCTTGCCCTGCATCAAATGTTTCTCTCCACATATTGACTCCCTTAAAGTAATCTACAGGTTCCGAATCTCTGTCCGAACTTTTAAGTAATTTTGCATGAGTACCAATGTCTGTTGTTAAAGAAGAATATGTAGGTGTCTCTCCTGTAGTCAATTTACCAGCATCATTTTGTCCGCGAATATTGGCAACCAATGGACTATCTTCATGTATGAACTGTTTTGTATGTGGATTGCAACCATAGCAATCTATATCTGAACTACATTGTTCACCTGTTAAAGAGCATCTATTATTAGGACCACACATATTCTTACAGCTTATTGTGGTTGTCAAAGGTAAATCAACAGTATGATTTGTGGAAGGACTTCCATAATCAGCAAGTGGACCCATAGATGAAAAATTTTCTAGAATATAATTATTTTGTATTAAATAATCAATCCATTGAAAAATAGCGATGAGTAAAAATAACACAAAAAAGGATGCAAGTAATAAATTATATTTATTCATATATTGGAAGTAGATTTTATTTATCTTTTAGCAATTTATTGTATAAAATTTTATATCATTTTATTATAGTTATGTCAGATACGACAGATATATCATATATAGAAGAACAAAAAAATGCGGGTTCAACAACAACTTCAAATGCCTCCTTGAATTTTGCAATGTCTACTTGTAAACAACTAATTTCAATCGGGAGACAAATAATAATAGGTTCCATCGTATTATATAGTTGCAAAGTTGCACAAGCAAATTTACTTCCAACTTGTTCTTCATCGGCACCCTATACAAATGTGCCATCACAAGTACAAGACATCTTGGTGGATATTAACGTTGTGAAAACAAGCAAAGGAGACTTTTCTACTAAATTGCATTTTCCGGTAAATGAAAATTTAACAAAAATTAACCAAGGAGCTCTAGGCCTACTAAGAAATATGATATATGGACCCAAAACCAATGTATTTAATTTATATATAGCTTCTACATTACAATCTGTAATGTCATTGAATTTTAATATAATAAACACAGTGTACAATTTTTTGAACAGTGGCATCTATGAGACGATTATAGTTATCTTTGGAGAATATGTTGCACTCCTACTTTTCATAGGATTGTTATTTATTAATGGTATTTATTTGTCCATTTTATGGTTTTATAACATTTATTTGTTATTTAGTGAAAAAACCGACAATGGTACATCAACCTCTTGGACAGATGGTGCCATGTGGGGTATTTTATCGTGGTACTGGGCTATATTTTATATTTTTATTTTTATCATAGCGTTTTTCATAGTAGGCGGCCTTATAATATCATTGGCATCCATTATACTACCTATCTTTTGTTTGTTTTTCCCAATATTTATGACATCTAAATATCCAGACGCAAATAAATCCTATGGTATAGCAGAAACCATTAAAAATGTTGTCAAGTTTAAAATGAACATTATTTTAATGCTTGTCTCTTTATATGTTGTACTAAATGCAAATTCCAATTTTGGCAGTTATGCAACTCTTGTTGCTGTACTTGCTTGTGCGATGTTGTTTGTATTCTCAGATGTATACAAGTCATATACACCGAAACCAATAGACCGTTCATCCTATGGATTGGGAGATTATGTACAAGCAACCAAGGTTTGTAATCCATAAGACAAAGACAAACCCAACCCAAAAACCCAACCCAAAAACCCAACCCAAAAACAAATTAATTTTTGAATATATAATATAAATAAATAAGTATATTATATTTTATTATGACAAAAAGTAAAAAGAGCTCAAAGTCAAACATAAATTCAAAACCAAAGTCAAATATAGACTCGTCCCTTCCGTTTGTTAGCATATGTACACCAACATTCAACCGGCGTCCATTTTATCCAATGACAATCCAATGTTTTGAGAATCAAACCTATCCTCGTGATAGAATGGAATGGATTATTATTGATGATGGAACAGATAAAATAGAAGATCTAGTGAGTCACATACCACAAGTAAAATACTACAAGTACGATACCAAAATGAATCTTGGAAAAAAGCGAAATCTAATGCACGAAAAATCCAGCGGTGATATCATTATTTATATGGATGATGATGATTATTATCCTCCTGAACGAGTATCGCATGCCGTAGAAACTTTATTAAAAAATCCAAATGCTCTTTGTGCAGGGTCAAGTGAGATGTTTATTTATTTTAAACATATTCATGCAATGTATAAATTTGGACCCTATGGACCGAATCATTCTACTGCAGCAACCTTTGCTTTTCGCCGTGAATTATTAAATCAAACACGGTATGATGATTATGCCGCCTTGGCAGAAGAAAAGGCATTTTTAAAAAACTATACCATACCCTTTGTGCAATTGGATTCTATGAAAACAATTCTTGTGTTTTCACATGTGCACAATTCTTTTGATAAAAAGACGATGCTTGAAACTCCGAATCCATATGTTACTCAATCAAATAAGACAGTAGATGATTTTGTAAAAGAGCCCGAAATCAAGGAATTTTTTATGAATACAATTGACTCCTTGTTGGCAAACTATGAACCAGGCAAGCCAGAAAACAAACCCGAAGTATTGCGGCAAATAGAAGAATTAAAGCAAAAGAGAATGGAAGCAATAGAAAATCATCAGAAGCAACAACTCCAACAACAAATCCAAAAACAAAACCAAAACCAACAACAAAATATCATAGAATTAACAACATCCTATGAGAAAAAATTATTTGAACAAACCCAAATAATACACTCTTTATTACAAGAAAATGCAGAACTAAAATCTAAAAATGATTATTTAGAAAAAAAGATTACGGATATAATTGCAAAAACAATAAATAAAACAATTCAAAAACAAGACGCACAAATTTAAAAAAAAATTGATTTACACAGAAAGACATAAATACATAGACAACAAGTAAGAACAATGAGCTATTATGAATATGAGCAAGAGTACAATGATATGGAAGACGACATGTCTTTCCAATCAAATAGACAAAAGGTAAATAATGTATTGACTGATGCAACCAATGATAAGTTGTGTTATAAGGCTAATAGATTTAGCATTGATGCTGGAAAGAATAAGCAAGTCATGTTGTTTGCAAGTGGCGCTATAGGAACAACAATCAGAAATGCTGTTTCTGGAGAAAGGTATATTGGACACCGGGTTGGAACAAGAAATGAAGATTTGTATTTCAAGGCGATGATTTGCACTGGAGAATTTGGACCAGACCCAGTAACGTTGTTTTATGACTCGCCTGAGCAATACGAGCGACACATGTTGACCACGGTGGACCGCGAGGTAAAGACCATGTTTATGCACAAGCAACGAGCTGCCATGTCGGCTGAAAACAAGGTTGTCCGACGTTCATCTGTACTTGTCAGATAAAAACAAAACCATAAAACATAAAACATAAAATATAAAACATAAAACATAAAACCTAAACCAAAAACATAAAACCTAAAACCTAAAACATAAAAACTTAAAAACCTAAAAAAACCAAAAAAAATAACATAAAGAAAGAATATAAACTTATTTTTTCATTCATTAATAAGATAATATAATATGTATTACAGTATCTTATTGTTTTTTTCATTTTCCTTTGTAGCCAAAAAGCCATTGTCTGAAAATAAAACGGGAATATGGTTTGATGGATATGATTTACGACCAACGTATCGCAAAGAAAACCCCACAACTCAAGAAGAAATGTATAAAATTCAAAAAATGTATTCTCAGTTATGTTTATTACAGTATTTGCAAAAGAATGATTCACTCATAAATAAAACACGTATATTAGAAAAATCACCATTGTCTTCATTGTCGTCATTGTCGTCATCATCTACATCAGTGTACGGGCCAAATTATAAAGCAGGTGGTTTATTCAAGGACTGGGACTGGGACTTAGACCAGGATTTTGGAGGGACCCAACTAGGTCAGTAAATAGGGTCCATCATTATTGCGTCGTCGTTTTCTATGCTGCTATCATCATCCAAATCATCTACATTTTCCTTTGTATATTTTTCTAAATACCTGTACATGCGATTAATGTCTAATTTTGATATTTCATAATTTTCCAACATGATTATAATCTCATTATCCGTATATTTATTTTTCAAATCAAGGAAAAAAGCAAAAATGTCTTTTTTATCCATACCCAGTTGTTGACATAAATTCTGAATAAAAATAGAATTGTTATATTCTGTAGAGTATTTTGTTAATACTTTTGTAAACCGGACTTCTTGAGGAGCATATTTTTGTTTCTTTTTGCAAGAATCGTGATATATTTTATTATTGGATAGTGTTTTCATGAGAGAACTCATCTCGTTAAACTGCCATATCTGTTTCTGAAAAGTAATTCTGTCAATATAATCAGCAAAACACATCGTGTCCAATAACTTTAAATAGAGAGGAACCGATACATTGGATTTCATTTTTCCTAAAACATCAATAATATTTTCATGCCATAATAATCCAACAATAGTTCTATCAGTTTCATTCATAATAGACAAATGTTCGTTTATGTTATATTTATTATTTATTAATTTTTGAGTAATTTGCTTGGTGTTATCATTGTATGATTTGACTTGAAAAATATTTTGTATAATTGTATTTTTCAGTGTATTTTGCTTGTTTTGATAAATAGTGAATATCGTTTTCATTTTTCTCAAATCAGATTGAATAAAGGCCGCAATATTATTTTGCAATGAATCGTCTAAGGCGGGCATAAGAGTTTTAATCATTGTATGAATTTGCGGTTCGGAAGGTTTTTTCAATTCTATAGTATTGCAAACCTTCATAAGCTCTTTAATTTTTTTGTCAATGTGATAATTACCAATGCATATAATTGGATTTACAGTGACTTCTTCTAATTTTTGTTTTTTGGTTTTTTTTGGACGTATTAGTTTGATTAATGTATTAATACCGCCTTTATCACCATTATTCATGCCATCTATTTCATCCATAACAATGGCTATTTTTTTAATTTTTTTATGAAACATGCTCATTATATTTTTATCAGACATGTTATGTTTTGTAAGCGTATCAATAATACCTTTATTTCTAATATCACCTGCATCATAACGAATAACGTCATAATTCATTTCTTTTAATATATCCATGACAAACGTTGTTTTGCCTGTGCCAGGTTCTCCATAAACGTAAATGCCCTTTTTAAACAAGTGATTATGCTTGTTCAATTCAAAATTTTGAAGTATTTCTTTGATTTTAAAAACATCTTGCTGTCTGTGTAAAATTTCATTCATGTTTAATTGGTCCATCTTATATTAGTTGTAGTATTCTTTTTATGCTGATTCTTACTCAAACCTGATTTATGTAAAAATTCTTGCAATAAATTTCTGCATTTTGTTGATTCATTTTCAATGCAAAATGCGTCTAGAAAACGAATATAATCTGAATAAAATGTATTTTTATATTTATATTTTTTTATATTCTGCCAAATTTTTGAATTTTCTTTGATTAGGAAGGCAAATACAAATTCATTGTCTCTACGAACCATGTCTCTCAAATAATTTTCATAGATTTCTCTAGGAATCCATTGTTTTATGCATTTATGATATTTCAAATAGTATTTTTTATTTAGATTATACAAAAATCGTATTGGTATAAATTCTTGTATAATATTTTCAAGTTCATTGGGTAGTAAATTGATGCGGTTCATTTACTTTGTTATACTTTCTCTATATTTTTATTTTCCTGGATTTTCTTGTTTTCCTTGTTTTCCTGGATTTCCTTGTTTTCCTTGTTTTCCTGGATTTCCGTGTTTTCTTTCCACCGAAACTACGACGTGTAAAAGCAAATTCTTCGTAAACAGGATGGGATTTATTTAAAATATAATCTATTGCCGTAGAAATCATTGTTGTATCTCTACAATATCGTCTTCCAGAAGATGACATTAGCATCTGGCTACGTATTTGGTCTCCATAAAATTGTAAATAAAAAGTCCAATCTAAAGGAACTCCATCAATAGAACTACAACCTGGAACTCCTGAACGTATAGCATCTATGGTGCATTTTGGATAATTTTCTCTCGCACTTTTTTTACTTAACCACGAAGATTTTGCGGCATAGGCATCACAATCACCGTCCCCTGAACCAGGAGCATATGGTTCATGTGCACATGGTAATATTACAATTTTATCTGGTTTAGGATTTTGCTGTGTTTGTTGAGACTCTTCTGAAATTTCCATTCCTTGAATTTCATCATTTCTTTTATACAATCCGACATATACATTTAAAAGTGTTTGACGAGTTCTTTCTAAGTCAGACGCAAAATAATAATCAATTTTCTCTCTGTACTCACTTAATATATTGCGTAATTCTTCGCCCGCCTTTGTTGCTTGGTCTAAACCAATCTGTGTAACAGGTGTATCTCTTTTTAAACCCAACGTTTCACTGAATCCAAAGCTATTTTTAACATTATGTTCACCCTGTCCATGTCTAACAATATAAAATACAAATTTATTACCCAATAAATTAGACTCGGATATATTTAACCGTTCCGTCACCATCCACATTGTATCTTGATTTGCCTGTATATGTCCAAAACTAAAATATCCATTTTCTGGGTCAGCTTTATCTGGTGTTGTATAATATGGTCTTTTTTTTTTAGAAACTTTACCTTGTTCATGATCGCTTAATTCACCCGAGTATACTAATCGTAAGCTAAAATAGTTTTCAGATATTTCTAAACGAAGAATGCAACAATTTTGAAAACGAATTCGGGTTTTAGTAATTTTTGGTTTAAACTTGTTAATTAAACATTGTATTCTAGAATTATGTGATGAAATTAATGATGTATAACTTGGTTGTTGTCTTCCAAAACCTATATCCATATAATTTATAAGGAGAATATATTATAAATTATATTGAAAACTTTATATCTCTTTATTTCTCTCTGTCTCTATTAACTAGTACTATTCCCAGAAGCATCACAAGGGTTTGGAACCCCCGATGTGATGCCATCCCATGTAATATTGCAACCAGTTGCCCATGTGTATTTTGCACATGTTCCATTTTGTCCGACATAAGGCGCAACCGTGAAATTCATTTGTAAATGTTGACCTTCTGGAACATTAGAATTGCACCTACCTAAATCTTTAACATTGGTGCATTGGGCTCCATTACTAGACAAATCAACCCAATAATCAGGACAATCGCCAACAATAGGAGGCCATGCCTGGTTATTTTGAGATTTTGCTAAAGCAATACCAATCAGAATTAAACATATTATTAAAAGTAGTATAGCAATAAATAAAACCATGTATTGAAAACTCATTTGTATAAAATAATACTATATAATTTTTTCTTTTAGTAGAATAATATAAATGAATAAACCATCCAATGGAAGAGTTGATATTAATGGCCCTAAAACAACAGATTTATTTCAAATGTATGATAAAATACCTGTAAATCAATGTGCAACGTTTAGGAATCCTACAGAAGGATTATGGAATAATACGGATTTGTCCGATGCTTTTTTCTCTCAACATAACATTCGCATCATTCAAAATGGTATTAGAGCAGGAGTATATCATAAATCAAATGGTCAATTTGTAATTAGTGACCAAGATGGAGACACTTTGAAAATTATCATGAGAAGCACATTTTTACAACATGCTGCAAATCAGCCAACTGATATACCAGAACAAGTGCATCAGTTGAATAAGATTGTTTTAGACTATTGTATACATCAAGTCTATTCAGAAGCAATTGGTTATCATAAATATTTGATAGATGCTAGCACCATGTATAAACCCATGGACCCACCTATCATGTCACAGAATAATGATAAACAATTGCAATTAAAACCATGGTTTTAAGCTTCTTCCGCAGCAACAATTTTCTTTTCATATTCATCTGCATTGCGAACCATTCTACCATTACCACATTGTTTGCAAAAATATACAATAATAGAGGTTGTGTCTAAAATTTCAGCAGCATCACCCAAAACAAATTGTCCTAAACCAGAACGCACTTTGCTTTTGTTGAGAGAACCAATCGTTTCAGTGTAGGTATCATGCTTACAAACATCACACAAAATTGGAGAACCTTCATATGTTATTTTTACAGGCTTACTAGAGGCAAATGTTTTTCCTCCATGACGAGTTTTTTTAGTTTTAGTTTTAGATTGATTTTTTGTTTTAGGTTTAGATGTACTTTTAGTAAAATGTTTCATTTATATAATAAAATATAATAAAATAAAACATGGATAAAATTATATTTATATTTTTTTATAATTATAATATATAAAAAAATATGACACAACAATTAACAGTAGAAAAAGAAAGAGCATTAGTAGATTTATTAACTGAAATGGAAACAATTGCATATTTTTTTTCAAAAGAAACAATAATTGATGGCAAGGCAGTAAAGGTAACACCATTTAAACAATCAATAACAAAACAACCAAAAGCACCAATGAAAACAGCAAAAAAAACAGGCTCACCAGAATATCAAGATGTGGCATTAGGAGAATTTGAAGAAATCACGCCAGGAACTGTGCCAGGAACTGCGCCAGGAACTGTGCCAAGAGAATTGGTGAGAATATCATTGCCACCAAAATATAATTATGGTTCAAAACAACAAGAAGAAGTAGTAGAACAAGGAGAAGTAGTAGAACAAGGAGAAGTAAAAGTACCAAAGACAAAATCACCACGAACTGAACAAACTGGTTTATCAGGGACAAAACTAGAATATTTTGGTGGAAATAAAAGTAAACGTAATCTTAAACGCAAACAAAAAGGCGGTGCTCCATGTGATGATTCAACTATAGAAATTCTTGTAAATGCTACTATTATTATAGCATTTGGTGTAGGTGTGTTGGGTCCTACATATACAGGATATAGAGTAATAGATTTTTATATGGAAACATATCAGTTAAGTGAACCAATGAAAGCAACTATAGTAGCGCTATTTAAAATTATAGTAGATATAACAACTAATACTGGAAGTTTTTTGAAAAATATAAATCGTGTAATGGTGAATACTGCAATTCAAGCAGTTCCTGAAATAGCAACGTATGTTAGTTCAACATTTACATCTGTATTAACTGGTACGTCAACCATTATTGGGGCATTTTCAGCACCAGTGAGGTTAATGGCACCAATTTGGGCGGCTAGTAGATATTGGGCTCTAGGAATGAATCAAATATATTTAGATACTAGGAGAATAGTAGGAAATTTAACTAGACAGTATGAATTTATAAGTAATGAAATTAGTAGTATTACAGAGAATACAGCGATTAAAATAAGAGAAATAAATGATAATATTAGAAGGTTAGGTCAGAGTGGAATGCAAGCATACCAAGATGCAGTAAAAGGCATTCATGACATGTATGATAGAACAGAAGCAGTAAAGAATATGTGGCGTGATTATTTTATTAGGATAAAGAATATAATTTGTGGTAAATTTAATGAAGCATCTACAAGAGTATCTGAACTAACTAGTAGTAGTAGTAGTGCACTTCGCGCGTTAGAATCCTTTGATCCATTATCAATAAAATCTGAGATAGAGAGTGCATTACAAGGAATGATGGTTGGTGAAGACCCTGGTGTCAGTTCTCCAAGTAAGGATGATGAAGAAGAATCTGAGTTTGAAGAAGAAGAACAAGGGTCTGGGGTTGAGGAAGAAGAGGAAGAAGAAGACGATGATGAAGGTGAAGGATTTAACAGATTATTTGAAGAAGAAGAGAGAGGAGGAAAAAAACGTAGAGGAAGAAAAACTCGTAAATTGCGCAAAAATAAAAAATCTCATAAAGGTGGAAAGAAAAGTAAAAAGAAAAATGGAAAGAAAACTCGCAAAGGAAAAAAACGCTCATCTCGTAGACAAAAATAAAAAAATAAAAAAAAAGTTATGTTGTTTGCCTAACCTATTTATTGTTTTTTAAGTTTTTTGTTAGTTTTACGTTTTTTGTTAGTTTTGCGTTTTTTGTTACTTTTGCGTTTTTTGTTAGTTTTGCGTTTTTTGTTAGTTTTGTGTTTTTTGTTAGTTTTATGTTTATCTTTGTTTTTACCTCCATGTCGTGATGGCGGTCTTATTTTATATGGTTCTAATTGTTCATCATTGAAGGAATACATATTGTCCAATTCTCTTTTTTTTTCATCAAATTCGTCCTGTTTAAAATATTTTTTCATATTTGTAAGCTGTTGTAATTTTGAATGATATCTTGCACTAGCAAAAGGTTCTGCACGTCTAAATATATCTTGTGATTCAATTGATGAATCAAATTTATAAATATCTGGTGTTTTATAAATATCAAATAGTATATTTTCAATATCTTCATTTGTTAATGTAGAAATATCAACAGAATTTACATATTTTGCCAATGAACCTTTAGTATCTCTCGTTTCACTTGTTTCTCTTAGTATATTTATTGTATTTTTTTGTATACATTCAGAACCAGGATTTGATGTTCCGCATAGAAAAATCTGAAATATACCTTTAAAAGTAACTTCAATATCTTCAGAAAATTCATCCGAAGATATATTTCCACGAGAGTATGAACCAGACATAAAATTTATATCATATGTTACATGTCCTGTTTCATCTGTTGTTTTCAAAAGTTCTCCAGCAAAATAAACACGAATAATTTGTGGTGGTTCTTCTAATTCACAATCTTGAAAATCTTCTCTAGTTCTACAATTACATAGATCATTTATAAAATCAACATGACTAGGTCTTGGTAAAAATTTTGGAATAGAAAAAAGTTTCTTAAAGTATATTTTTTTTGATGTTCCTTCACCAAAATCTAATAATATCCATAAAAAAAACCCATTATCTATATCTTTAATTTTATCAAAACTTAGTATTGGTATTTTTTTATCCAACCCACTTTCAGATGGCGGTATTTTAACAATATAATTATAGGCATCTTTTTTGAAAGAAAATGAGTCTTCTGATAGTCTAGTTTTTTTATTTTTTTCGTGTTCACAATTAATAATTTGAGGCGGTACTAATTCATCTATTCTGGACAACATAGGTGGTGATGAATCAACATATTCTTCTTCTTCTGAAATCTTAGTTTCTGCCATTTATATACAGTAATAAAAAAAAAAAAAATAAACAACATAAACAAGATAAACAACAATATACACAACAACCTGCTCTACTCTACTGCTTTACCTTCTTGACAACCTTTGTTCCCGATGTCTTCTTGACGACGACTCCCATCATACTACGTTTGCGTTCCTCCCTATACTTTGCATATTCAGATGACAATGTATCCAACTCACCCAACCACATCTCTTCAATCGTTCGTGACTTCACGACCTCCAATTCAACAGCCTTATCACCATGTTCCTTCATCAACTTGGCAACATTCTCTTCCGTGACACTGTCCATCGGCAACTTCACCAAATATTTGAAATCAGTATCCTCATCAATGACATCGTATCCCTTCTGTGAAAGCAACAGATTCACCTCTTCACGCTTCTTGCGTCTCAAATCAATAGTTCCGTCCAAGTTTTCTTTGATATACTTGCTCTTATTGGAAAGTAGAACCAGTTCCTTCGTCAAAGCTGCAATCATATAATCCTTGCGTGTTTGATACAAATGCAACCGAGTTCCATAATAGTCATCAATAATATCACTAACCGCTGCATACTTTTTCAACTTATCTTCCGCATCAAACAAATGCATATTGGTCGTTGTGTTTGTAGTAAACAACTTGAACTGTTTTTCAAGACCATTGCAACCGTTATCCAACGCAATCGCCTCCAATTCTGCCAATTTGCCCTTTTGCAGAGTAATGACAAAATCAACCGTTGTGTCCTTACTCATATCATCATAATCTTTTACAATAGGTGTCACCTTTTTACCAGCCTTGTCAGTTGTCTCTGTAAGTGATTCCAAATATTCCTTGAAATCGTCAGTCCAAACTCCAACAGGCAATTCAGTAACACGAATTTTATCTGCACCAAGTGTTTCATACTTTCCCTTAATCAAGAACTTCCCATCGCTTACTTTTGTAATAGTTCCAGTAAATCCTTCATAATAAGGAACAAAATCAAAATCAAAATGAGCATTGGATTCTCCAGTCAACTTATTCTTCAAATAACCGATGATTTCCAATGGATTATAGCACATGATATCCGTACTGAATCCAGTGCCAATACCCTTGGAACCATTGACTAAAACCATCGGAAGAATGGGTGCATAGAACAACGGTTCTACAAGCAAACCGTCATCATTCAAATACTTGAGAATCTTGTCGTCCATCTCAGGAAAGATGACACGCGTAATTTTTGATAATTGCGTAAAGATATATCTTTCCGATGCACTATCTTTGCCTCCTTGCAACCGAGTGCCAAACTGACCATTCGGTGTAAACAAGTTGATATTGTTGCTACCCACATAATTTTGTGCCATACCAACAATGGCCGCATTCAAGGATGCTTCACCGTGATGATAACCAGAGTGTTCCGATACATAACCACTGAATTGTGCCACTTTAATTTCACTCGTCAAGTTCTTTTTAAAAGCAGCAAATAGAATTTTTCTTAATGAAATTTTGAGACCATCCATCAAATTAGGAATGCTCCTGTCGCAATCATACTTTGAAAAGTGAATGAACTCCTTGTTAATAAATTCGTCGTATCCAACCGACTCCTTCGTAGTATCAAGGTAACTGTCGCGTTCATACTCTTCCAACCACTCCTTTCTATCATCTGCACGTTTTTTATTGAACACCATATCAATCGCATCATCGCACAACTTGCCAGTATGAGTGAAACCGACAATTTTCTTTTTTTCAAAATATTCACGGAATTCCTTTCCAGTGCTGGTACCCAAACCTTTGTAATATTTAATCTTCCAACCCTTGCCATTATCATTGTCTTCCTTCCATTCTTCATATTCACCTTCATTATAGAAGACCAATTCCGCGGTCCCCTTGCGTGCCTTTAAAATGGGAGTATTCATAAATCCAATGAATCCAGGAATTTGCGCCAGACTTGGCCATTCCGATTGAAACAAATTAATACCGAGTCCCTTAATATGACTTCCATCTAAATCCTGATCAGTCATAAACAAAACACGCCCATATCGCAATGATTTTGCAACATCGGACATCGTCGTATATTGCTTACCAGTTTCCAAGCCAAGAATTTTTTTAATTTCAGCAATCTCCTTATTTTCGGAAATCTTCTTCACTTGTTCGCCGCGCACATTCAGAATCTTTCCCTTCATTGGATAGACACCAATCGTATTTCTGTCCTCCGAGGACAAACCAGATACAATACCAGCCTTGGCTGAATCACCCTCGCAAAATATAATCATACATTGAGATGATTTTTCAGTGCCAGCCCAATTCGCGTCAATCAATTTTGGGATGCCGCGGATATTCTTGGTTTTCGCACCGTCCGTCTTCTTTGCAGCCTTGTTCTCTTTCACCTCTGTAATTGCACAAGCCGCATCCATGACACCCATCTTGGCAACCTTTTCAATAAACTTGTCGCTCACTGTACAGGAGGACCCAAACTTGGCGCTTGGTGTGCTCATAAAGTCCTTGCTCTGACTATCAAACGCAGGATTTTCAATATCACAACGCAAGAACAAAATAAGCTGTTCCTTGATGCTATTGGCATTGACAGCAACCTTCTTTTTCTTTTCAATAAATGCAACGAGCTTTCTAGTAATTTGCCCAAGAATATAATCCACGTGCTTACCACCTTTGGCAGTATGAATGCCGTTCACAAAGCTTATCTGAATAAATTCGTGCGTTGGTGAAAGTGCAACTGCATATTCCCAGCGTTCTCCTGCATCCTCATAAACACGCGGTGTCAAATCCTTGGCACCAATATACATGTCAATATACTGCTGGAAATTTTTAATAGGAATCGGCTGAGAATTGTACTTGACCTTCAAGGACTTATCTGTAACGGCAGCCACGTCATAGACACGCTTCTTTAAAAGTGCAATTACATCGGCGGATAAACCAGGAATTCCTAGCCGTTGATAATCTGGTTTAAACGTGATTTTTGTATACGGCTTAGTCTTGCATTTGGTAATACTCGGCTTGCCAAGAACATCCAGATTATTACTGAATTCCTGCTTGTATTTGAGACCTCTGACGTGATCAACTGTTTCCACGGAACCGTACGTAGACCATATCAAAACAAGTTTGAATCCAAACCCATTTTTCCCACCAACAATTTTTTTCTCGGTTTTATCATAATTCGTAGATGTGCGTAAATGACCAAAGATGAGCTCAGGAATCCAAATCTTGTATTCAGGATGCTCTGCTACATCAATACCATTTCCATCGTTGAGCATAACAATCGTGCCATCGTCTTGAACAGTGATGTCAATATTCGTTACAGGCAATGAATTGGGAACACCATTTTGAATAGCTTGTTGCATGCGAACAACATGGTCCCTGCAATTCACAATACCTTCATCAAATAATTTAAATAATGCAGGAATATAATTAATATTTCTCTCAACAATTTTATCTCCGGCGTCGTTTAAAAGCCAAACAAAAGAATCTACATTTTCTACAGAACCAATATAGGTATCTGGATTGTCCAGAATATGCTGTTTATCTGTTTTTTGTTGGTATTTATTTGCGAGAGATACGTCTTGAGAGTCCATGATATAAATATTACTTACAGTGTAATGTTTATATCTCTTTCAATTTTTTTACATTTTCTATATTTTCGTTTTTTCTATATTTTCGTTTTTTTATATGTTACGATTTCTACCAAATGATATCCGTGTTATGCCACCACATACCATCATCTTTCTTCACATCATACATAGCTCTAAATATTTGAGAACGGCTCAATGGAATATTGCACCTATATTTATCTAAAGGATGCGGGTTTGTTTTCAATTGAGCAGCCAATGCTCGTTTGTCAATCTTTTGTTTTTGTTGATAAGCAAAACTAGTATAAAATGTCTCAAAAGAAATTTGTTGCATTGGAATGATATTTTTCTTTTCAAATTGTACTGTTCGTAAAAATTTATCACAAATCGCTAATCCAGAAATATCAGCTAAATCTTCACCTATTCCAATAGATGCATCAAACGTAATACCATCCCTCGCAGCAAACTCTTCATATTGTTTAATAACATCTTCTTGAATTTTCTTATATTTTTTCTTATCCGCAGCTGTCCACCAATCATGCAAATTGCCATTGTAATCATATTGACTACCCCAATCATCAAGTGAATGACTCATTTCATGAGCAATTGTAAACCCAATGTGAGCTAAATTAGTTTCAAGTCCACGTCTGTCTAAATCTATAAATGGGTGTTGTATATAACCTAAATTAATATAAATTCCATTTTTAGAAGGAGTATACGAGGCATTGACAATGTATGCTTGAGAACCAGACATTTTAACAGGATATTGTGACCAGTCCATCATAGGAACATCAACAACTGGTTTACCTTCCAAATGTAACCATTGTTTATGTCTCCAATCAAAAATTTTTTTCATATTTTCAATAAGAATATGACCATAATTTAAGTCAGGGTCCGCCCGTAAATATTTTGGTGTCGCAATATCAAATTTTAATTTTTTTAATTTTAGAATGGCATATTTTTTAGTAGAAGGTGATAACCAAGTGTTATGATTAATCATTGATATAAAAATTATTCTTAAATTATGACACATGGCTTCAACATATTTAATGTACCGAGGATTTTCATATTTTGCAACATAGTTTTCAGTTAAAAATTTATTAAATGGAATAGACATGTATAAGGCGGCACTCACAGCTGCACTATCAACAATTTTTCCTTGTCCTCGTTCAAAATTTCCAAAAAAATCAAACATAATATCTTCCCAATGTCTTGTCATTCTGCATATATTTTTCAAAAAAATGAACATCCAATAAGAGCGCCATTTTTCAGAATCCCAGTTTTCAAGCATTAATTTGGTAGCACATTTTAAATAATTTGTGTTAGATGTGATAAAAAATGGTGGTGTATAAGAAAACCCTAGTTCTTTTGCAAATTCTGTCCAATTAAACCCATAGTCATCAAGTGCTTCCTTTGTAGTAATTTTATTATATGTGCTATTCACATTATGTTTATTTTCTGGACATTCAAAAGCATGAATTAGGTCTTGTTCAACAGCAAAAACATCCTCTGGATTTAAACCATGCCCAGGGCCAAGTGTAACATCAAACACTTTTTTGCATAGTTTTTTGAATTCTGCCCTAAAATGTTCTTTGTATTTCACATTCTTACCATCATCGTAGTATACGTTTATGTCAACAAGAAAAAAATTATGTGGGTCAATATAACATCTTCCAATGGTAGACTCTTTACCATCTGGATTTAAAGACCACTCAAATGGTGCTCTATATTTAACTGCCTCATTTTGATTTGACATGGCAAGTAGTTTCCATATGTTGCTTTTATCTTTCCTTAATTCATCTATTTTAGAGGCTGTTTCTTTAGATAATTTTTTACTGTATTTTATAGGAGTCATATTAATGACAGAATAATAAAAATTTTTCAAATTGGTTGCTAGTTTGTTCTTGTTGTGTTTTATATAATCTAAAATAATTTCATTGAGTTGTCTATATACATTATCCTGTGTTAATCTAAAATCATCAATTTGTGTAATATATCGTTGAGATTTTTCAAGCGAAATTTGTTTTAACCAATTATAGTTAATGTAACCGTAAAAATCTTGACTAGGTTTCACATGGTCTGGTGCAAATTTTGTCATTAATTGTTTCACAAATTCATGTTTTATTTGCGCATTTGATTGTTTTGCTGATTTTACCCATTCTTTTTCAAAATTATCATCTAAAAGTTGTAAATCAATGATATCTGTAGAACATGTTTTTTTTGTAGTATGGATTTTTTTTGTTTTATTTGCAATATTTTTTTTGTTTACAGTGTATTTTTTATGTGGCATTTATATTATTATATTATTATAATATTATTTATTATTTATTATAGTAATTTGAAACAAAACCCTCAAAAAGCTAAAACAAAACAAAACAAAATCCTAAAATAAAAACATTTTACTATATATAATAATAAACAAATGTCATCCACGTATATATCAAAATTTATAATACCTGGAAGAAGAGCAGGAAATATAAAACAAATTATAAATGATGTAGGATATACTAAAATTACGCAAACGATTGTTAAAACTCCAGTGCAACCGTTTATAATAACTTCTGGAAATCCAACAATTGACTATAGTAATAATTATTATACAATTACATTTTTAGACAATGGCAGCATCCAGTTTTTAGTCCCATTGACAAATGCAGACAATCATTTTAACGCTTTGGTTGTAGGCGGAGGTGGTGGAGGAAATGCTTCAGATAGTAATTTTACAAATGGTGGTGGTGGTGGTGCGGGTGGAGAAGTTGTATATAGCAGCGTATATAATATATTCCAAAACATAAATTATGATATAGTTGTCGGACAAGGAGGAGCACCAAATAATAATGGTTCTTTTTCAAGTTTTTCAACCATTGTAGCCTATGGAGGAGATATGGGAACAGCAGCAACTAATTTAATTGGTGGAGATGGAGGTCTCGGTATTAATGGAGGTGGTTCTGGAGGAAATGGTGGGACATCAGTAGGAATAATTAGTATTGATGCAATGGATGGATATAATGGGACCTTGGTAACAATAAATTCAATTCCTACCTATTATGGCGGTGGTGGAGGTGGCGGTTCTTATCATGGACAATCGTCAAGTGCTGTAGGAGGTTTAGGTGGTGGTGGTGGTGGAGGTTTTAATTCAAACATAGGCACACCCAATAGTGGTGGAGGTGGTGGTGGAGGAAACGGAAACGGAAATAGTTTGCGTCTTGGCGGTCCAGGTGGTTCCGGTATAGTCATATTGTATTTTAAATATATACCAACCGTGATAGATACAATAGATAGTTTTAGTAAACCTTGTATTTGTCCATCCCCAATCAATAGTAAAATTATTAAAAATAGTAATCCAGATGTTATACCTTTTTCAACACAAACAGCGAGAGCGGTCAATGCAATAAAATATGCGCGGGGAGGAAGAGTTGTATTTGGAAATGCTGCGTATAATTCAAATGGTAATACATTACTTGGTAGATTGAATGGTGGATACGAACGTCCAATAAAAAATAAATTTTAGTATTATTGTTTGTTTTTTTTTTATTTTGTTTTTTGTTTTTTGTTTTGTTTTTTGTTTTGTTTTTTGTTTTGTTTTTTGTTTTTTGTTTTGTTTTGTTTTTTTTGTTTTGTTTTTTTTCATGTTTATTGTTCTTCGGCTATTTATTTATTTATTTATTTATTTAGCAAAAATTATTTATTTTCTCCATGTAATTTATAATGACACGTTACACGAAAGACGCACATGGACATTACCATATTCATGGACACAAGTATGAGATGTTGGAAGGTTCAAGAGCTCAAGTTTTGCACGGAACAGCTTATAAGACAAGTGGGGGTCTTAAGAAGCACGATATTATGATGAACAAAAACGGTCGTATTGTTTCAAGAAAGAAGCATTTGACTGCTAAAAAAGAGAAGCGCTTGGTTAAGGCTGGTTATGGTACCAAGAAAGGTAAATTTGGGTATGTTAAGATTGGTAAAACAAAGAAGATGCGAGGTGGTATGATGCAACCATTGAACCCAATGAGTTTAAGCGGAGGCCGACGACGCAAGCATAAAGGAGGAAATGCACCTGTCGTGGTTCCTCCCCCTGCTGCGGTCCATGCACCTGTTCCTGCTGTAAAACCCATGGCACCTGCACACAAATAAAAAATATAAAAGTTAAATAAAACAATAAATCAATCAATCAATCAATAAATCAATCAATCAATAAATCAATCAATCAATAAATCAATCAAATTATTTATATAGTAAAAAATTATAGTATATAAATAAAAACTCAAAAAAATAAAAAAAAATAAAAATTAAGTAAGTGCGTTTGGAATTTAATATTTTATCCCATAAGTATTTAAAGATTTTGGATAAAATTCATTTATAATGTCAAATTTTGCATTCAATGATTCTACAGATAATAATGTATTAACAATAAAGACAGTTCAAATTGCTCCTTTCAGAACTTTAATGACAGCCCTTAAAGATATTTTGTTGGAAACAAATATTACATTTCAGCCAGACGGTATTCGTATTATTAATATGGATAAATCACACACAATTTTAGCTCATTTATATTTGGCTGCAAATAATTTTGAGTTTTATGAATGTAAAAAGGAAAAGATTATTATTGGTGTCAATATGTTTCATTTATTCAAATTAATTAATTCAATAGATAATGACGATACATTGACAATTTATATTGAAAATGGGGATTATGTAGACGGGATTGTGTCTCATTTGGCATTGAAATTTGAAAATGGTGAAATTAAACAATGTAAGACTCAAAAGTTGAGATTGATTGAGCCTGAACCGGAAGAACTTGAATATCCAAATGTAACATTTTCATCTATTATTAATTTGCCTTCAGCTGATTTTCAGAAGATTATTCGTGATTTGTCTGGAATTTCTGATAAATTGGAAATTAAATCTGTTGGTAATGAATTGATATTTAAATGCTCTGGACAATTTGCCAATGCTGAAATTCATAGAGCAGAGTCTGATGGTAGTATGGGGTTTATTTTAAAGCAAGATTCATCTAAAGTCATTCAAGGAGAATTTTCATTAAAAAATTTAGGATATTTTATTAAGTGTACAAATTTGTGCTCTCAAATAGAAGTTTATTTGGAAAATGATTTGCCACTTGTAGTAAAGTATGATGTTGCATCCTTAGGCTCTATACGACTTTGTTTAGCTCCGTTGCCATCTACATAAAGTTATTTATATTTTTATTTATTTTACAATGTGAAAAACAAATAAAGAAAAAATACTGAAATGTTTTAGGAAAAAATAAAAATATATAGATACGAAACTTTTTTAGAAAGATGGGAAAAGATAACCTATGGATAAGGTGTAAAAATCATTATTACATTATAGTTTTGTACTCTTTAAAGTAAGCTTTTAAAATTTCTAAAAAGGTATAAGATGTAGATGTAGTAATGTAAAAATAATATTTTATAATAGTATAATGTCGTGTTCTAATAATTACGGGAAATATTTAGACATGCGTCGTGCAGTAAAAACACCACAGGGATGTCAAGGAGCTCAAGGAGCTGAAGGAGCTCAAGGTGTTCAAGGTGCCCAAGGAGCTCAAGGTGCACCAGGTGGTGGTACTGGTGGTGGTGGTAGTGGGGCAACAGGTAGCCAAGGTTCTACTGGTGCTAAAGGAGCTCAAGGCTCAACAGGTAGTGAAGGTTTACCAGGTAGTCAAGGCTCAACCGGTGCACAAGGCAACACAGGCACTCAGGGGTTAACAGGTAGTCAAGGTTTAACAGGTGCACAAGGCTCCACTGGCACACAAGGTTTAACAGGTAGTCAAGGTTTAACAGGCGCTCAAGGAACCACAGGTAGTCAAGGTGCTACAGGTAGTCAAGGTTCCACTGGTAGTCAAGGAACCACAGGTAGTCAAGGTTCCACTGGTAGTCAAGGAACCACAGGTAGTCAAGGTGCAACCGGTAGCCAAGGTTCCACTGGTTCTCAAGGTTCCACGGGTTCTCAGGGTTCCACGGGTTCTCAGGGTTCCACGGGTTCTCAGGGTGCAACCGGTAGTCAAGGTGAAACAGGCGCACAAGGCTCT